GGCTATGAAGGCATCATGATCAAGGATCTGGATGCTCCCTATGAATGCAAGCGGTCGAGTTTCTGGATGAAATGGAAGCCCACTATCACAGTGGACTTAAATATAGTTGGCGTCGAAGAAGGCACCGGACGCAATCTGGGTAGATTGGGTGCCTTGATCTGCGAAGGAGTGGACAATGGAAGATCTATTCGTGTTAATGTTGGTAGCGGCCTTAGCGATAGCGATCGTGATGAGTATTGGCGTGGTCGGGATCACTTACTTGATCGAGTGGTCGAAGTCGAAGCTGACGCAGTCACGCAAAATCAAGACGGATCGTACAGTCTGAGATTCCCGCGCTTTGTTCGTTTCCGTGGATTTGAGAAAGATGAAAAACTATGAGCTGGTTGAATGATGTAGTAGGAGATGTTCCGTTTGTGTTGTTCCTCACGGCCTTTGTGTGCGCGGTAGTGAGTCTGGTCATGGGCGATTGGGTGCTCCTGGCGGTAGGCCTGGCCTGTGGTGTTGTAGGCAGTATCATCGAAAAGAAAGGCGTGGAAAATGACTAAGATTCCTCGTAGTGAATGGTTGGCCTATGTGAAATGGCGCATCATGAAATGGTGGAAAGGCCGCAGTGGATATACTGTCTGAGTTCGCCAGTGTTTGGAATTGGTTCTTTAGTCTCATAGCAGGTTGGGGACTCACGACCACGGTGCTTGTCACGGCCGTGGTTTTCCTTTGGCTTCGCATCCGGCTTCTAGAACGGAAATACGACTCTCTCTACAACAGGATCGTGACCGACGAACGCGAATGGAGCCTGTTCGAAAGTCGCGATAAAGTTTGACAATCCAGTGAGTTCCTGCTAAAATACTAGAGCAGTGAAGGGGCACGATTGAGGCCTTGGGCGGGACCTGACCCGGGAAGCGGGTCCATGGCAGATGCCCACATGAGTCCTCGAGGTGTGGCACCATCCTGGGCAGGAGCAGACCGCTGGGGTCCTGTCCAAAACCCACATCAAGCCCTGAGAAGGCCTCTGATGTGGGGAGTTGGCCTGAAGAGGACGGTCATGGTGTAAAGCAGGCTGTTGTGCTGTATCAGTTCGGAGATCTCTAAACTTTATGTCGAAGCAACTCGATCCACTTAAAATAACGACCCCGGAACTGCACCGGTTTTGGTTCTATGTGCGCACCACCGAACAATGGTATGGCATTATCCGAGAGTGCCGATCATGGTTCGGCAAGAACTGGCGGGCACAGAGCAAGGTCAAACGCAAACTAGAAAGCCAGGCCAATGTGGGCAGGATAACTTTCACGAGATCTGCACCCATGCCAGTATGGTTTGAAGTGCCTGATCCGCGCTTTGCCACCTGGATAAGCGTGAAATTCAGCCTACAAGTACACAGTGATAGCAAATACCAGGCCACTAAATAAACAATTATGTTTTTGACTTATCTCATGTTGGCAGTGGCTCTATGTCTTAGCACCATTGCTGCTTTCTATAGCATCATCGGCCTCATAGCTATTTTCGCGGCAGCGGTAGTGCCTGTGGCTGTCATGGGATCGATCCTGGAGATCGCTAAATTAGTGGTCACGGTATGGCTGCACGAATATTGGCGCCAATGCCGTCTTGCCATGAAAGCCTATCTCGTTCCAGCAGTGGGCGTGCTCATGCTGATAACCAGCATGGGCATATTTGGTTTCCTGTCAAAAGCACACCTGGACCAGGCCGTTCCAGCTGGTGATATTTCTGCCCAGGTAGCTATATTTGATGAAAAGATCAAAACACAAAGAGACAACATCGAAGCGGCTAGGACTGCATTGAAACAGATGGATGCACAGGTCGATCAGGTGTTGGGCCGTACCACCGATGACCGTGGTGCTGAACGAGCAGTACAGATACGACGACAACAGGCCGCGGAAAGAAATCGATTACAGCAGGACATCAGTCGATCACAGGCAGAAATAGTCAAATTAAACGAGCAAAGAGCACCCATCGCTGCCCAGGCCCGAAAGGTCGAAGCCGAGGTAGGCCCGATCAAATACATAGCGGCCTTGATCTACGGCGACAATCCCGACGCCAACCTGCTTGAAAAAGCTGTGCGCTGGGTCATCATAATCTTGGTCACTGTGTTTGATCCTTTGGCCATATTCATGTTGCTGGCGGCCACAGAGAGTTACAAGTGGGAAAAGCATGGACGCAGAAGAGATCGAGAAGAACAGGTTGATCCTCCTGATCAGCCAGTCAACGATGCTGTCACAAAGACCAAGGTCTGGGTCGAGGACCTCTGGAAAAAGTTTAGGAGACCGCAAAATGGAATTTTACCTGATGATGCAAGTATTCCCAAGGATTTGGATGGACACCCTGCAAGAACTGATCTGGGCGACCAACCCTTGGCTGAGGTGGTGGGACAACCTACCAGCATCCCGGCAGACCAATGGGGCGGACAAGATATAACACAGAGAATCAAAAGCCAGCAACCTACAATCCTGACCCAGAACTCGGCAGAAATAGATACTGATGAATCTCAAGACAACGATATCAAAACAGCACAAAGGCGCTGGAAATCTGATAACCCTGACAAAACTCTAAAGGAACAGCGCCATCTCTTGGAAACAGGACAGATAGATCGGCTTCCCTGGGAAGATTATCTCAGAGCCAGCGAGTCGGGTTTCGGTTCTGAATTTCCTACCACTCCCACCAAAGGTCAGATTTGGATCAGGACTGATCATCTTCCTACTACACTACACAAATTCAACGGAGAAAAATGGATCGAAGTAGTCAAGGATCAATCTGATTCTTATGCTTTCAACGATGAATACATCAATCATCTCATAGCCAAGATCGGGTCGGGTGAATACGATCCAGAACTGCTGACCGATGCTGAACGATTGCAGATTGAATCTCGTCTGCGCACGGACTTGATATGACCGACAGCGCAGGGTTGCAGACCTGTAGTTTCTGCGGTAAACACAAAGATTCAGTGGCCAAACTCATCGTCAGTGATGCTGTGGCCATCTGCAACGAATGCGTAGCCTTGTGCCAGGATCTGCTAGTAGATAGTCCAGCGAAAACTGTTGCCACAGATATCAATGATCCAAGGAAACTCAAACAGTATCTGGATCAATATTGCATAGGTCAAGAACAGGCCAAGATCATGCTGAGCGTGGCCATTATCAATCACTACAAACGGATCAAGAATCAGGATCCTGACCAAGAAATCGCCAAGGCAAACATACTCATGATCGGGCCCACTGGATCCGGAAAAACGCTGTTGGCCAGGACAGTGGCACGATATCTGGATGTCCCGTTTGCCATAGCAGATGCCACGAGCATCACCGAAGCAGGCTATGTGGGTGATGATGTGGAAAGTCTGATTTCTAGGCTTTATGCTAATTCTGGACACGATATACAGCGGACCCAGCAGGGCATAATCTTTATAGACGAGATCGACAAAATTGCTCGCAAAAGTGAATCAGCATCCATAACCAGAGATGTGTCTGGGGAGGGAGTACAACAAGCTTTGCTAAAAATAGTCGAAGGTACTCGTTGCCGTATACCAGCCGGAGGAGGTCGCAAACATCCTGCTGGGGAAATGATAGAGATAGACACTACCGATATACTGTTTATTGCCGGGGGTGCCTTTGTTGGGCTCGACAAAATCGTAGGCAATCGTGTGAATGGATCCAGTATAGGTTTCAATTCATCGGTCAAAGAACATCAAGCCATCAGCTTAGATCAAGTCAATCCTGATGATCTAGTCAGATTCGGCATGATACCAGAATTCGTAGGGCGTTTTCCGGGTGTGGTAAATCTCCAGCCCCTGGAACGAGCGGACTTGGCACGGATCCTCACCGAAGTCAAAAACAACTATATCGATCAATATCAGTGGCTGTTCCGGCAAGATCAAGTTGAATTGAATTTCCAACAATCCGCGCTGGATACCATAGTGGATCGGGCTCACAGCAGTGGAACTGGTGCCCGCGCTTTACACAGCGAGATTGAACATACCTTGATGCCGCACATGTTCCATTTGCGTGCCTATCATAAAGCAGGAATAAACCGCGTAGATATTGATGCAGACTTGGTAAATAATCCCAAGCCCATGAAGGAGATAGCAGTTTGAAACTAACCGGTAGAACCGTTACAGTGCAGGATGGCAATGTAGAAAAAGCCATGCGCAAGTTTAAGAAAAAAATACAGAATTCTGGATTACTTCTGGAACTCCGCGATCGCGAAACTTATGTTAAGCCAACCACCCGTCGCAAGCTCAAAAAAGGTGCAGCCAAAAGCCGCTGGAAAAAACATCTCCGTAGTCAGCAATTGCCTCCCCGTCAGTATTGACAAAATCCAAAATTACCTGTATAAATATATTTGTAGCGCCGATGGTCGGGCTACACTATAGTCAACTTGCTTAACAAAGGAGAAGACATCATGACTAAAATCACTTCGTTTGACCTCACCCCTTTCTATCGTTCGACGGTAGGTATTGACAGCTTGTTCGATCGCATCACACGCAACATCGACCTGGCTGCCAACGCGGGTAACTATCCTCCCTACAACATCATCAAGACTGGTGATGAAACCTATGAGATCCAGATCGCGGCGGCAGGTTTCCGCCAAGATGAGATCGAGGTAGAAGTCAAGGACGACCAACTCGTGATACAAGGTGGACAAGGCAATCAGGCTCGCCCCGAGGTAGAGTATCTACATCATGGCATATCAAATCGTAGTTTCATCCGCACCTTCCAACTCAGCGATTATGTTGAGGTCAAGGAAGCCCAGATGAAAGATGGTATCTTGACTGTGAGGTTAGAGCGCGAAATTCCTGAGGCTGCTAAACCAAAGAAGATCGCAATTTCGTATCAAGCATGATGATGTAACCGTGGGTGGGAGAATCCTCTCCCACCTAAATTGTCACAAGGAACAAACATGGCGCAGGCCGAGACGAAAACAAAAACACGCACAAAAACCAACTTGGATATCAAAGAACCTCCCATGTTTCGGATTATCTACATCAATGATGATCAGACTCCCATGGACTTTGTCGTTGGCACTTTGATCGAGCATTTTGATTATACCATAGACAGTGCCCAAGAAGTCACTGCTGCTATCCATGAAACTGGGTCTGCTGTGGTAGCAGTGCTACCGTATGAGTTAGCTGAACAAAAAGGCGTAGAGATCACCGTGGCTGCCCGTTCAAAAGGTTACCCCTTGCAGATCAAACTGGAGCCTCAGACATGAACATCATAATGGGGCGAGAGAACGCCGCTGTGATCGGCGAGAAGTACATAGTCTTGGAGTTGGATACACTACGTCTTGACCCACAACAAGACCCTGTGACCGCATATTGCTTGATAGAAACAGTCAACATCAACGATCTAGTAATCACTGACACACTCAAAGAGCATCATGCACGATTGATGGAAAATTACAAGACACGCCGATGGCATCAATGCCTTCAAGACATCGAAAGTCTCATGGGATCTTGGGGCGGCCAGGTTGACAGTTTTTACGAAGAGATAGGTAATCGTGTGCGAGTGTACACAGAATCAGATCCGGGGCCCAACTGGGATCCTATACTAAACAAGATTGTGGCATAGATCGCCGTATTGCTGCAAGATAGCGCGATATCTTGCTTCATTGTGATGCTTTAGATAGTCCAGACTCTGAGATATTCGATGTTTAAGACCCACTGGATCAAGGTTACGGGCCAGGCGTTGTTGTAACACATAGAACGCTGATCCACCTGGGAACTCTTTGGTCTTTTCATCTTGCCAGGTCAAACAGTGATCCATGTTTGTAGTGATTTCTTTGATCATCTGCTTCTCGAATTCCGTGCTGAAAAATCGTTGATGATTGTGCGCAACGATAGATTCTGCGAGCCTCATCTTTTGATTGAATGTGCGCTCGTCGAGGTCATTGAGACCACGGATCAGTTCTAATATCTTGTGATATCTGTGGGCATGATCCGTGATCTCATCGTAGCTTTCATCCCAGACGTCAGAGAATGTTTGGAACCCGTAGTCTCTGAGATATTGTAATGCACCTGCTGCAGCAAATACGATAAATGGTTGCATCATGACCATGGGTTTAAATATCTTCTCAGTCAGATGGATTTTGTTTTTGTCGAACAAAGTCTCTGCTACCAGATGTATGGCAGAGGTTTGTGAGTCGGGCACTGATATCATTGCACTGTAATCAGATGATACCGGAGGTTCTTTATTCCAGTTGTGATTTACGGTATGCCTAATAGGAAACAAGTCATTGATCAATTGAGCCCGATATTGCCTTGGTGCACTACAGTCTCGGGCATATAAAAGGAATCTAAACCTCCACGATTTAGACGGCGATATACCGGCGTGGTGTTTCCAGTGTCTAAACCAATCTCTGGAGATGAGCCCATGCCAGAAGTAATGACAGTCCATGCCGCCTGCGTGCCTCACAAAATCTATATCCGTGCTGTTCATCTCGCTGTGGCAAAAAATTGGCCATCCCAGTGAAGGATAATTGTTGAGTAAAAAAACTTCCTCATTGGGTTGTAACTCTCTCCAAATTTCCTTTTTATCTGTGCTATCTTGCTTTTTATAAATATCTAAACTGTATTGATCAAATGGTTCTTGATCATGCAAAATAATCTTGCCTTTGGTATTGTACATACCTCTGTTTTGCTGTTGATGTTTTTGATCTATAAACCCTCCATACAAATCATTCCAATCTTTACTACTATGCGGACGGAAAATGTACAATATGTTTCTACCATCATTCTCGATGCCATAACGAGAATTCATGAAAGTATAAAAATTATCAACGGAGAACATCTGTGTCGTCTATAGGATTTATAGGGTTGGGAAAGCTGGGTCTGGACTGCGCTGAGGTATTTGCTCAGCATTACCAAGTATTTGGATATGATATTTACCCTCGTGTCAGCGACAGCGTACAAGTTTGTTCAGCAGAAACCACTATCAAAAACAGCGAATGGATTTTCATCGCTGTGCCTACCCCACACGCCGAAGGTTACGATGGATCAGTCCCATCCAGTCATATGCAGCCACGAGACTTTGGACATGATGCTGTGATTGATGCCCTGGATAAAATCAATCAATACGCTGATAGTGGTAAAAAGGTAGTGCTGATTTCCACGGTGTTACCAGGAACTACCAGACGATATTTAATTGATCGACTTGATGCCCGTCATCAATTCTTATACAACCCTTATCTCATCGCCATGGGATCAGTGAAATGGGACATGGTCAATCCTGAAATGGTCATGATTGGTACTCGAGACGGTGACCGCACCGCGCTGGCCGCTGACCTCATCAATCTTTATCGTCCTGTGATGCAAAACGATCCCAGATACATCGTGGGCACCTGGGAAGAATGTGAAGCCATCAAGATTTTCTACAACACATTCATTTCGGCCAAGGTGGGCATGGTCAATATGATCCAGGACTTTGCCATGAAAATTGGCAACATTGATGTAGACATAGTCACTGATGCCCTAGCTCAGAGCACCATGCGTATCATGGGTCCCAAGTACATGACCGCAGGCATGGGCGACGCCGGTGCTTGCCATCCGCGAGACAACATCGCACTCCGTTGGTTGGCTCAAGAATACGACATTGGTTATGACTTGTTTGATACTATCATGCTTGCTCGTGAAGCACAGGCTCGAAATCTGGCCCAGTTCCTGGTAGATGTCAGTGCAGATCATGGTGACCTGCCCATAGTTATACATGGCAAAGCCTATAAACCCGATGTGCCCTACTGTATCGGATCCTACTCGACTTTGATCGGTCATTACATAAAACAACTGGGCCACAGTCTGACCTATGTTGATCCCATGGCCGATGATACCCAAGATGTAGTAGAGTCTGTGGATTACCCTGCTGTGATTTTGATGGCGCACAACCGAGCCATCACCTACAGTTATACCGGCACAGTGACCCAGGACAAAGATTATTTCCAGTTTGCATCTGGATCCGTAATAGTAGATCCCTGGAGAAAAGAACAAGAAAGAGATGGCATCATTGTCATACATTATGGCAACACACGCAAAGGATAAATCTTGGAAACACGCCCGGGTCGAGCCGTGGTGGTCCACCCACCGAGATCTTCCCTATGTCAATGAACCGTTCAATGATGAACTGGCGCTGAAAGAATGGCGAGATTTGGGTTACACACAAACCAAGTTCACCGGCGACATGTACGATATGAGAAACACTCGACCGCCATGGATCGAACCGTTCCGTGATCATTTTCCTTGGCGGCATTTTTCCTGGTCTGTTTATCGCATGGCTCCGGGCAGAGTCTTGCCAGAACATCGTGACACCTATTCTAAATTCGCAGAACTCCATCAGGTCACTGACATAGAGTCCATCTATCGTGCAGTGGTATTCCTCGAGGATTGGCAAAGCGGGCACTATTTTGAGATCGATAGATCGCCCGTTATCAAGTGGCAAGCCGGAGATTGCGTGATCTGGCAAGGCTCCACTCCTCATCTGGCGGCCAATGTTGGAAAGACTGATCGATATACTCTACAAATAACAGGCATCCCCGATGAAAATCCACTCGTATAATGAATGGGATACTCTGAAAGAAATCGTAGTGGGCTCTGCCAGTCATGCCAATTGGCCAACCAACGATCTGGTATTCGCTCAAGAAAGCCTCAAGACCACCTGGAAAGAAACTCCAGTACCGTCGGGTCCAGTTCCACAATGGATAATCGACCAAAGCAACGAAGATCTACAAGGACTGGTGCAAATATTAGAATCTGCTGGAGTTCAAGTGCATAGACCACTGGACTTGGATTTCCAGGATCTTGGTGGTATGTACAACTATTGCCCCCGAGACAGATTGTTGATAGCCGGCGACATCGTGGTAGATCCTGCCATGATGTATCCATGTCGCACCATGGAATTGGATTGCCTCCATCCGGTGGTAGACAATGCCAGAGAGTATCTGCACATGCCCAGGAACGAAGGCATGACGCTGGATGCAGCCAATGTGTGTAGATTAGGCGATACTTGGTTGTTCCTAGAAAGCGCATCCGGCAATCATGCCGCTTATCAGTGGTTGTGCGAGCAATTTCCAAAGCAGAAGATAGAACTATGTAACTTCTATGCAGGGGTACACATAGACAGCACAGTGGTACCTTTGAGAGAAGGCGTGGTCATGTTGAATGCCAGCCGTGTGACTCCGGGCAACTGTCCTCGGGTATTCGATGGCTGGGATAAGATCTGGGTCAACGATGTGGTCTCACAGGCATTTTATCAATATCCCTATGCTTCCAAATGGATAGCCATGAATGTGCTCAGCATCGATCCCAACACAGTAATAGTTGATGCTGATCAGATCGCGCTAATTACTACACTAGAGAGTCGCGGGTTCACTGTGATCCCGCATAGACTGCGTCACAGTCGGACTTTGGGGGGCGGTTTCCATTGCGTGACTCTAGATACCTGGAGAGAACCTTGATCGATCAAAATGCCATCGCAGCCTTGGTGCAACAGCAGATCACAGAAGCAGTCAAAGCTCAGATTTCTTTGTTGCTGGCTGACCCTACTTGGGTCGATCGCATGGAAAAGCGTGCAGTTGATGTGTTGGCCAACAAGATCGAGGCGCGATTTGCGCGACTCAACGAAGACCCAGAATTGAGTCAAGCCGTACACAGTGGTATACGATCTCTGTTTGAACATGGATTCGTGCCTGATATATCGCGATACGTGGATTCAAAAAAATTCCAACAATCAGTGGATTCAGGAGTCCAAATAGCAGTCACAGATGTGATTGCCAATCTCAGTCTAGATCCTGTGTGGTTGACCCGAGTAGAAACCATGGTCAATCAACAGATGCATGTCAAGGTCAACAAGTATATCTCTGAGATTCGCATAGAACAAACCGTCGCAGACGCCTTTGATGGGGCGCTAGATCGTTGGTTGGAACGCAATCCTGGCATCCGGACCAATGGAATCGACGATCAGGCACAACAAACTGAACTCACAGTCATGGATGGCACAGTGGTCGTTGAAGGTGAATTAGCTGCCAGCCGTGTATCTATCGTCAACGATGCTGTGATACAAGGCAACCTCACTGTTGGAGATCTCGATATCACAGGTGGCATAAAGGTAACCGAGCCGGCCTGGAATCAGATTAGTGCTCGCGCTGCCGATATGGCCTTGGATAATCTCACTGAGGAATGGCGGCAAAATCTAGTCAATGACATCGCGAACCAGATCAAATCTCGCGGCATAAATCTAAATCAAGTCTTGATCAATGATCAGCCGCTGGTAACAGATGGCGGCTTGAACCCTGCGATACAACACAGTAATTTGCAGACCGTGGGCACATTAAAAGAATTATCAGTGGCCACTGCCATTTCAGTCGGCGGTGATGCTGCACCAGTGGTCATTGGACCAAAGGATGGAGTCGCTTGGATCGGTAGCAGCACTAAACCTCTGGTCCTGGGCACAGCCGAACAACCGCAGATCACCATGGATGTCGACGGAGTCACTGCTATCAATCAATTGAAGATAGGAGATCTGCGTGTGGGGTTTGCCGCGCAGGTCCCAGGATATCGAGGCCAGCGTGGAGACATCGTGTTCAACAGTGCTCCTGCACCCGGCGCTCCATTTGCATGGCAATGCCTTGGCGCATTCAATTGGCAGACCATAAAGGGCGCGTCATGAGGATCAATTGGGTATTCTCTGCCAGTCATCGACTGGATGCTGCAGTTGATATTTCGCAGATCAAAAACATAGGCGCCACTTGGGGCAGTTGGAGATCCTGGAGATCTTGTGAAACTGATAATGTGGTCTGTGATGATCTTTCCAAAGCCAAGGAGTTGCTCAAAAGAGCATTCCAGGCTGTTTGCAACTTCCATGTTCCCCGTCGTTACTATGAAGGCCTAGGCCGGCCTGTGGGCCTCAAACTATACGATGGCCAATTTGCCGAACAAGTCGACGACATCGAAGACATCATATCTCTGCATTTGGTAGCTGGTATTTCGGATATAGTGTTGCTGGCCGGATTCGATCTCCGCAAACCCGTGCCAACCAATGACCGATTTGAGCAGCATAAAATCCAAAATCGACTTGGTATGATCCGGAGCGTGACCCAAAAATATCCCGATGTACAATGGGTCTTGGTCGATCACCCTGGGGAACTCGACAAAGGTTTCCAAAATCTTCCCAATCTCACTTGCGATCAATTCAGTAATGTCATACAATTGTTGTCATGACTACACCCCGCATTGGTTTTTGCTGCAAATGGATTGACCATCCTAACGAGTGCGCTGGGCGCAAGCCCACTGCTGAAAGCCGTGATCTCAACGGCCGTAGCACCACCATGCGCTGGCTGAGAGAACATCCCGAAGAAGCCGAACAGCGTCAGTGGGACATCATGAACCACAATGCTGCCGCTGCCTTGCGCATGGTCGAGCGTGTGGGCAGCCTGCGTCCCGAACTACGCATGGTGCGCCTGGGCAGTGAAATGCTCCAAGGCTATACCGAACCCAACTGGATCGACTGGTGGCAACAAGCCGATGTGCAACGGCACTTGGAGACGATTTTCGCACCCATCGGTCAGCGTGCTAGAGAATTAGATGTGCGATTGAGCTTCCACCCTGGGCAGTTCTGTGTGCTGGCCAGCGCCAGTGATGAAATTGTCGAACGGTCGATATTGGAATTTGAGTATCATGCTGACATGGCACGGTGGATGGGATATGGTGCATCTTGGCATGATCACGGATTCAAGATCAATGTCCATCTTTCTGGCAAAGGTGGGCCTTCCAAGTTTATAAATACCCTTGGAAGATTATCTCCTGAAGCACGCAACCTAATTTCTATAGAAAACGACGAGATATCAAATGGTTTGGATGTTACTCTTGCTGTGGCTGATCACGTGGCTCTTGTGTTGGACATACATCACCACTGGATCAACACCGGAGAATATATTGACCCGACGGACCATCGTGCGCAGCGGGTTATTGAGTCTTGGCGTGGTGTGCGTCCTACTTGCCATTTTAGTGTTAGCCGCGAAGATATTCTTGTGGATCATCCTACCGGAGATCGTCCAGATCTTGCAGACCTACTTAGACGCGGCTATCGTAAACAGCAACTACGGGCTCATTCGGACTTCTACTGGAATTCTGCAGTAAACGACTGGGCAGCTGGATTCAGTACAGACTGGGACATCCAGTGTGAAAGCAAAGGCAAGAACTTGGCCAGCCATGCTTTCGCAGCACAGCATGTGCTATGATCACCCGAGACAACATACAGGCCACATGGCAGTTCATCCAGCGTGACTATCAAAGCTGGCAGTTGAGATTTTGGTTGGAGGTAGTGGCTTGGGCACTCAGTATCGGCGCAGCGGTACTTTTTGCATTGACTGTGCCCGATGTACCTTTTTTCCTGTTCTTAAGCATGACTATCACAGGTAGTGCCATCTATGCCTGGGCCGCTTGGACCCGAGGCAGTTTTGGCATGCTGGCCAACTACATGGCATTGACTGCCATTGACACAGTTGGCTTCGCTAGATTGCTTACTTCTTAGCGGCAGGTTTCTTAGCAGTCGGCTTTTTGGTAGTGGCTTTGTTGACAGCGGCGCGAGTCTTGGCGCCCATGTTGGCCTTGGCTTTGACAGCGGCTTTCTTGACCTGTGTCTTGGCTTCCTGAACCACTACTTTGACTTCTTCTACAGCAGCCTTGGCTTCTACAGCGTCGACCTTGCCGTCTTTATTTTTGTCAGCACGCTTATAGATAAAATAGCCACCAACGACTAAGACAACAGCAATAGCGATATACAGTTCCATCTGGATCTCCTTAAAATGTAGGTGTATTTAATCTGGCTGTAAATAATGATAGATTTTGTGATTATTGCATCGCAATAAATACCTGACAAACATGGAGAGCAAGATGAGTGAAAAAACCCGCAGTTGGAAAGCCTATCAGATCCAGCAGGACTGGAGCACCAATCCCCGGTGGAATGGCATCAAACGAGAATACACAGCCGACCAGGTGGTCAGACTGCAAGGCAGCAATCCTGTGGAACACAGCCTGGCTCGCCGTGGGGCTGAGAAACTGTGGAAACTGCTGCAGACTGAAGACTATGTGAATACATTGGGTGCCATGACTGGCATGCAGGCTCTGCAACAGGTCAAGGCCGGACTCAAGGCCATATACATGAGCGGTTGGCAAGTGGCCGGTGATGCCAATTCAGCCGGCGAGATGTATCCCGACCAAAGCCTGTATCCCGTGGACTCGGTGCCGGCAGTGGTGAAAAAAATCAACAACACCTTCACACGTGCGGACCAGATCCAGTGGATGGAAGGCCACGGTGACACCGACTTCTTCGCGCCCATCGTGGCCGATGCCGAAGCCGGATTTGGTGGAGTGCTCAATGCATTTGAACTCATGAAGGCCATGATCGAAGCCGGCGCATCGGGCGTACACTTCGAAGATCAATTAGCGTCCGTGAAAAAATGCGGACACATGGGAGGAAAAGTACTTGTACCAACTCAAGAAGCCATCAACAAACTCACTGCTGCTCGTCTTGCTGCTGACGTGCTTGGCGTTCCTACTGTATTGCTTGCTAGAACTGATGCAGAAGCAGCCGACCTGGTTACATCAGACATTGATGATCGCGACCGACCCTTCCTCACAGGCGAACGCACTGTTGAAGGATTCTACCGCACCCGCAAAGGCTTCGACCAAGCCCTAGCACGTGGCTTGGCCTACGCACCCTATGCCGACCTACTCTGGTGCGAGACTGGTGTGCCTGACATGGAGTTTGCTCGCAAGTTTGCCGAAGGCATCCATCAACAGTTCCCGGGCAAGATGCTGGCCTACAATTGCAGCCCCAGCTTCAACTGGAAGAAGAATCTCAACGATGATGAAATCGCCCGCTTCCAAAGAGAACTGGGTGCCATGGGCTACCGGTTCCAGTTCATCACTCTAGCTGGTTTCCATCAACTCAATCACGGCATGTTCGACCTCGCACACGGATACGCCAGAGAAGGCATGACAGCATTCGTGAATCTGCAACAGCGTGAATTCGCAGACGCCAGCAGAGGTTTTGAAGCAGTCAAGCACCAGCGTGAAGTTGGTACCGGCTACTTTGATGCTGTCACAACTACCATCGAAGCCAACGCCTCCACACAGGCTCTCAAAGGTAGCACCGAAGAAGAACAGTTCCATTGAGGTACGCAGGGTTCCTGACCATATTGTTTGGAATCCTGCTGCTGGCAGGCGAATATCTCTGCGTGGAAACGGCTATGAGATGTTTAAACTACAATCCCATATATACTAATCTTGGAGCAATAGCCATAGGTTGCGGGTTGATCGCAGTCATGCTATCATCTGATTATGACTAAAAAGATACTAGTAATTGGAGCCGGCATCACCGGCGTAACCACAGCCTACAGTCTCTACAAGCGAGGCTATGATGTCACAGTGATAGAAGCCGAACGCTATGCTGGCATGATGACCAGTTATGCCAATGGTGGACAACTTAGTGTTTCAAACAGCGAAGTTTGGACCACTTGGGCGAATGTCAAAAAAGGTTTCCGATGGATGTGGCAGAAAGATGCCCCACTGTTGTTCCGTCCTTATCCCAGCCTGCCCAAGTTGAAATGGATAGCCGGATTCATGGCCAACACCGTGATGGGTCGATATGAAACCAACACACTTAAAACCATCGAACTGGGACTAGGGAGTCGCGAAGCATATGCTGACATCATGAAGGCCACTGGCATCAAGTTTGATCACAGCCAAACTGGCATCCTGCACATCTATCGTGATGCCAACTATTTTGAATCAGCCAAACGATCCTGCTATTTGTACGAGATGGCCGGTGTGCATCGAGAGATCCTGGATCGAGATGGTGTGTTTGATGCCGAACCAGCACTGAAACAAGACTCCACCATCATCGGCGGAACCTATACTGCCACAGATGGCATGGGTGACATACACAAGTTCACAGCCAATCTGGCACGCTGGTTAGGAGACCGCGGAGTCCGATTCCGCTACCGTGCCAGTGTGAAAGAAGCCCGGCGCTTGCCCAACAAGTGGAGCGTGCATATCCAAAGTGATTACATCACTGACTGGTATGAGTACACAGATGTGGTGATATGTGCCGGCAGCCGTGCTGCGGAAACTGGAAAGATGTTTGGTGAGAGCATCCCTGTATACCCAGTCAAGGGCTACTCTATCACACTACAGGTACAGGATCCCTCTTGCTTACCTGTGACAAGCCTGTTAGACGATGCTGCTAAGATTGTGACATCGACCCTGGGCAACAGACTGCGAGTAGCAGGCACAGCAGAACTGGATGACTGGAACTTGGACATACGCCGAGACAGGATTGATCCACTCTTGCGTTGGACGGAACGGAATCTTCCTGGTGTCAGCACTGAAGATTGCCGTCCCTGGGCAGGACTCCGTCCCATGACACCCAGCATGATGCCCCTTATCAAGCCAGGCCGCAGAGATGGTGTTTGGCTCAACACTGGCCATGGACACTTGGGCTGGACCTTGGGCGCTGGTACCGCAGAGATCATAGCAGAGGAGATTGGCCGTGCTTGAGACCATTTGTGAAACCTTGATAGAAGGCTATCGTCGAAACTGGATCACCAGCCGCGATGGTAATGTTTCGATCCGTCATCACGATCGCGATCACTTCTACATCACACCATCAGGGGTACGCAAACAGACTCTGCAACCCGATCAGTTCAAGAAGATAAAAATTATTGATGGTCCTGTACCCTTATGGCAGGAGATGAGCTATACCGCAATCAGTGCAGAACTTCGGCCCTCGGGCGAAATACCTTTGCACTTTGGACTGCAACGCCGTATGGGACAACATGCTGAAGATGTGCGTGTGGTGGTTCACCTGCATCCCACATACTGTGTAGCTGCCATGCATCGTGGTATTGAGTTAGCCGAACTGGCCCACGATTTTCCTGAACTCAGTAGGTATACCCGAGTAGGCCCCAACGTAGGAGAGGTACCTCCCATAAGCCAAGAGTTAGCTGACAGGAGCTTTGAGAGTTTTGGGTTAAACTCACACGGATTCACCGCTGCCGACATCATCGGCATCAAAGGCCACGGAGTAGTGGCCATAGACACGTCGCCTTGGCGTGCATTCGAACACATCGAGCGATTGGAACATATCTGCAAAATAGTGTTGGCCGCAGGAGTATGACCTGGCCAGGGAATAAAAAGAGTCTCCCTACCAAAACATGTGAAACGTGCGGGAGACCATTCACTTGGAGGCGTAAGTGGTCGAGAGACTGGCCTCAAGTGAAATACTGCAGCCAACGCTGCCAAAGGAGTAAAACATGTTAGAATTAGTAATCGTATTAGTGATGACACACATCACTATCGCAAGTGTAACCATTTTCCTACACAGGAGCCAAGCACACCGAGCAGTGGAACTTCATCCTGCAATCAGTCACTTTATGCGTTTCTGGTTATGGCTCACTACTGGAATGGTCACCAAAGAATGGGTGGCCATACATCGCAAGCATCATCAGGCCTGCGAAACACGACAAGATCCACACAGCCCACAGGTGCATGGTATCCTCAAAGTGTTGTTCGCTGGTGCTTGGTTATATGCCAACGCTACACGCAATAAGAAGATGATCGAGCAGTACGGCAAAGGCACGCCCGATGACTGGATAGAGCGTAATGTCTATAGCCGTTATCCCAACATGGGATACTTGTCTTTGTTGATCATCCAAGTGGCTCTGTTCAATGGCTGGGGACTGGTCATGTGGTTGGTGCAGATGGCTTGGATTCCATTCTGGGCCGCAGGTGTGGTCAATGGTGTGGGACACTGGTGGGGCTATCGCAACACCAACACCAAGGATTGTAGCCGCAACATTTTTCCTTGGGGCATCATCATCGGTGGTGAAGAATTACACAACAACCATCACGACGATCCAGCCAGTGCGAAACTCAGTCAAAAGTGGTGGGAGTTTGATCTAGGCTACTTCTACATTCGCAGGCTGGAAGAACTAGGCTTGGCCCAGGTCCGGACGGTTTAATTACCCATCAGTCTGCCTATTTCCTCCGCGGCCTTCATGGTTTGTTTGCCGCATTGAGGAATCTGGTGACTGATGTCATAGGTTTTATTGTCGACATAGACAACATAAACCCATCCGGCTCTGACCTGAGCCGAATAACGATTACCTTGAGGTACTGCACCCGATCGCACGGCATTGCGTATCTGGTCCTGGATACTGGGAGGTTGACAATTTGCCGAAGTCATGGCTTGAGCTCTTTTCGGCATCGAAGATAGAGCAGCACCAGCTGCTGCCGCACCAGCACCTTTGAGGAAATCTCTACGGCTAATTTCGTCCAACTTGTCTAAGACTTCGCGGATGTTCATAGTCTAGTATTTACCGTCAAATCTTGGAAAACTTCATGTCGATGGTGCCACCGGATTCGAATCCGTTCCAAGGCACCACCGTTGCACCACCGTTCTCCGTCTGAGTGAAAGTGGTCCCGTTGACATCAGCATCCAAGCGGATGGTCTGATCGTTTGGGGCCATCCAGCCACGATCCATGTACACACCGGCCAATGGACCATAGGCCACTGAACCCTGCATGTACCACTGATTGGGCACAGACCAAAAACGCAGAGCGTTGGTGTTGTTGGGATCAGATGTGGTGTAGCTCCAGTTGCCGCCGGGAGCGATGGTAGTGAGATCGCCCACGGTGTTGTGGTTTACTGTGAGATTGTATGCTGTATCGTTGACGATGTTTAGGGTAGCGGTCCAGGCCATTTTGATTCCTCCGTTTTTGGTAAAACTACTTAGCCAAAATCCAATGGTTTGGTAATAATATGCGTAGATAACTATTGTTGCAACGCAATATATATGTTACAATCAGAACATGATGTGCCGCATGGGGCGGGCATCCAATTCTGTAGTTCGCTTAACTAAGGAAACTAAAATGGACTTCACCAAAATCGATTTTTCTAAATTTGACGCTGCCAAACTCTTCGACGCCGACAAAATGCTGGCCGAAGTAGAAAAGAACACCAAAACAGCCATCGGTTACATTACCGATGCCAAAGCCAAAGCTGCTGCTGAAGCCGTTGCTGAAGCTTCGATGGAGTTCGCCCGGGCACAAAACGCCGCTGTCAAGGCCTACGCTGAAGCTGTTCGCAAAGCCATCGCTATCTAAATAGCGGTTGACAATCCAATCCCACCCATACTATAATTACAGTATGCGTGGGATTTTTCTTTTACCTCTTTTGATTCTAACCGGCTGTGCTAGCCATAGCACTCGTACCGCGCAAAGCCTGCAACACAATGATGACTATCGCACTCTGAAATGTCAGCTTCCGGTGAAGGAAGCCAAACCCAACGACGACTATAAAATGATGCGTATGATCGCCAGTCCATTGGCAGTGATAGCCAGCGGCGGCACACTACTAATTCCTGTTTTGGTTGGAAATGCCGGAATGGAAACCAAAGATCATCTTGACGCTAGACGAATCGCCCAAAACTGTGGTGGAGAAGCCAAAAGCGACCGACGAATAGCGGCCGAAGTGATAGGTTCCACTGCTGTGAATTTGGTAGCACAAGGTGTCCAATTTGATCCTATAGGCGATGCTGCCCAAAATGCCCAGCGATAGGCTGGTTGACCAATAAAGTCATTTCCTTTAATATTACACTATGTTCAAAAGTCGGAGGACCCGATGAAGTATCTATCTGTATTGCTGGTCACCATGGCCTTGACGGCTTGTGGTACCTTGGGCGGTGCTCTATCGGGTGCCGGTGATGATCTCAAAAGTGTAGGCGGCATGATAGCCGGAAAGGGAAGACAATGAAGAAGACATTGGTATGTTTGGCTCTGACCACTGCCTTGACGGGTTGTGGTGTGTTCAATAAAAATACCCAGACTGGGATGACACCACCTAGTGACACCACCACACCCGTCAAGGATCAGCGAGTGGCCACGGAATTTGAAGATGCCGGCGTCAAAATCTATTACACCCTCATGGGTAATCTGGATCGGATCGAAGTCACGGGCGTGGCACCGGCCTGGAAAGGGCAGTTTGCTGTGGTGGCTGAACTAGATGCCAAAGCCAAGCTCACACAGTTCTTGTATGGCGACAATACCAAGACCGAACGACGGATCAAGATCATCGGCAAGGCCCTGGAAAAAGCCCAAGACAACACTCTCAACAAGTTCAAGACCGCCGATGGTACCATCAGTTTCACAGAAGCTGAACTTAGCCAAGATGCCAGCGGCTCATCTGACAACACCAGCAGGCGCATCGCAGAGCGTGTAGACAATACCGTGATCACCACTATCACGTCAATCACTTCACAGGGTCGGCTCATTGGTGTACGCAAAATCCGTGAGGGTACCAGAGATGACGGCAAGTTGTATGTAGCAGTGTATCAATGGAGCGAGAAAGACCAGGCCACCGCTGAATTCATCCGCAACCGGATGAAGTGATGAAGCGTGGTTTGTGTGCCTTGGTGATAGCTGGTCTTCTGGCATCACCTGTGCAGGCTGCTCCGTCCTTCTGGGCTCCCAGCCCGTTGACCATAGTTTTGCAGATCGGCCAATGGGTCATGATGGACAGAGAAGAAGTCTATCATGTCCGGGTCCGTGCAGTGGGGCGAGACGAGCAAGATGCCAGAGATCAAGCCTTCCGATTGGCAGTGGAACAGGCTGTGGGTAGCCTACTACTGAGCCATACCAATGTCAGAGATGGTGAAGTGCGCCGTAACGAGATCATCAACTACAGTTCCGGTCACATACACGATTTCAAGATCGTGGATCGCCAGTATGATGGGCAGCGGGTCTCAATCGACATCGATGTGTGGGTGCGAAAATCTGGCATAGCAGATCGGCTGTTAAGCGAGAGTCGTGACGCTGGACGTGTGGAAGGTGGCAGGATATCCGCACAGATCGACAGTTTCCACAGAGAGAAACAAGGTGCAGATCGTGTGCTGTCAGCGGTGTTGGCTGATTTTCCTGCTCGAGCGTTTGACATCTCGGTGGGGCAGACTCGGGTCTTGGCCGACAACAGAGTGGTCTTCCTGCAGGTCCCGGTACATGTGGCATGGAATTCCAAGTTTACCGCCAGCTTGGCTGAAGCAGTCAAGACGGTGAATCCACGCCCGGATTGCAACAGCTGGCTGTCCAATTGCCGTGCCAGGCTAGAAGTCATGATAGGCAGTGAAAAAGCCTATTTCGATGACGAGACTACCTATTGGATTTTTGACAAAGCCATGGTCTCTGTGCGTCCCATGCTGATGATGAGTTTGATGGATTCTGCGGGTCGGGCTGTGTATCGCGACTGTTTTGATCTACCAGAAATAAGCCAGAGTTCCTACGCTCCTTGGTACTATGTAGAAGTGGGCGGTGGACGTGTGAAATTGCTGCCTGGTCACAGGAAAACCTATAATTTGCTGGTCAATACACAGAATCTGGCCATACAAAACATCGATCGGGCAGAAGTCACTGCGGTTCCGGGTAATCAATGCCCTAGATAATGGCATGATAAGTAGTAGAAGCATTTCAAAAAGTGCTTTATAATCTACATACTTTACTCGAACACTTCATCGCCCTATGAACACACCTGACAAAAGCTCAATAGAATATGCTACCCCAGGCGAGGCCCTGCTGGACCATGGCATCTATGTGCTCATGAACGACATTGATTCTGATTCTGTGAAACCCGTGATCGAATGGATCCTGCACGAAAATCATGTACGCAAGAAAAAATACAAAGAACTCCTGCTGATGATCTGCAGTGACGGCGGCAGTCTTGAAGATGCGTTTGCCCTGATTGATGTCATGCGATCCAGCAAGATACCCATCAAGACTGTGGGATTGGGATCTATTGCCAGTTCTGGACTGTTGATCTTCCTGACAGGTTCCCAGGGTCGTAGAATACTCACTCCCAACACTTCTATCCTAAGCCACCAGTTTTCGTGGGGCAGCAAAGGCAAATCGCATGAATTATTTGCCACTGTTAAAGAGTTCCAGTTGATTGAAAAACGCATGGTCGAGCACTATCGCATCACTACTGGGCTAGATGATGATACTATCAAGAAGGTATTGCTGCCACCACAGGATGTTTATCTGTCAGCAGATGAAGCGTTGCAGTATAATATCTGCGACGCAGTGGCCGACCTTGCTTAACGACGTTTGCGTCCTAGGGCACTAACATCACCCCGAGGCTCTCTACGAGCTTTTATTGTTGGTCTCGGTGCCTCGTAATCAGACAGATCACCTTCGGGCCCGGCACTAGCAGTGGGCAAGTCTAGTTTCTCATCGTCGCCCATGAGTTCGTCCGCTGTGGGCATAGGTGCATTCTTGGGGCTGAGCTTGAAACTGAACCCGCCTTTGGTAGGATCGGTGCCACCGCTCTTGCTTTCCATGGTCACACGACCATCGAGCTTGGCTGGCCACTGTGTGCTGAAAGCCACTATTCCGGTCTTGTTGCCTTGATAAGTGGCATACTGTTGTATGAAGTTATAATCTAGTATCTCTAAGACCACTGCTTCGAATCCAGGAACTTCACCACCGTTGACCATGTTCATCACTGCGGTCTTGGTCACATAAGTGAGTTTGCCACCGTCGCTGCCTTTGCTGTCAAGGTCAGCAAAGAGGCTTTGGTATTTGGGCATGGCCGTACCGTTCTTGAGACTGTTTTGTACCTGATCTACGATATCGCGCGACCATGGCAAGAATTTATTGAATTGTTTGGGTATCTTATTAGGGATGCGTTCATGCAGCAGGTTCATCATTAGAAATACTTGGCTTATGGTCTTAGGATTGGGGATCGACTTGTTGCTACAAAGCTCTATGATGTCGATGGCAGTTTCGTATTCGGGTTTGCTTTTGAGATGTTCTGGAACTTTTAGGCTTGATATGCTTGGTGGTGCACCTCCTCCGGTACCTTTACTTGAGATCGACACGGTATGGCCAGTTTTGGCATTTTTGATTTCAGCGAAGCTATCGGCCAGCGCAGTATTAGACTCGCTGGGAAAGTTTACTATTAAACTACCAATGTCGCCTCCCAACCACTGAGTAAATCCAGCTTTTTTATCTCCACTGCCTAACCACTCAGAAGTGTCATAGTACAGACTCATCACTCCTAGATATTCACCTGCATAGTCCACGATGGCTTTTTTGATTTGCTCGTTCTTGCGGAATTCTTCAGGGATCACTGCAGCCTGCCCGGCCATGATCTGCTGTGCCATCTCAATCACAGCACGACCGTAATCGGTGCTTTCTAATACAGGATTTTGCACTATGAGTTTGCCCAGGCTTTTGATAGGTATGTTTTTATCAGTGATAGCTATCTGGCTCGGCTTGAGAGCAGCTCCTTCTTTTTTGACTTTAGTGGGATCAGTTTCTTCACCGGGCTTGGCGCTGGCACCACCGAATTCAGCTGTTTTGCGGAAACTGCTAAGTGGCCATTCGTTCCCCTGGAGATCTCGACCTTTGAGACCGCCCCGGAAAAGACCTTTTTCACGGAGATCTAAGAATCGTGCTGCTTCTCTGGGATCCAGTATCACTTCGGTGCCTTCTTTGTCAGTGTAAAAAGGGCGTCGGTCTTGTATGTGTGAAATGAATGCATCAAATCGTTCAGGGTATTTGATGATCTGGCTGGGTTCCAGAGTGGCTTCTGTGATGCCGTCGAGTTTGTCTAATATGTCACGCATCCTGTATTTACCGCGGTAAGTAGAAGGTATGTTGACTATACCCATAACCCTATTTGGCGATTATTGGACCAACCCCCAGGAAGTCGAAGATCTCGTACGGAGCGCAGACATATCAGAAGACATTTATCTTGATTTCCAAGCCGAGGGTGTCAGTGTCACTGCTGCGGGCATCGTTGAGAGATTACTGGCCATCTGTGATCAAACAGGCAGGTCAGTAGGCTCCATAAAACTGGTCAACAATCCCAATGTGGTAGAACACACACCATTTGAAAACATCAACGCCACCAGACAACACAATCAGCCATTTCGCAGCCATTTTTTGTCGGGCGATTTGCTGCGAGATTACTGGCGCGATACTCCAGCATTACACCCAGATGCTCGGCTATTTGGGCTGTTTATCGGTCGTCGCACAGTGGCACGAGACATGATATTGCGGGATTGCTTGGAACAACCACACCGGTTTTTATTCAGTATGATGAACAATTCCATGGGTATCCAGCGATATGATCAAGAAGAAGTCAGTGAATGGGTCACGCCAAATCAAATCCAGGGCTTCCTACAGTGGCGGCACGATATACGATTGGCCAGCTTGGACGGCAAAAAGATCACTGACCAATATCGTAGGTTCGTTGAACGGCCCGAGACAAACAAGACCATACTGGATTTCTATCCCCGGTTCCGCATAGAGATAGTTCCTGAAACTTACACCCGTGGGGACTCTTTCTTCCCCACCGAAAAAACTGCCAGGCCCATCATGGCTGAAAAACCCATATTGGTCTATGGGCCAAAAAATTTCCTGAGTAGATTGCGCGATCTCCATGGTTTCAAAACTTACAGTGATCATTGGGACGAAAGTTATGATAACCTGGAAGGGCCAGATCGCTGGCGAGCCATGTGGCAGACCATGCAGGACATACAACCAGCGATGTCGGAAAGAGCCAGTGAAATCGCACGATACAATAGAAATATATTAGAAGAAATAAAAGAGTGGCGCAGATGATAACAAAAACTTATGATTATGGGTGGGGTCCTGAATTAGAGACAAAAAAGTTCGAAGCCGAAATACTGGCCGCTTATTTGCGCCCTTTCGCAGAGGATTCATCCTCTACGGTCATCGTCAATAACACCTGGTACAGCGATTGGGCACATGCACAGACTGTGCAAGCCCTGGAAGCAAGCAGACCTGATCGCATAGTGCTCGTGGCTATGATAGATGCAGCCAATTGCCACGCCGACCGATTCCAGCCATTTGCTGATGATATCAGATCCGTGGGGTACTATGCTGGCCCGGACGAAATAGATTTCTGGGCCTTGGCCGTGGATCGATGGCTAAGGGTACCTCATGGCGATCTGTCGGATGCCACAGCCATAGATACGCCGTTTATGTGCCTAAATAGAAAACCTCACCACCATCGCCAACAGTTGTACGATGCCATGGTCGCAGCTGGAGTCGTGGACCAAGGTTTGGTCAGCATGGGTTCCAGACAAGACGGAGAACCGGCGCAGAGATTGTTACCGCAGGACACAGGTGTATCGGATCTCAATCTCAATCCCAACCCCGGCATTGAGCAAACTGGTATCGTCAACGACATCATGAGTCTGGGCCACCCTGACAACTGGCGCAGGATTTTCTTGGACGTGATCACAGAAACACAGTTCAATTTACGCAAAACTAGATTTGTCAGCGAAAAGATCTACAAGCCCATCTTGGGCTTGAGACCATTCTTGGTCTATGCCCGAGACGGTGCTGTACCTTGGTTGACCCAGAGAGGATTCGAGACTTATGTGCTGGACTTCCAAGACATCACAGATTTGGATCTCGCATCCTATCACAACATGGTTCCGTTTTTGCAGATCTTATGCCGGCAACCAGTGAGTTATTTCCAAAAGAAATTAGTTGACTTGCAACCCAAGATACAATACAATAGACAGCAGTTTGATCGATATGTGCAACAAATACAAACCAAAGTACAACAAGGAATACAATGCCAAATCTAGTGCCAATCGTTTTAGAACACACTTCCAAGGGCGAACGCAGTTATGATATCTACAGTCGTTTGCTACGCGACAGGATCATCATGCTGGACGGTGAAGTCAATCAACACACAGCCAGTTTGGTCGTGGCGCAGATGCTGTTTTTAGAATCAGAAGATCCTGATCGAGCCATCCATTTTTACATCAACAGCCCAGGTGGAAGCGTCACAGCTGGTATGAGCATCTACGACACCATGCAATTCATCAAGTGCCCAGTGCATACCATAGTCATGGGCCAGGCAGCAAGTATGGGCTCATTGTTGGCGGCAGCAGGAGAAAAAGGGCATCGTCAAATACTTCCCAATGCCAGGCACATGATCCATCAACCCCTAGGCGGTGCGTCAGGCCAGGCCACTGATGTTGAGATTCAAGCTCGTGAATTGCTACGGTGGAAACAAGTGCTCACTGATATCTATGTGCGGCACACGGGCAAAACACACGAAGAATTGAAAGCGGACATGGAACGAGACAACTTCATGACTGCCCAACAGTCTGTGGAGTATGGACTGGCTGATCAGGTAATATCGTCAAGAGACAAATAATGTTTTTTTCGTTGTCCAAGTCGACCAATCTGTTATTCCCATATCATCATCCATTGGGCAATCTCATCCTTAATACCGATGCAGGTTGGCACAGACTGGAACAGGATGGGCATGTCTTTGTGTATAAAGGTTACATAGATGACTCGTACATCAAAGACAGTTTGTCTTATATAAAGGATCAAGAACATACAGGAAATTTTTGTATCTTTGATTATGACATTGTATCAAAAAACATAGAGATCAAGACCAATCTCTATAGAGGGTTTACAATTTGGCATGACCAGAAGTCATTGTCTAATTTATTCCCAGAAGGATATACAATATGGGCAGACAGCACCATAAGTGTAGATCAAGATTTACAGATGTCCGAGCGTAAGATAGACATCATTGGCAAGGTCGAAACAGAAACTTTGCAAGTCGATCAGCTCATTGACACAGTACATAATATTCTCACGCGCCGCACTCGAGCATTTCTGCAACATAATCAATTACCTCTAAAAGTTTTTTGCTCTGGAGGCATTGATAGCATGTTGGTTTTCAGTTACATCAAGGCCAGCACTGATCGATATCAAATGATTTTTCAACAGCATGTGGAGTGGGATGAATTTTGGTGTCGTAACCAATGCCGCTTGAAACAAAATTTTTGGGGATACAGTCAGATTCATCATTGGACAGATCCCTGTGTCTTGTCCAGCGGAGCTCCTGGAGATGAATTCATGTTAAGAAGTCCAGTGACAGCAAATCTATGGTTAAAGTATCACGGCACCAATATACTAGATGAACTACAAAAAAATCCGAATACCTTGCACAGAGATTATTTCCTGCAGCACAAACACATCAATCTTTTCGAGCAACAAGAAAAAGACGATGAATTGAATAGCATGTGTTTTGAGAAGTTCGCGACTTATTTGTGCAATATTGTCGCCAATGATTGTCAACACTGGCATCTTGGCAACACGTTGACATTTACGCCTTTGAGAGATATTGAAATTTTCAAGTTATTTCTGAGATTGTCCAAGTCTGATGGGATCAAGCAAATCTTAGACAGCGACATCAGCAAAAAACTCATATCAAAGAACGACCCAAATCTTTTGAACTATATATCAGATTCAAAAAATTCAGAAGAGACCTTGTCCAATATGGTTGGATTGATGTCGAAATATCTGGCCAACTCCGGACAGTAATCATTGATGTTGATTTTTTTGATCAGGTCCATGTCAGCGATAAATTTTTCAAATTGTAAACGATTAGCGTCATTGTAAGGCATCTGACGCAGATTTTTGATGATACTGCCAATCGCATTGGCAGCGTTGATTTTTTGCATGCTTTCGATCTTGCTATCTTTCAACAAATATTGTGCCCGGATTAGACTCTCGATGATTTCGCTTCTTTGTTCGACGCGGAAAATTGATTCGTCCATGTATATGGAGTTTCTGGATTCTGCTGCACGACCAAATGACACCACTTCCGGCCAATCTCGACTGATCCAATTCAATAACTCTTCGAGATACAAGTAATTGTAAGGAGAGGTAGTTATGTTTATCCTGGTGGCGACCTCGGTCCGCGAGCGACACAAATCGTAATTTTTTTTAACTGTGCTCCAATCACTTCCAAATCTAATATACTCTGCAGGTTTGCCAATGGCATCAATGCTGAATACCAATGTGATTCTTCCTTTGAATCTTTCTAAAAATTGCCAATCGATCATTGATCCATTGGTGAAGACAGTGATGTCTGCACGGACATCATTTGTCAGCAACCATTTTAGAAACGCAAGACATCTTTTGTCATAGAAAGGTTCTCCACCGAGTAAAACTATATTCCTCAACCTGTGCTTGACCGAATCCAGTTGGTGGAAATCCCAATCCATGTTATCTGGGGGAGTAAACTGGATTTTGGCTTGCTGATAAAATTTTGCCACGCGCGAACTTGCCTGCGGCCAACATGTCTGGCATGCAAAGTTGCATGTGGATCCTCCCCGGATTTCCAAGGTTATGTCTTGAGATGAATAATGCCCATACGAAGAGAGACCGTTTAATCGCATGCTGTCGCCGCGGCCGTTGGCCTCGGTATGCTGGCAGAATCCGCATTCCTTTGGCCACTGGTTCTGGGCGAGAGAATTTGTAATGCTGATGATTTTTTCAGATTTATGCCAGCCAGATACATCCAGATCTTTGATGTTGTTTTGGTCCTGGAAATTTTTATCGTATTGGAATAGACAACAGGGCTTGACTGTGCCAAAATAATCAATAGCCAGTCCATTGGTGCTGAACTTACAATCCATGTGGATATTTATTGGCCACTGGCTGGGTGGTCAATCAAACGGAAGATCAATTGGGTTTGCGATTGGGATAGTTCAACTGTTCCCACTCTTCGTCTGTTACGGGCCACCAATACATCATTGCCATCCTTTTGAGCGTAGAAATTTGTCGATGTCTTTGATAGAGTCAGGATTGATCCCATCAAACCAACGATCCATTTCATGCTGAGTCCAACGACCCAGTAAATCATCCAACCATTTCAACATCATGAACATTTTTGATTCATGATTTGCTGGGCCATCTTGTAGCGACCTTGCCGGGCAAAAACGCTGGCCGCACGAGCGTGACCAAAACTCTCAGCCAAGCAAACGAGATATGTCCAGATTTTTTTACAGGTTTGTTTCATATTGTTTTCCTTTGTCATCAGCAGTATTTACCATGCAATGCAACATCACTCGTGGTTTCTACTGATTTTTGGTTAGTAAGCACTAATCTAGCAAGATTGACCAATAATTACCATTTCTGTATCATGTAGGTATATTGTTTAAAAAAGGAGCAGATATGACATCCGAAGATATCATCCGCGAGATCAAAGTGGGACAGTTCACCAACGAAGAACTCAACCGCATGGGGCAAGCCATCCAGTTCGCCCGTGCCCAACTGGCACACGAAGTCAAGCGAGACCTGCGCCCTGGCGTCAGGGTCTACTTCAAAGATCGCTATGGCAGCAGGGTCACAGGCACAGTGGAGTCGGTGAAGATCAAGAAAGCCATCGTCAACACCGGTCCCTATCGCTACAATGTGCCCATCAACATGCTGGAGTTTTCGTGAAGATTACACTGGCCTATGTCCTGTATTGGACGGGCGATTGGGTCAGCAGGGTCATGTGCTACTATGACTGGGCTTGGCTCCATCCCATCTACAGCAGGCTGATGTCTTGGAGCATCAACTTAGATACGAAAGAGCGGGTATGGCACCGAGAATGACCTTCACCCGGGCCCTTGCTTGGACGGCCACCGGGCTCACTTTGTTGGGTGCCCTAATGACCAGCCTGCGTATCGACCCACTCAATGTGTATCTACTCAATGTGGGCAGTGCCATTTTCTTGTGGTGGGCCATCCGGATCCGTGATCGGGCCATGATCACTGTGAACTCAGGATTGTTGGCCATCTATATCCTGGGCTTGTTCTTCTCGCGATGACACGGGTTTCCTTAGAGTCCAAACTCATCGAGAATCGATTCCCCTGGGAGTGCCGGACTCTGGCCCGACACTGGGAGGTGGAGCCTTGGTGCCAAGAACAGTTTGGCGAGTTTGATGATCGCTGGTATAGATATGGTACGGACATAGCCCAGGGCGTCTGGAGTCACAGGCCCTTGTATGAGTACTATCGTTTCCGGGATGAGCGAGATGCCATGCTGTTCCAGTTGCGTTGGGGCGGTTGACCAATAATGCCCAAAATGCTATAATATGGGTATGCTAAAAATCCTCGAAGAAGTCACCGAATGGAAAGTGCCCTATCGCCAACCCAACCATGTGTATCTCATGAACGGGGACCGTGTGGTGGCCATGAGCCGTTGGGGCAAGGAACCACCCGAATACTTTGCCAGCCAGAGTCGCATTGACCGGCGAGGCCGCAAGTTCATAGAGGTTAAGAAGAATCGGTGGGGCTTTGACATGAAGGTCAAGGTCATCGCTGACGAGAAGCCCCGAGGTGAGACCTGGGAGGTGCAGGGATCAAAAGGCAACACCTACACCGTGAGTCTCTTGGATGGTCGCTGGAGTTGTACCTGTCCGGGTGCCACCTTCCGCGGCTCTTGTAAGCATATCGGAAACATTAAATCTACCAAATAATTGCAAAAAGGCAAGATGTCTTACCAAAAGCAGTTGATATCCATGTATACTCCGTGTAATATTACACACATGATGTCAAGTGACATCTGTTTTTCTCAACTCAAGAAAGGTAGCGAAACTGTGAAACTGTTTATCAACCCCGAAACCAAGACCTTCCGTGTTTTTACCGCTCTGCGTAATGGTGAAGCACTGACCGCAGCCAAAGCCAAGAAAATGGGCATCGGCAACCTGGCCGCTGAAGTGAGCCGTGTGCGTCAAGCCGGTCATGCTGTCTACACCAACAGCCGCAAAGCTGGCAACGGCGTGCAAGTCACTGAGTACGTGATGGGCAAACCCAGCCGCAAGCTGATCGCTGCTGGCTACAAAGCCATCGCTATGGGCTTGGTCTAAGTTTTTTTTGACTCGCTGGGCAATTCAGACTGCCCACATCACAAAAAGGTCATCGCTCGGTGGCCTTTTTGTTTGACTGACAATAGATTTTCTGCTAATATAATAGTATGCTAAAATCTCTCTTCCAGCGGCTGGGACGACACCGCATCATCATGGATCGCCAGGACAACGAACCCTATCTGGAACGCTACTATGTGTTCTTGCGGGATAGACAACGGTTCCCGTTCAATGTCTTCGTCCACCGGTTCCTCAAGGGCGATCCAGATCATCTGCATGATCATCCCTGGCCCTACTTCACCTTGATCTTGCGGGGCGGATACTGGGAGGTCACTCCCGAGGGAAGATTCTGGCGTGGTCCAGGCCATTTTCGTTTTTGTCAACCCACCAGCCTGCACAGGATCGAACTGGAACCCGGGGTGACAGCATGGACCCTGTTTGTACCCGGACGCAAGGTTCGTGAGTGGGGATTCGTGCTGGATCTGGATCATCCGGACATGAGCTGGCGTCCTCATTATAAGTATTTGAAACACAACCAGGAGTAGATGATGCCCAATTGGTGTGAAAATCGTGCAGTGATCAACGCCCCCCGGCCTGTGATTGATGAGATCCGGAGCATACTGGAAGATCGAGATCAGGACAGCCGCTTGCTTAAATGGATGCGGCCCTTGCCCCCGGATCAGGAAGAAAACTGGTATGACTGGTGCGTCACAAACTGGGGTACCAAATGGGACATCTGCGATGTTTATGTGGTCAACGATGAGGAAGAAGACAGCATCGAGTTCAGTTTCAACTCGGCCTGGGCACCGCCCACTGAAGCGTTTCTCTACTGGGCCCAGCAAGATGGCCGAGTGAGCTACAGCCTCAAGTATTATGAGCCCGGCATGGGATTCGTGGGCGAAGCCAGTTATGATGGCGACACCTACGATGATGATTGTGTACAGTATGAAAACGATCCGGCTAGATTTGAAGAGCTGGCCGCCGACGAGTGGGGATGGGAGCCCGACGAAGATCCCGAGCCACTCACAGAATGGTACACCCAAGGTGCCCGAGAGAAAGGACTGATGGAATGAATGGACTCGTTGAAATGGCATTGACCGTGCTGATGTGGTATGTCATTGCCTGGGCCTTATTCCACCTGGCGATCAAGCCTTGGTTGATCCGTAGATTGGAAACACGCATCGGCGAACTGAAAAAGGCCTTGGAGGCAGCCATTATTGAAGCCAAGGTGGAGGAACATCACGGGCAGTTCTACTTGTTTGACGCCAATACCGATGTGTTCTTGGCCCAGGGTTATACCGCCACAGAAGTGGCGGCCAAGATGAAAAAGTCCATGCATGTGCATGTTACAACAGGAGATCCTGATGTCATCCAACGATTCAATGCCACTGTTGCATCGAATGCTTAAATGGGTTAAATATTCGGGTGCCAGCGTCAGCGTGACACTGAATCCCTATCACTGGTTCTGGACTCCCAGGATCAGCTATGAACCTCGCGGTGATTGGGCCGGGCCCAACGAGCATACCATCAATGTTTCTGTGCTGTTTTTGACAGTGAGACTCTGGATCGATGATGGGTCGTGGTAATGCAGTAAAATCTGCTGTGTTATCTCGAAAGCAGATGGAGCAGATCTTGATCTACATGCGATTGCATGAAAATGTAGAGAGCGTGGTCATCCTGCAGAAATGGGAAAGCGGTATTGGCCCCGACATGTTCGCTCGGTTTTACCGCAAAGGCACACAGAGCTATCACGAGATCGACATCACAGATGTGGAGGCATGGTAAATGATCCAACTGCGCGGGGATTGGAACATCCGGGAATGGTATCTTTGGTTGGAGAGCCAAGGGCTCCAAATCGGTAGAGATTTCCGTTGGGCCTGGCGCAACGACAACTGGGCCATAGAGTTCCTGGATGATAGACAAGAAATAGTAATCCTGTTAAAATCGCATGGCACAGAATTATGGAGTAGTCCTTTATGAAAGTTTACATCAGTCGTTATCGAGATCACTGGATATCGCCCTATACCATCCTGGAACGAACCTTGTTCTGGCTGGACTGGGAGAAAATCGACTATGATACACCTTGGGTCGAGCGCTGGAGCGATCGCCTTGAGCCTGTGTGCAAGTTCATCCAGACAGTGTTAGACCTTATCCATCCCCGGATCCAGTACATCAAGATCGACCCGTGGGACACATGGTCAATGGATCACACCCTGGCCGACATCGTGTTGCCCATGCTCCGGCAACTCAAGGCTACCAAGCACGGTTCTCCCAATGTGGCGGACGAGGATGTGCCCGAACATCTGCGTAGCACAGCCGCACCCAAAAAAGAAGATGAGTGGGACATAGATGCCTTCCATCACGATCGCTGGGATTGGGTGCTGGGTGAGATGATCTGGGCGTTCGAACAGAAATGCCGAGACCATTGGGAAGAAGATTACTATTCGGGCGAGCATGACCTCTCCTGGCGCAAGAGCGACCGGACCTATCCCAACTTTGACACTGGTGAGGAAGAAGCCACATACGAGATGGTGCCAGGTCCCAACCACACCTTTGAGATCAACACAGAAGGCATGGCAGCACATCAAGCCCGGATGACCAATGGCTTCCGACTGTTTGGTCGATACTATGAGGCACTCTGGGACTGATATGAGCTATATGTTTCGTGGAGGTTTTATCACCGAGGTCAAGATTTGAGTGATCAGTCTAACAATCGTGCCAAAGGTCGAGAATCTTTTGATGCTACCATGGGCAATAGCTTGGTTGAATTCATCAATCGCACTTCTACGCCCTATCCAGTGGAAGTGGGCGGACCCGCTTTTGATCTGGTTCCGGTTGAAAAACAAAAAGATATCATGCTCAACGTGGCACGCATGCATGCCCAACAAGAGTATGATAGGATAATGTCTTTGGTAGCGGTGTTGCAGAAACAAGCCAACAGCATCAGGCGTAGATTAGAAATCACGGATCTGGTACATGCTGCCAAGTATAAATTCCAGGTATATCACGGGCAAATCTATTGGCTTGCATACAATAGCTGGAAAAAAGAAACTGTTTTGGTATCACTGGGCCCCACAGACTGGACCACGGGTGCACCGGATTGGTATCAATACATAGCCAGGGTAAAATGGCTAGGAGATTACACTTGGATCGAAGTCAACGACAAAGGAGAACCCATAAATGACGGTGATGTCTCATATAGTGGAACATCTGATCCAGCACAGTAAACCTGCTGAGCGACTGCCAAGTCATACAGTTAGCCAGCAAGATTATGAACAGTGGGCCCGGGGATTCGTGTTTGAAAGTCTGCGGAATCAACGTTACGGTCAGAGTTTTTGTAATAGATTTGATATCAAGGACAATATTTTGTTTTTCGCTAGTACCGTAGCACAAGCCGATGAATATATAAAAAAGCACTACATACGATGAAACTCTACTTCGCCTACGGTGCCAACATGAGCCTGGACAGCATGGCGCATCGTTGCCCAGATGCTCGACCCGTGCAGAGTTTCTTCCTGCGTGACTGGCGGCTGCGGCTACATAATCATGCCACCATAGAACCAGCATCAGGACACTCAGTACCAGGAGCACTTTGGTCAATCACGGAAGAATGCGAACAGTACCTAGACACTTTCGAAGGTTATCCCTACTACTATCAGAAACAAGAGTTGGAACAGGACGGTGTAAGATTCATGGTGTATGTGATGAACGGATCTGGTGGTGATCCCAGTCCTGCTTATGTGGATCTCTTGTTTGAAGGTTATGAAGATTGGAATCTACCTCCGGACAACTTGTATCGAACCCTAAACCTAAAGGCCCAATATGATCTGTAACGGTGCGCCTGCCCTCACTCCGGAACTGACCAGATACCTGGACTGGTGTCGCACGGTGTATAGCTGGAACCTGGCAATGATGTATGCTGGTTGCGCGATCTATGGTGTACCGACACTAGTTCCGGACGCATGGAATGATCATTTGGAAACAGGTCCAAAATTGAGCAAGCCCAAAGATATATAATACATGCGTATAAAGTTCGTTCTACATCAAAAAGTCTATAAACAGGACAGTGAACAACTGATCTATGACGAAGAAGATATTGAGATAGCCACTTATGTCAACATGTCGTTCTTTTTGATCAAACACTATTATGATCTCAAAGGACATAATAAAAATCTAACTTGGTTACCAGCGGATCTGATCAGTGTAGATCCTTTGCCAGAGATCATTGAAAGTGTCATTCGAGACAAACCAGATATTCTGGCTCTTAGTGTGTTCATCTGGAATGAAGACGAACAACACCAAATAGCCAAGGCGGTGAAAGAAAAATATCCCGAAACTCTGATCGTCATGGGTGGACCACAGTTGGCAACTCACAAAGACCCTGAATTTTTCCAACGGCATCCCTATGTGGATTATGTGGTCTATGGTGATGGTGAGAAAGCCTTTCAACAGATCGTGGATTATCACGGTGGCTTTTTACCAGACGACTCGCAATTCGTCAATATTGTACGCAACAATAAAGGGGTGTACAAACTGTACCCATGGGAAAGATTCACTGATGAAGATTTTTGGGCCAGCAGTCCCTATCTAGCGCAACAGGATTTGATCAGGCAGCACGTTCAAGCTATCGTAGACAAAGGCGTACCTCGCAATGACTTAAGGATCGCCGTGGAATTCGCCCGGGGCTGCATGTATAAATGTACCTTTTGCGATTGGAGCAGTGGATTGCATCACAAGGTCAAACGTCGCAAGGCCGACTGGCGCAAGGAATTGGATTTTTTTTGCGATCTTGATGTGTCTATCCGAGAAGCTGATGCAAACTTTGGCCAATGGGAAGAAGATTTTGAAATAGTAGAATATGCCGATTCCATCACGAAACCTGGTGGTAATTTCAAATTTTATGTATGGAATACACCCAAACTCAAGGCAGATGCTGTATATCGCTGGTTGAAGCGCAATGCCAAAGTAGGCAAGCAAAAACTGATGATAACGATGCAAGATATCAATACCGATGTTTTACAAAAGATGGATCGTCCTTCATTATCCTGGGATGATCAGAAAAAATTGATCTTCAGATTACTTGACGACATAGGTTACAGCTATCGGTCTCAACTGCAGATGCAATTCATGTTGGGTATGCCCGGCCAGAGTTTTGAATCAGTGGCCGAGTCCATGTACCGTATTTGGACTGAGACAGGGATCACGACCGTTTCCTTTAGCCACTGGGTTCTCCTCCCCAATAGCCCGGGTGCAGATAAACTGTATCAAAAGTTACATGGCTTGTCTTTCAAGTCCGGATACGAGTTATCTAGGATGTCAAAATCTTTTCCAAACATAGACAATTGGGCACAATTGTATGAATCTGTGCATAGCCAGTCAGATGCCAAGGTCATGCAACATTTCTATGGCATCACTCCGATCTGGAGAACTAACCAGATGGACTATGGGGACATGTTGGCCTGTAGAATTTTGAATCAGTGGATGCGCATCAGCGAAGAAAAGTTTGGTAAAGACAAAATCAAAAATTTTGATCTCTACTGGAATAAACTCAAACAACGAGCACAAGATAAGGCTCAGCAACTGTATGCAGAAATCCAGCCCCTGGTGGAACAATACGATCTTTTGATAATGGGGCATTTTGACACCAACACCCGAACATTGCATCCTTTTTGGGATATACCCTTTTGATCATATCCGATCATGCTGTTTGATGGGGTTCAAACAACGCACGCCAGGAACAAAGACAGTTTTGCCTGTGCCCGAGAGATATCCAAGCCCTGGGGCGGTTTAGAGCCAATCCTCGACTGGTGCAAATCTGAACTGGAACAAGACTGGCGCTGGCAGATGATAGAAATGTCAAATGATCAGCGTCCTGGGCGATACATATTCTACTTCGACAGCGAGAAAGATTGTTGTGCCTTCTCTCTCAAGTGGGGCTAGTTATCCTTAGTGGTCGACTACATAAACTCAGTTTATTATACTTCCAAGACAGACTATATAAAACTACATCTCGAAAGAGATCACAGCGGCTTTTGCTATATTTTCGGGCCGTTGGTGCACAGAGTATCGTGCATTACACCAAAGGAGGATTTACCATGGTAAAATATATGCGACATATTATTTTCGCATTGGCTGCCTTGACTGGCTTGGCCACTGTGAGCTTGGTCACCAATGACAAGCTCCGTGATCTCAGGATCAAAAAAGACGCAGTACCGTATCAATTTGTCACGGTCAAAGATCGTGAGCGGCAGTTGTACTGCATGACCAAAAATATCTACTATGAAGCCGGTGGTGAGCCTGCCGAAGGCAAACTGGCTGTGGCACAGGTAGTGTTGAATCGGGTGGAAAGCGGGCAGTTCGCTGACGATCCTTGCAAGGTCATCTATCAGAAAAACATCGTTTACAACAAGGTCATATGCCAGTTTTCCTGGTTGTGTGAAGACATCCATAAAACCAGGCCTGTACATCAAAAACTCTGGGATGAAAGTTACGAAGCAGCCAAGATGGTGTTGTTAGAAGGCTTCCGACTGCCCGCTCTCAAAGAGGCCATGTACTTCCATGCCGATTACATCAATCCACCTCAGTGGAAAAAGGTCCGAGTGGCCAAAATCGGTCGACACATTTTTTACAAGGACGCATGATGCAGATCAAAGATATGGATGTCAAGAAAATCCTAGATTGGTTGCAGGCCCACATGGCACCGGTCTCTTCCGAGACACTGGGATGGTTGGCAGTGCTGTTGATACACTCGGCTACCATACCCACTTTGTTGGCTGTGCTGACAGGGCTCAGCGATCGCATGCCTACAGTGGATCTGGTGCTGCTGGTCTGGGCCGGCCTCACTGCCTTATTCGCACAGGCCTGTGTGCAGAGGAACTTCCTCCAGATAGTGACCATAGCCGGCGGATTTATCTTGCAAAGCAGCCTTATGGCCCTGATATTCTTTAGGTGATCTTGACACAATAATGCAATTGTGATATAATCGTAGAATGTCAGGAAAATACCTATCTAAACAAGCCATACAAGACCTCATCCAGACCCGGGACCGTATCTTCGCCGAGCACAACTCGGTTTGGACTGCTCATGAAATTGACATCCTGGCCAATGACACACTGAGTTCGTTGAGCATCTGGGAAATAGTCAGCCAATACGACCCTGACTACAATACCAACTTCCATCGCAATGGAGAGGATGCCATGAGCGGCGGCGTGGCGATTGAGCAGAAATGCGCCACGGTCAAACCAGCCAAAAAAGGCACTGTGGGCCGCGCTGGTTTCCAATTCCATGCCCAGGGCAAACTGCAGTATGACAGATACATCTTCGCTGTTCGTCGAAAAGACAACTTGCACCTAGTGAGATTGTGGGATGTGACTTCTAATGCAGGCATCCAACTGGTACAAGGCTGTTTGATGGCCCGTAGGCAGCGTTGGATCGATCGAGGCAAGCCCAATCATGATGCCATCCTGGTCGAAGAAAAAGATCTGGCCACACTGCCGGCACACGAACACTTGATAATCAACGGTTGCCAAGTATACCGGGTATAAATACGTGATGAAATCCCTGGTGTTCACTGAACAAGACTTTTTGTCATTGTTTAATCTCCCCAACCCCACCTTCCAAGAGTTCTGCGACAGCATACAGATCCTAGATGTCACAGATAGGTCAGGCACATTCAAGGTCAGGCAGGATCTTGACAGCTTTATCGCGCGAGTGGCCAAGAAAGACCAACGCGGACAAAAACTGCCATTGTTCAAACAGAAACTCTATGAGATCCTAGTCACCGATCGAGACAAATCATTGCGGCAGTGGTTCAGTTCGCAGGGCGCATTGCCCAATCCAGTGCCTTTTTATTTCGACATTCCTGACACAGACATCCTGCAGGATGGTGTGTTCGGTGGCCGTGCCAACGCCAAATATGGTCGCATCTGTAAGAACATCAACTTTGAAAACTATTACAACACAAAAAAGCTCTGGAGCACTGACAGCGAGTATGTGTTTGGCTTGCTCCGCGTGATGTTGGAAGAATTCAAGATACGCAACAGCTTGGTAGGGCCAGCGTTCTTCGATCAGATCTGTCGTTATGATGGGGACAGCGGAGATTTTTGGCGTGCATTCATGATGGGAGCCAATCGCCCCAGCACTTTCAATCCGGCCACTTATCGGGAGATCCTGAGAGAAGTATTCACCGGTGAGACTTTGTTCGCGCCGGTCATGGGATGGAACAGTTATCAGACTGCATTCTACAGCAGTGATTTCCAGCGGTTCATAGCCACTGATGTCATACCGTCTGTGGTAGACAATGGTCACTTGTTGCACCAAGAATTTCAGCAGTGGCGAAGCGGTAATCTATTTGAGATCCAAGACAAGCAGATAGATCTCTATCTATGTCCCAGCGAGCAACTGCAACAACGGCATCAATTCATTGATCGGTACAAAGATCAAGTTGACGCTGTGCTGTTCAGTCCTCCCTACTATGATCTTGAGATCTACGACAGTGAAGATCAGAGCTTTACCAACTTTCCTGATTATCAACACTGGCTCACGGGCTACTGGGAAGAGACTGTGAAATTGTGCAGAGAAGTCATGCGCCCTGGGGCCAAGTTTGGCTTCGTCATCAGCAACTATGTCAACAAGCACAAAGTCATGACCACCATCAGTCAAGACATGCGAGATCGTGCCGCACTATATCTCACACCAACAGATCATTACAGGGTGCAATGGAGCGCCATGGGAGGCAGTCGCCAAGCCAAAAAAACCCGCGGTGGCAACTTTGAAGATCTATGGATTTTCCAAAAATCCTAAGTTAGTGGGCACTAACCACGAGGTTGACCAGAAACTCAAATTGTAATACAATAAAAGCCTAGTAACTAGATCCCGCATTGTGTCGGGCAACGAAAGGAAAATCATGGCTAAACGCCTAACACGCAAACTCACGGATGTGGCACAAGAAGTAGAAGCCACTATCAAACGAGAATTCGAAGTCACAGATCGCGAACTGGATTCATGGCGGCATCGAGCTCATAACCTCCCACAGAGTTTTCCCGAAAGCACCATGGCTCGGATCGATGCATTGTGGATCGATTACGAAGTACAGCGAGATGTCATCCACAAACATGTCATGCGGATCATGAAAAAGTGGGACCCACGCATCTGCTCGCCAGTGTCGGCCTGCCAAGTCACTGGCCGTGATACCATTGACACCTACGACGGACAGCATCGTACCCTGGCCGCCACCATTCTGGGCTACACCGACATACCCTGTGCTGTGGTAGAAACCGACGATCCCAATTTTCCTTCCTACGCATTTGAGATGCTGAATGACACTGGCGTCAAACGCCTGGGTCCTGGCGATTTGCATCGCAACGCTCTGGTGCGCTATCGCAATGGTAGCCGAGAAATCAAAAATGTCAAAGCATGGAACATGCAGGAACAATTTGACGCCTTGGGCATAGATCTCGAAGACAAAAACACCCGCAAGAGTGAGGCACTGCGAGGCGACAACCCGTATTTCTTCAGTCATTTCAAGTATGCGCAGAAAGCCATCGATGCTGATGTATCGGGCAAGGTGCTATATCGCATCCTGCAAGCCATCCGCAACAACTTTCCCAAGAACGAAGAAATCGATCAAGGTGTGTTCATCGGACTGTATGAGCTACGACGCCTAGCTGGAACAGCTGGGTTGATCCTTCCTGAAGATTGGATGGACACTCTGCTCAAAAGCATCAGCGGTGTATGGTCAGACAGTGCCATAGTACATGCCAAGGGCCGAGCACAATGGGCGTTCTACAAAGGAGACGGTGCTACTTGGACCGCGCCCACAGCCATGGCGAATTTCTTGCGTGAAGTACACAAAGTCAAAGGTGGTAAATTGAACTTGCCTTATCACGGCGACGGATCCAAGATGGGCATCGAAGAGGGCGTGATCGCCCTGGGACTGTTTTAATGGATCGGACATTGATCGAAAACTTCGTGCCGCCGGTGTATGGTCGCACACCCAGGAACTCAGAAAGTTATCGTGCCACTTACCGCTACTGTTCGGGTAGGTTGGCCGAGATCTTGAAGATCTATCGCAACAGCACCAACGACCAGCAGACCCTGCGACTGGTGCGTGATGACATGGACAATCTTTTACGCCGCTATCACGGCTATGCTATCAAAGAGAATATAGGCGCACATTATAGAGAAGTGGGCGTGGATGCCAGTGCCGATTTTGAGCATTTGATCCCGGCAGCCAGGATCCGAGACATGATGATCGCGGGGGTTCTCACCATCGACGAGGCATTGAATTGCCCTACCGTTACACTGAGCCGTGTCAAACATCATGCTCTCAAAGAAGCAGGGTGGGCCAGCCATACTCCTGATGTGTGGCGGCCATTCCGGAGATATATGCAGGTGTTTGATGCCCAGTTTGAGACTTACGACGGTCGTGTAGTGGATCCAGATGCTTGGACCCTGCAAGATCATTATGCATATTTCCAACATTTGGTCAGTGGTCGCTAACCACAGCGATTCAAGCAGGTTGACCAATATTTGCCCATTTGCTATAATTTAGGCATACAGTGAAATATTGGAGCAGATATGTACAGCAGATACCGATCCAAATACAGCATTTCGGCTCAGGTGAATAACTCTCGAAAACCACGGGCACCCGAGCGTCCAGTGGCCTGGACTGCGGATACCGTTTGGGCCGCGGCCGCCACGGCCTATAGGGTCAATGGTGGAGAGTATCTCAAAGATCATGAGTATGCCCGAGACGATCAAGGTCTCTGGACCGAAACCGTCCTGCGACGCAGGAATCGCGATGTCATGAAGCAGGCCTTGGACGATGCCAGCATGATCACCGAGCAAGATCGTGACTTGGGTGCTCGAGCCCGAGACTGGCTGGGCAAAAAACTCCTGATGAGCACACTCAAAGGCACGCCCATGAGCGAATTCGAAACTGCCTGCCAGCGCATGGTCACCCTGGAAGACTTTGACGAGTGGAACACCCGTTATGAGTTGGCCCTGGTGCCCAGCCAGATCAAGAGTTACGAAGAGGCTGTGCAACTAGAGGCAGCCATGGAGGGCATCCGCAACGAGCCCGTGGCTCCCGTCGGCGACAAAGTGGACCTAGAGATCACCGTTGTGAAATCTGTGTACAGCCAGAACTATGGTGTGTACTTCATCACCGCAGTCACTCCCTCCAAACAGGCTGTGTTCTTCAGTTTTCGCGAGAGATTGTCAAACGGCCACCAGTGCCGCATCCGTGGCACCGTGAAAGCACATCGCGAAAACTCCACGCAACTCAATCGAGTGAGAGTGGCATGAGCCATACCTTTGCCTTGATGTGGGACTGCGATGGACTCGAAGCCGTGATCGATGTCACTGAGTGTGAACAGGAACGAGCTTGGGCCATGCTCAAAGGCATCCAAAATCCTCCCTACAAATTGACCAATCTCCAGCATTGGAGGATGCGGGCCCAGGCCAATCCACAACGGCATTACGAGATCTACATCTTGCAGGCCGAGGAAGGCATCACCAAGGATGATCTCAGATCGGCGTTTGAATCTGCTCCACAACAGATGGCCGATACCGTACGCAGATTGGGACTCCGGTTCTACAGCGATAGATTCGTTTATCAAGACCGGGCCATAGTATGACCATAGAATATCTGATCTGGGCTGTGTTGAAAAAGGATCATCTCAACATCTATGAACGGCATGAGATCGCTGACTTGTTAAAACGACTGATGAAGGAGAGCAACAATGAGTAAGTTTATCTTGGGTTTTGTTTTGGGTATCGTGGTTGCCACCATTGGATTCTCTGGGGTAGCCCGCTTGTTAGACAGCGGTGTCACTGTGGTTAAAGAGAAATCTCAGGAGTTAGCGCGATGAGTGAACTGGCATTCGATCTTGAACAGCACATCCTGCGATGCTGGAATGTTGTAGAAGACATCGATGAGATCTTAGACGACTTGGAAAATGGTCGCATGGAAATCCACGAGGCAGTAGAGGCACTGCGGGCTTACCAAAAGGTGTACCAGCGACGGTTTGAACGCTGTTTCGAACGATTTGAAGAGTACAACAAAGAAGCCTGGGCCGCGCGGAAGCAGGTACAGGAACTCCAACAGAATTTGGGTAGGTTCCAAGCCCCTGCAAGCATGGGGGGTAAAAAGGGCAAATCCAAACAGCAAAAAGAGGTTGACCATTAAATCCCTTTTTGCTATAATATGAGTATGCTAAGAAATTGGCATATTTCGAAATAGCAGTTCTTAACTTCAACTTTAGGCAATTTGAAAGGCAACTACATCATGGCAACTGAAAAACTCTTTACCGTAGCAGGCACCGCAACCCAGAACGGCGTGACCAAAGCTCGTTTCGCCAACGACATGGTCGCTCGCGTCAAGATCCTGACCAAGTCAGGTTGCACCAACATTAACTTGGTAGAACTACCCCGTCCGATGACCAAACTCGAGGCCTTGCAGCATCTGCAGACTCTGGGCATCACCGAGGGCGACGCAGGATATGCGGTGGCCAATAAACTGGCCGAGAAGACCAAGGTCGCTAAAAAGGCCGAGATCAAGGTGGCTGTCAAGCCCGCCAAGGTCGCTGCCAAGGCCCGGGTCGAGGCGTAAACCCGCAGAGAGCAGGACGCTGGGTGTAGGCCCAGACTGTAAGTCTCTCAAGTCAAAGGCTACCTCCGGGTAGCCTTTTTTGTTGGCCGTGCCAATTGGCTTAAATACCAAATGCTGGACGACAAAGACCTTGAAGCCGCGGTGCAGGACCTAATCATAGACATCTGCGAGATCATGTATCGCCGAGGCTATCAGCAGGTGTGCATCGGCCATATCATGCGCCTGGTCGGGGTCACCGAAGTGCGAGCTCGTACACACGATCAAGAATTCTTTGCCTTGGATGAGGAATTCCGTGCCATGCTGGCACAAAGAGACAAAACCACTAAACAGCACACTGCCAAACAGGAAAAGAAATCACCACGGCACACGCCCGATGGTGTCACCTTACATTAATGACCATCAGCAATTTTCGGGCCGCCGAGCCCCTTTACATCGTGATCGTACGAGAACGCAACGCGGAACAAAACTTGCGTGCCTGGGCTAAGACAGCCAATGTGCAAGTGACCATCGAGACCAACCGCATGAAGATATTTGAACATCGTACACTAAGCCATTTCCAGATGAATTGGTCCGGAGATTGGCAGCAAGTCACCATCTGGGATTGCTGGAACAAGCGACACATACACGCTGACTGATGCAAAAGATAAGAGATTTCTGGAGTGCCAGTTTCCATTCCGATCGCATAGCCTTTGTGTTTGAGATGGTTAGCTTCTTGTTTACTGTGGCCGCTAGCCTTTACCTTGCTATGCATGCAGATGATCCAGACATGCGATTGGTGTACCCGGGATTTTTTGTGGGTGCCATTTGCCAAGTGTATGCCAGCTACCGTCGCGGCAGTGCCTGGATCATGCTACTCACCGTGTACTTTGCCATAATCAATATTTTTGGCTTTGGTAGAGCCATGTTGTGGTGGTAAAAGCCTTGACTGACCTGCATAAGTAGCATAAAATAACTATATGAAAATCACTGATGTGTCTTCTGGGCACAAGATGGTCGAAATGAGTTGGCACGAAGCCTTGTTGGCCGCTGGTACCGACGAAACCGATACAGAGATGGAACGAGATATGAAGTTCACAAACTGGTTCGGAAAGCAGAAGTTTCGCATCATCGATGCGAAAGATTATGAAACCCAACAACCAAAGGCAGCAGCCGATGGTATCGAATTACTAATCATCAAAGGAAACGACTATGTCCGCAAACCATGACGCAATCAAAGCAGCATTTGAAACCTACATCTCGGAAAACGAGAAGTTCACAGCCAAAGGCGTAAAAGCCGCAGCCGCCCGTGCTCGCAAAGCTCTACAAGAAATGAGCAAAGCCATCAAAGAGCGCCGCAAAGAGATCACGGCCGAAAAAGAAGCCATGGCAGAGAAGAAGTGATGCAAGTACGAGCTGATCAGTTTCGTGACGGTGGAGTACCATGCGGCTGTGGCCGCAGTCCCACTGGATTTTGCTGTGGATGGCATGCCCTCAGCGAAGAAGAATTCAATCAAAAGATCATGGAAGGGCTGGTCTATCCCGGCGAAGAACCCAAAGAGGAGAAAAAAGATGAATCTTAATGTTTCAGCAGCCGAAAGTCTTAACACAGCAGTGGCCGGAGTGCTGGGTCGTATGTTTGGTGGCGTGCTAGCCACCCTAGTGGCAGCCGCACTAGTAAATGTTCTAGGATTGGTTCCAGTCCTGTTTTCGGGCGTGGTGGGTTGGATCTTGATCTTCGCTCCGTTGCTGATGAGTCTCTATATCGGCTTCCGCGGAGAGTCGATGTCGGAAAGTGCGATCAAGGGCTGGTTCTGGGCCTTTGCCTCCGTCATGGGCATCAGCCTCAGTCTTATTTTTGCCGTGTACACTTCGGCCAGCATAGTGTTGGCCTTGGTCGGTACCACTGTGTCGTTTGGTGCTTTGGCCTTTTATGGCTACTTCACCAAAAGAGACTTGAGTGGATTCGGTCCATTCTTGTTTGCGGGTGTGATCGGTTTGATCGTGGCCAGCGTGGTAGGCATGTTTGTGCAAAGCACTGCCCTGCAGATGACCATCAATGTAATAGCCATACTGATCTTCTTGGGACTGACAGCCTATGACATGAATCGCATCAGAGACATGTTCTGGAATGCCAGTGAATCGGACATCGGTCGTTGGCAGTGGTTTGGCGCCCTCAGCCTGTACATCAACTTTATCAATATCTTTGTGAGCCTGCTACAACTCTTTGGAGACCGTAAATGAAACAGTTTTTGATTGGTGCTGTGTTGTTGCCTGCTGTGACCTGGGCCGGTGTGATAACTGCTCCAGTGACCAAGGTCGTGCCTCAATATAGAGAAGTCATTGTCACGCGGTCAGTATGCGTGAATGAGACACAGACACCACAATCTGGCAACCCTATCACAGGAGCCATCATCGGTGGAGTGATCGGTAGCCAAGTGGCCAAAGGCGGTGATCGGACCCTGGGTGCAGGTGTGGGGGCCATCGCCGGTGCTGTGATCGGTGATCAAGTAGGTCGTCAACCAGTACAGGTACAACGATGCACACCCGAAGCGGTCACTGAACAGCGTTCTGACGGATTCATGGTGCATTATCGCATCGGAGAGACTGAGTTCCGGCAGCACATGGATCGAGACCCGGGGCAATGGGTGTCTGTCACAGTGACCGCAAGATGAGCCAAGACGATTTCGATTCTGTATCCATCAACGTCAGTGGGATTGGGGGTGGCTATGACCCTCTCTATGGCCCCACTCCTCCCCTTATCACTGTCGATCCCGGTCTCTTCATTAATGGGCCAGTGTGGTCCACGTCGGGTACAGGGCCAACTTGGACCACGACAGGTACATCGGGATCTTGGATCCTTGATGATACCACATTGACCGAAACAAGACCGTCGGGTAAACTCACGCTCCAAGGCGAAGATGCTGACATCGAGATCAACGGTCGCAGTCTCATGCAGATCCTAGACGGTATCGAGCAACGACTGGGCTTGCTCAAGACCCACGAAAGCATGGAAGCCGAGTGGGCAGAACTACGCGCCATCGGCGATCAGTATCGAGCCAAGTTGGCCGAGATCGAAAACAAAGTCAAAATGTGGGACACACTGAAACGATGACACCAAAGCAACGAATCAATCACATAACAAAGTGGATCCGGAGTTACGCCACTAAAAATAAAATCAAGACTCTTGTGGTGGGAATCAGCGGTGGAATAGATTCCGCAGTGGTATCGGCCCTGTGTGCTCGCACCGGATTGCCTACCATCGCCGTGAGCATGCCCATACACCAGAGCAAAAAGACACACAGCCTCAGCGTGGCACAAGGTCAGTGGCTGGTGGAAAATTTCGAAAATGTGCGACACCGCATGGTAGATCTCACGCCAACATTCCGGCAGTTTGAACGCATCTGGGATGGTGCATCGGAACTGGGTCTGGCCAACAGTCGCAGCCGATTGAGGATGATGTGCCTGTACCAGATCGCACAGGATGAAGGCGGCATCGTGGTAGGTACAGGTAACCGTGTGGAAGACTTTGGTGTGGGATTCTTCACCAAGTATGGCGACGGTGGCGTGGACATTTCGCCCATTGGCGACTGCATGAAGACTGAGGTGTGGGACATGGGCCGCGAACTGGGCATACTCCCAGAAATCATTGATGCGGCACCCACTGACGGACTATGGGCCGACGGCCGCACCGATGAAGATCAATTGGGCATGACTTACCCCGAACTGGAGACCATGATGCATCTTGATACCTTGATGGATGACAATATCGAACGCATGAGCATGGATCGTCAACAGCGAGCCAAATTGAAACGCTATCAACAACTCAGAGCCCGTAACCTACACAAGATGCTGCCAATACCGGTGTGCCAAATGCCACGAGATGGACAAGCCTAAAACTGACTGGATCCCTATCCTGGTCACTTGCGTAGTGGCCTTGTTCTGCACCAGCATGGTGTTGTATGCTGTGGCAGAAAATCGCAAGAGCGACAACCAGTATTTCAAGGGTCGCATAGCATCCTTGGAAGACCGCATCAACCAGCAAGACAAGCGCCTGGACAGCTTGGGAGAAAATTTCACCAAGATCAACAGCGATCTACGAGATCTCACTACCTTGACTGTGCAGATCAACGCCAATGTGATAGAGAACAGTGGTCGGTTAGAAAATCTTGTAAATCCTCCTAAACCTCTGCCCAAAAAGGGCAAATCCAAATCTGAGATCAAAGCACAGAGATTGGATCAGCCAGTGATCCAAGGTCCGCGTCCAGAACCTCCGCCACCGCGCAAAGGGCCCTATGCGATCGAAGGCAAACCCTCCGATTGACCAATAAATCGCCCGATGCTATAATAGTAGCATAATGACATTACCCGACGAACGCTATCGCGCTATTCAACAGACTCGGCAATTCTTGCTGGATCTATTGGATCCCAAGAAGACTCCCCGCGTGCCACGCGAAGTCCGCCAGCGAGCCCACAGTCTGATGCGGCATTATCCCGGTGACTATACTCTGGACCAGTTGGCCGAAAAATCACCTGATGTGATAATAAAAGAGATGGAACCCTTGACCCGCATGATGATGACTTACGAAAAGGAACTGCGATGACCGAATTGATTATTGTAGGTGGACTGACGTTCATCGCCGGTCTGGTCATAATTGACGCACTGAAGGATCCACGATGACCATGCATCTAGAAGGTCCTTGGATGACCACTACCAAGTATTCAAAGAAGGCGCACAAGAAGTGGGCGTCAAGCGAGGCCAAGCAAAAGGCTGAGCGTGAGGCTCGTGAGTGGGAAGAATTGCAACAGCAGTGGAACAAATTGGCTCCTAGATTCTCCACGAAGAAAGTCGAGAGCCAGCCCATGCCGCGTGGTGCTTTCCGGCCCTTACAGACAGCATCCTTCTATCCGCCGGGTCGTGAGCCAGCCAACATACCCAGCAAGCCCGATACTGTGGGCGTGGCGGCAGCACCTGCACCCAAGGTCTATACCGGCACCAAGATCAAAGGAATCGGCACCATGCACAAGAGCAACGCCGTGCCCATCTTCAGCGATGACGAAGCCAGAGACATCGCTACCATGAGGAGGTAATATGTTAGCGCAAATGGTATTTGTCCTGGTGATACTGGCTCAAAATGGAACAGCCCAGCGTTTTGCTGTTTTTGAGACCATGGAGCAGTGTGAAAGTTTCGCGCAGACATACAATGCGGCCAATAAAGGATTCGGTCGTGCTGCCTGTGTTCCTGAGAATACCCAATCCAAAGCTGATATACGACAGGATTTTGACCAAGCTATGACTATGATGGAGCACTTCATGGATCGTATGGATCGGGCCATGAAACATCAAAAAAAGGAATTATGAAGTTATATGTAACCAGCGATCTTCACTTGGAGTTTGGGGATCTTGACTTACGCAATCAAGACGATGTGGATGTATTGATCCTGTCGGGCGATATCCTTGTAGCTAAAGATCTAGATCGGCCCGATGAGCGTGGCGACAGGGTGCATGGTTTCTTCAAGAGAATCGCCAACGAATTTCCCCACATAGTGATGTGCATGGGCAATCACGAACACTATCACGGTGACTTCGGTGAAAGCGCCAATCTCATCCGCGACGCTGTCAAAGAATACTCTCATTTCCATCTCCTAGACAAAGAATCTGTCACCATCGGGGACTATCTTTTCATTGGTGGCACATTGTGGACCGACTTCAATCGTGGTGATCCCATCACTATACATGCTGCCAGCTCGATGATGAACGACTTCAAAGGCGTGGGCTACCGAGCTAAAGGCAAAAGTGGCGGGATCTGGAAGTTCATCCCCCAGGATGCTTTGGAAGATCATTACAAGATGAAGCAATACATATCTACTGTGATCGACAATCGCAGGGCACAGGGCGATCGCAGTGATCGAGTGATCGTGGTGGGGCACCATAGTCCCAGCGATCAAAGCGTACACCCAAAATATCGCAACGATGTGATCATGAACGGTTGCTATCGTAGCAATCTCGAAGAATTCATCCTGGACAGACCTGAGATCGTACTCTGGACGCACGGGCACACCCATGAAGACTTTGACTATCAGATCGAAAGCACTCGCGTGGTGTGCAATCCCCGAGGCTATATCGGATATGAAGCGCGAGCAGAATCATGGCAACCCAAACTGATAGAACTATGACTTATCGCGCTAGGATCGATTGGCGGCATGGGGATACCATTACCACCTGGAATCTCCAGCTGGCGTCTGTGGTCGAAGTGTTTGGCTTGCCCGGTGACAGATATCGCACACACGTGGATGCTGACTGGATGGACTTTGAATTTTTCAACGAACAGGACCGCCTGCTGTTCCTCACGGGCTGGCCCTCTTTCATACCCAATGAATTGAGCTTAAGGGAAAATATATGAGTTTTGAACGAGATCAAGTGTGGAGATCTATCAGTGGAGATCCTGGAAATTATTACTGCCAGGCCTCTGAATCAGAACGGCAGGTGTTCAAAGAGTGGGTGCAAGGTCTGTTGCGCGAGCGTGAAGTCACAATAGATTTTGTCAAAGCCGACGGTGATTTCCGTAGCATGAAATGCACACTGAATGAGTCGTTGGGTGCTAAGTACACCGTGAACGAAAACAAAGATAAAACTGCCAAAAAACCCAACCCTGATGTATGCGTGGTCTGGGACATGAATCAAAACGCCTGGCGCAGCTTCCGCTGGGATCGACTGAAAAAGGTCCATTTCGAACTTGGCTAAAGAAGAAGGTTTTAAGATGGAAGGCGAGGTAGTAGAGATACTGCCCAACGCAACATTCCGTGTACGGATAGACGATACTGAAAATGTGGTGCTGGGAGTGATCTCGGGCAAGATGCGACAGCACAACATCAAGATATTGCTGGGCGATAGGGTAGAGATAGAATTCTCTCCTTATGATGTCACTCGTGGGCGTATCACCCGCCGGAAATAAATATGTTTATGCGCGAACATATAGATCTCATCGAGGCTACTACTCGAGAAAAGAAACTGGAAACTACCCCCTTGCCCTATGCCGAGGATGCGTTAGATCCTGTGCTCAGCCGAGACAGCATCAACTATCATTATGAGCACTTGGCCAAAGGTTATGCCAAACGCTACAATGCCGGCGAAGGAGATGCCGACTTCAACCGCGCCGGCAGTTTCCTGCACAACAAGTTCTTCCCACAACTTAGACCACCCAAAGGCCGTAATCTGCCCCGCGGCGCTGTGCTTGCCTTGATCGAAGACAAGTTTGGTAACTTTGATGATTTCAAAGATGCTGTCAAAGAGGTAGCCATGAAGATACAAGGATCAGGGTGGGTATATCTATCCACAGGGGGCGAGATCAAGACCATAAAAAATCATGCAGTCAGGACAGATATCTGCGTGCTTATTGATTGGTGGGAGCACGTTTGGGCCACTGACTACCAATGGGACAAAGAAAAGTATCTTGATAATATCTGGCGCATCATCGACTGGGATGTGTGCAACGAAAGACTATGATTACCATCACTGAATCGGCCAAACTCAAAATCGCCGACATATTGGCAGAAGAAAATAACCCTACATTACGAATTCGAGCATTTGTGCAAGGTGGCGGATGTTCGGGCATGCAGTATGGGTTTACACTGGATGAAATCACTAACGAAGACGATTTCGAGGTGGATGGAATCTTGGTGGACTCTATGAGCATGCAATACATGACCGGTGCCAAAATAGACTATCGAGAAGATGCCATGGGTGCCAATTTCGTCATAGACAATCCCAACGCACAGACTTCCTGTGGTTGCGGATCAAGTTTCAGCCCCTACTGATAGCACACAATCCGGTAAATACTGTGACCCCAAGGACACAGTAGATGGCTAATACCGGAAACACCCAACAGATCATAAACTACGGCGCCACTGCCAACGATGGCACCGGCGACCCGTTACGCACCGCGTTTATCAAAACCGATGAGAACTTCGACAACGTCTGGTTAGCAGGCCCTGTGGGCAGCAACATAACCATCAGCAACAACACCATCCAGACCAACAACACCAACGGCAACCTCATACTCAAGCCCAACGGTACGGGGATTATCCAGGCCAATGCTTCCGTCCTGCCCAATTCTACCAGTACCAGAGATCTGGGCAGTTCAGCTCAGAGCTGGCGCCGAGCCTACATCGATGAATTGCTGCCCGAAACGCTGACAGTGACTGGAGATGCTACCATAGGCGGCAATCTCACTGTGGAAGGTGATACTATACAGATCGGTAACATCACCACGGATACGCTCACTGTGCAGTTGGCTAACACAGCAGCCAATGCTTCCTCTGCCAATGGCGCTGGTGTAACTGTGGGCGCTAACGATGCCATAGCCACTTTCCTTTTCAACAGCACCAGCAATACTTGGATTACCAATATTGGTGCTAATGTTTCGGGCAACATCACGGCCAATTATTTCTTTGGTAATGGTAGCCTGCTTACTGGTATCACTAGTTACGCCAACGCCAATGCAGTGGCCTATGGGCAGGCAGGCTGGGCCGGCAACATCATACCCGCTGCCAATGCAGTCTACAGCCTGGGCAACGCTACCAACTACTGGTCAAACCTCTGGGTGGCCAACAACACCATATACATCGGTGGTGTGCCTTTGGGTATGGCTGCAGGTAACATACTCACAGTCAACGGTGCTGAAGTGGTCACGACCTCTGATAACGAGGCCAACATCGCCAACCTTGAGATCCTGTCAGCCACCATCACTATCAAGCCCGGTGCCCCGGACACAGATGTCTACATCAGTCCGTCGGGCGAAAGTTATGCGTTCTTGCAAGTGCCCACCAACGACACAGCCAACGTCACCAACACACGCCTGCACAACGATGCCGGCAATGTGGAGATCGGTGCTGGAGACACCACCAACGGCAATCCCACTTATGAATGGGATTTTACTAATAGTGGCACCTTGACATTTCCTGCCAGCCAGACTTCCGTATTTGGTGGCATGGACAACGATTTTACCATCGACACTGCCAACGCCAATGGAGCAACGTATACCTTTACTTTTGGTCAGTTTGGAGACCTATCCGTTCCTGTGAATCTCAACGTGTCGGGCAACGTCTATACCGATGATATAGTAGGAACAGGAAACGGCAATCTTACTGTCACTGCCAACACTCAGAGTTGGGTGTTTGACACTGAAGGTGCAGTCACCCTGCCCGGCAACAGTGCGATCAGTGCTTCAGCCAACACCATAAGAGTCAGTGCTGGTACCGGAGACCTAACAGGTGTGTTGTTGAACAACACCGGTGATGCCGAGATTTATGCCAACAGCAATATATCCTTATACACCGACAGTGACAACACAGGACAGAACTGGACATTTGACACCACTGGTAATCTCATCTTGCCTGCAGGAGGTGATCTCAACTTCGTCGCCGGTGGCATAGCTCAAACCGTTGATGAAGATTTTACCATTCTAGTTCAAGATGGCGACGATGATGGTTTTTCTGTCTACCTAAACGTCGACGATGGTTCCGGCACAGTATTGTCACAATACCAACAGCAACGAGATCAGTTTGAACTGGGATTTCCAGCGTCATCGGTTTATTATCAATTCAACGACAATGGAACTTTAGTATTACCCGCCAATGCCGCTGTGTGGACTGACGCATCGAGCAATATCAGTATCATAGCGAGAAGCGTCAGTGATTCAAGTTTTGTTGAAATGATGACACAAGACAACAGTGACATCAAGCGTAGTAACGTCACTGTCACAAGAGACAATGTCACTGTAACTACTAGTTCAGGTGCTTACAATTGGACATTTGATGTCAACGGTGAACTATGGGTTCCTGGCGGCACAGGATATATCAGTTCTGCAGCCAATACCATAACCATGTACAGCGACGCGGCCGAGCTCAACGGTATCCTGTTCTATGGAGATGGTGCTGGCAACGATGGTGTAGATATCTATGCTGCCAGCATGGTAACAATCTTCGCTAACAACGCGGGTGCCACCAGAGAAACAAGATTCCTGGCCGATGGTACGATCTCTGTGCAAGGAATGATCTATCCTGTCACAGGTTACACCGCTGTGGACCTGGGTAACAGTACAAATAATTTTAGAGATGGCTGGTTTTCTGGCAATGTCAAAGCCAGCGGCCTTTTGATAGATACCGTCACAGGGATCACTGCCAACGCAGGCAATGTGAATATCAACCAAATCACTGGATTGGGTGGCTGGCTCAACGCTGTCGGCGCCAATCTCTCGGGTAATGTCAACGCTGACAGCCTGAATATCGTTGATATCAATGTCACTGGCAACATCATCAGCAATCTCTATGCCGATGGTGAAGTGGAGATTTTAGGCAATGTCAATATAGAAAATCAACTTACTGTAGACGGTTTGTTGGTAGACACAGTCAGCGGCATCACTGCCAATGCTGGCAATATTGATATCAATCAGATAACTGGCCTTGGTGGATATTTGAATGCAGTGGGTGCCAACATTTCCGGCACCATCACCGGTGATGTGCTGATCAGTTCCAATCAAAGCGGTATCGAAGGTGGCGAGATCAACCTGTCATTGCCGGCTGCTGCCAACACCACACTGAGCGGCAACATCGTAGTGATCGACAGCTATGGTGATCGGCTGAGATTCTTTGAAGGTGGCGGCAGCACCCGCGGGTTGTACATGGACTTGGCCAATTCGCCTGCTGGAGTGGGCGCTGCCATCGGCTACAGAGATATTCCACAGGTCGCATTTAGTGCCAACGCCACGGCTGCCATCTCAGATGCTGGCAAGCACTTTTACTCTACCACTGCGGGCAATCTCAGTCTACTGATACCCACCAACACCAACGTGGCCTTCCCCACTGGTGCTACCCTGACCGTAGTAGTAAATGCCGCCGGTAATGTGTTGGTCAACGCTGATACAGGTGTGTCATTATACATGGCAGGTAGTTCAACCACAGGCAATCGCGTGGTAGGTGCATATGGGTTGGCGTCAGTGATGAAAGTGGCGACCGATACCTGGGTGATCAGCGGCACAGGAGTGTACTGATGGCCGGTGCTCTCGCGGCAGTGTCTGCCTTGCCCGGGCAGATCATCACAGATGGACTGCAACTTTGGTTGGAGCCCGATCTCTATGCGAGTTATCCAGGATCGGGCACCAGCAGCTATGATTTGAGTCCAAATCGCTATACCACCACGCTACAAAGAAGTGTAGGATATTCTTCCGCTCGTGCTCCAAGTTTTACATTTGATGGTGCCACTGGTAGGAAATACATCGATGTTGGGCAATATCTGAGTTACAATACATTTACGCTAAGTTCGTGGTTCAAAAGTAGTATCACAACCACATATCAAATGTTGTTCAGCAAAGAAACCACAGTTGGAAGACCTTGGAACTATAGACTCTGGCTAGAGATTACCACTGGAAAATTACGCGGAGATACAGCGGATGCTGCTGTCTCTTCGGAAAACCTGCAGAGCACCGCCGGATATTGCGACGGAGCGTGGCACAATGCTGTGTTTGTGAGAGATGCCACTGGAGGAAATCTTTATCTGTATGCCGACGGAACACAAGTGGCTACAGCGGCAACCACCATAGGATCCGTGACCAATGATCAAAATGTCTGGATCGGGCTCAGTGCATTTACTGGAGAAAATCCTGTGGGTAGTTATCCAGTGAATGGCAACATTGGGCAGAGTTTGATCTACAACACAGCACTCACTGCCACACAGGTCAAACAAAACTTCAATGCCATGCGAGGAAGATACGGCGTTTAACCCTGTGGAAATCCGCTAAATACACTCAAAGCGAGGTAAAAGATGGCACAGCAGACCATAAACATAGGAACAGCACCCAACGATGGCCTGGGCGATCCTCTGCGCACAGCATTTGGCAAATGTAACAGCAATTTTGACGAACTTTTCTTGAGATTCAAGACCACACCACCGGACAATCCCGATGGTGTGGCCACTGATGTCAAAGGCATGTACGCAGTAGATGAAGATTATTTCTACTACTGTTTCCAGGATTATGTGGGCGACAGCACCATAATCTGGAAGCGCATCGCAGGATCGGCATGGTAAATGGCCCAGCCACAATGGATCACTCCTGCCGGCAGCCTGGGTAGCATACCCGAAGGGCAATTTTACAGCACTCCTGTGACCGCCGAAGCCGAGGGTGAAATAGTATATTTCCGACTCATCGCCGGCGAACTGCCCGCAGGTGTACAAATCAACACCAATGGTGTGATCGAAGGTGTGCCCAGCACTGTGGCCCGCGTACAAGGTGTACCAGCAGATGTGGCACGCGATGTCACCAGCAGATTCGCCATCCGTGCCTACACCACACGAACGGTCAACGGTCGGATCCTTGTAGATCGCATCAATGACCGCACTTTTGAACTCACAGTCATAGATCGCAATGATCCTGAATTCGTCACACCTGCGGGAAATGTAGGTACTTTTTTCGATGGGCGGGCCGCTGAAGTCCAAATAGAGTACACCGGACTGGACGAGAACGAGAGTCCTAACATAGAATTGCTGTATGGTGAGTTACCGCCTGGACTCACTGTAAGCCGCACCGGTTTGATTTCCGGCGTGATTGAACCCTTGGTGGGTCCGCCCGGGACTGCTCCAGCGGGCTGGGATGCTACCAACTGGGATGTGTACCCTTGGGATTTCTCCACACGATCTGCCAGCAAGAACTATCAATTTACTTTGAAGATAGGCGGCAGCCTGACCACGGTAGAAGATCCTGGTGCCATACGGACCTATGAGATCTTTGTCTACAGTTCAGATAGTCTCACAGCTGATACCACTGACTTTACCGCCGACAACACATTCATCACTGCTGATGCCATACCCACCCGCACACCAGTGATCATCACGCCAGCAGGCAGTCTGGGCACAGTCAGATCGGGTGGATTTTTCGCCTTCCAGTTCGAAGCCATTGATTTTGATGGCGATACCATAGAATACACTATCACCACTGGTGCCGCCATTGGCTTTGATGCTGGTACAGTGACTGGAGGTCCGGGCAGTTTTGATAGAGACGGAGAAGGATTCGACCGTGGCAGCCAGAGCTTGCCCCCGGGGCTGACGCTAAATCAAACCACAGGATGGCTCACAGGTTACATCCCTGACCAAGGCGCCACAGAATTCACTTATCAATTTGCCATTCGCGTTTACAAAGCCGGTGATCCCACTGTGATCTCCGACTTCTACTATTACACACTGACCATCACTGGTAATATCAATACCGAGGTAACCTGGTTGACTGACCCCGACCTCGGCAGCATCCTCAATGGCAGCATCTCTACCTTGGCAGTGGCCGCAGTCAACCGAGGTGGACGAGCGCTGACTTATCAGCTGCAGAGCGGCAGCGACAGCAGATTGCCGCAGGGACTTACTCTGCAACCGTCGGGGCACATCACCGGCCGTGTGAGTTTTATAACTTTCGCGCTGGATCAAGGTGAAACGACCATAGATGCAGGAGACACTACCTTTGACAGCGAATATCATTTCACAGTGAACGCATTTGCGGCCCAGACCGAGCAGGTCAACTATGAAGTCAGTGGCATCAATATCGTCTCTGGTGGATCAGGTTATACCACTGCGCCCACAGTCACGCTGTCTGCTCCTTCAGCAGTGGATGGTGCTTTGCAGGCCACTGCCACTGCTACCATCAGCAACGGGGTCATTACCAGCATACCTGTGTCGTCGGGCGGCTCTGGTTACACCAGCCAACCCTCAGTGGTCATCATAGGCGGTGGTGGAACAGGTGTAGCTGTCAGCAGCGCCACGATAGTTTCAGGAGCTATAACGGCAATAAACTTATCCTCTGGTGGATCTGGTTACAGCGGATCTCCGTTTATATCCATCACCGGCGGGGGAGGATCGGGTGCAGTAGCCGGTACGCCAGTGATAGAAAACGGAGTGGTCACTGCCATCACTGTGGGCAATCCTGGCAATGGATACACCACACCGCCCACAGTGAGTTTCAGCGGGGGAGGTGGCGCAGGAGTCACAGCTACCGCAACCATAACCACTAGGTCGGTGAACAACGCCATCAGTGTGTTCCGCAGGTTCAGCATAAAAGTCGTGCGGTATTTCAATGAACCCTATCAGAAACTCTACATCAAGGCAATGCCGCCTGAGGATGATCGTGCTCTGATCGAACAGTTGGTACAGAATCAAGAGATCATACCCAATGCCTTGGTTTACCGATCTGATGACCCCAATTTTGGTGTGGCAGCGGACGTGGTCTATGATCATGCCTATGGACTGAATGCTGTGGCACTGGAAGAGTATGTTGAAAGCCTGGAGCTAAATCATTACTGGAAGAATCTAACCCTGGGAGAGATACGCACAGCTCGAGCCATTGACAGTGCAGGCAACTACATCTATGATGTGGTGTATTCATCTATCATCGACGATCTCGTCAACAACGAAGGCGAGAGCGTGGGCAAAGAGGTCACGCTGCCTTATCCCATCAACCAAGGAGACAGCACAGAGATAAGTGTTGTCTATCCCAACAGTCTCATAAACATGCGAGATCAAGTGGTTTCGGTCGTGGGACAGATATCTCCACCCCTTACACCTGCGCTGCCTCTGTGGATGACCAGCCAGCAGAGTGACGGCCGCACATTGGGATTCACTCCGGCCTGGGTCATAGCTTATCTGCAGCCCGGGCAAGGTGACAGGGTTGCATACAACATCCGCACGAGATTTGGTGATCAACTCAATAAGATTGACTTCAAAGCCGATCGTTATGAACTGGATCGCAGTCAGACTTATCTTTGGGATCCTGCCATTGGTACTTGGCTATCGCCCGATGGCTCAGCGCCTGCTGCCACTACTTTTGATTTACACACTCAATTCCAGTACAGAGACAATATTTTTTCTTTGAATACCACTGGGCAAGTGGTGCAGGTCAATTCTTACACTGCCGACGGTATCACCGAAGCCTGGGGATTCCAAGCCCAGTCAGGCACGGGCAAGTTGGTGGTCACTGTCAATGGCACTGTGATCCCTTACTGGAAGTCCGGCACAACTGGCAACAGTTGGCAACTGAGTTACAGCCGAGGTATTCCAGAAACCAATATCAGAGATTGGAACTCTTTGGATTCTTATGGCACCTATGCCACAGTGACCACCGGGGGACTTTACTATCGCAGCTTGAGAGATGTGCCGGCCGGAACAGCTATCTCCGACGGATATTATTGGCAGCAGATCGACCCGCCAAACAGTGTGATTATCCGCACGGCTTCGGGTGCCAATCCAGCTATTTTTGCAGGTGCTGCTTTGCCTGCCAATGCCACAGTGGCTATCAATCAGATCTCCAGCACTTACCAACTGGACACTAATAGCACAGCAAGGACACCCACGGTGTTTGATGGTGGCAGCACAGCCTTCGTCAGTCCTGCTGATCAATACACCGGCACAGATGATTTTGATCGATACCTGTTGTTCCCCAAGATCAATATCATCGATCCCACCCCAACCATACCTGGGCCGCCGCCACCCACGCCCAATCCTGTGATCATATGGCGCAACGTTAGATTGAGCAGTGTCACCTGGAACAACGATTCAGGCAACGCCGTGGTCTGGCTAAACAATTACGCATAAATATGCTGAGAGATTAAAATGACAGTACCTTACATCTTTGCCAATCAAACTGGCAATATAGCCCTCAGCGAACTGGATGCCAACTTCGCCAATGTCAAAGCAGCGGCCGACACTGCCGGCACTGTGACTGCATCGGCACAGCCTGTGATCACCTCCGTGGGTCAGCTGACATCGTTAATAGTATCTGGAAATATACGCACATTATCAGGCGGCATGTATGCGCCGGGTTATTATTGGGCCAACGGTGTTTCTATATTGAGCAGCATCGATAGCAACAATTACGGTAATTCCAATGTGGCCTCTTACTTGCCGACATACACAGGAGCATTGACCAGCTTAACCGGCAATGTCACCACCACTGCGTCAATCATAGGAGCCAATGGTATTTTTTCTGGACCGGTCACTGTCTCCGGAAACATCCAGGGCGGGAACATTGTCACCAATGGTGTCATCAATTCCAGTCGTACTATCACAGGCGGTAACTTAACAGCCAATGGTGCAGTCACTGGTTATACATTAGAAGCCACTGTGGGCGGCGTCACAGCTTTTGGCAATATCGTGGGTGGAAACATCACCACCACAGGCAATGTTGTGGCCACACAGCGTGTGCAGGGCAGCGCATTTCTCACTGCAGGCGCAGTCCAAGGCAGCGATCTGTATTCTACTGGGCCTGTGAGAGGTGCTTATATAGTATCAAGCGGCAATCTATCCATTGCCACTAGTGCTTCTATAGGAACTAATCTTTCAGTTACTGGCGATGTTACGGCAAATGCATTTATAGGTAGCGGCACGCAGTTGACTGGTATTAGCGGCCCTTCGTTTAGTGCTATACAAACTTCGCCGCAGGTTATTCCTGTCGCGCCGACTAATTTAACATTATTGTTTCAAAACAAAGAATTAGATTCTGCAAATTGTTTCAATACATCTAATGGTAGATTCACTCCAACTGTAGCCGGCTGGTATCAAATTAATGCATCTGTTCAAGTTTTTCCAACAGATTCGTTATCAAATATTGCAATACTCATCAGGCTGGCAAAAAATGGCATTGTAACTAAACTAGGATCATATCCTGGGATCAACGGGTTTCAACCAATTTCAACACTGAATTGTCTAATTTACTTAAATGGAACCACTGACTATATTTACTGTGACTTATTTACTACTGCCGCACTGTCTGTTTTTGCAACATCTGGGTCGGGCACTTCTACTTATTTTCAAGGGCACTGGCTCCGATCCTAGGCTAAATACACCATAATTTAGGATGCAAAGATGACTTCGTCGATCAACCCAAACAACATAGATGGCACCTATCCAGTAGCGGGCCAGGACAACAACAGCCAAGGTTTCCGGGATAATTTCACGGCTACCAAGACCAATTTTACCTACGCTGCATCTGAGATCACGGATCTGCAGACCAAAGCTGTACTGAAATCTGCTCTGACCGGAACCACATTAAACAACAACATGGGCGGATCTCTGCTGATTGATGCGCAACTGCAGGACATGAGCGAGACAAGGGTGGCCCTGGGCACACTGACCACTGGTAATACTGCCACTATAGACTACTCCGCGGGACCGTATTACACTTTCTCAACTTCAGGCAGTGCTGGTACGATATCCTTGGCATTCACAAACTTCAGCGCCTCGGGCACCACTAGCCGTGCTCGTGTTCAGGCCAACGTCGCCAATGTGCTACATACCTTGACCTTGCCCACAGCAGTCAATGTCAACAACACTGGCATCCAGGGACTGTCAGGCAATGTGATCACTTTCGGCGCCACTGGAGTTTACGAGTTTGAGTTTGAGACCAACAACGGCGGCAGCAACATATCCATATTTGATCTCAACCGGCCGCTGAACGTGTTTACCAACCCATTGTTCTTGACTGGCAGCGAAGATCTAGCCAACGCTGCCGCAGTAAGCACCACATTACCAGTGACCTACATCGCCACTGGTGCCACAGGAGAAACTGCTACCTTGGCAGCTGGTACCGACGGACAGGTCAAGATGTTTGCCATGACCACGGACGGTGGCGGCGACATGGTGATCACAGTGACCAACCCTGCTTGGGGCGGATCCGGTACCATCACTTTTGGTGACGTTGGGGACGGCTGCACACTGCTGTACACCAATGCCAAATGGTGCTGTGTGGGCAACAACGGATGCGTGTTCGGTTAACCAAAATAGTTTGACAATCGTGGCCCTTGATGCTAAAATAGTATCAAGGGCTTTTCATTTATGGAACATCCACTGATAACCGATGCCGACTCATTGAGCATGGAACAACTCCAGGCCAAGGTCTCTGATCTCACCAAGAAATTGGGTTGGGCGCATCGTTCTGGCAATGATTTTCTCACACAACAAGTCCGCATGGCTCTGGAAACCTATCAGAATAAATTACGCCAACTGCAGCAAGAAGAGTGGGAAAAGAGTTCAAAGAACAATCCTGATTTTGGTGACAAGATCGATATTTCATGAATGTTAGATTAAAGAAAACTTTTAGTTGGTATTCGGGCGTGGTGTACAACGGCCAGTTCTTGATCAACCATTACACAGCACAATTAGAAATGCTCACAGCAACGGAAGATCCCGTGGAGCAAAATCTAGCCTACGAACGGATGAAATTCTGGTTCAACGAAATACTAGACGGTGCCATCTTCATCGATGAAGCACAAGGAAACATTAAACAATGGAAGGACACTGGCGCCAGAATCATGGCCTTTCCTGTGGAACCCGTAGACCAGATCGTGGGAATCATGTTATGCTCCAAACTCAATGCTGTGATGGAAGATCGCATCATGATCACTGATGTAGAAATCTGGAGCCGTGCAGGTGATTCAATGAGTTATCTACACAACTGGAAAGAATCCATCGGACCTTTGGCACAATCTGGATGGTGGCAAGATCCACGACCTGTCTGGAGCATGACTCGATACAATGTCACAGACAAGGTAGTCAATCTGGGACGGCTTCCTGAATGGAAAGATCATGATCTCGACTGGAACGATGATAAATCTTCCAATACTGACACAGTGGTTTTTGGCAGATTTGATGACGATGCAAACAAATAAATTCGGAGAAATGATTTTCTCAGAGGATGATGTGATCGACCTGATCATGCAAGGTCGAGACATAGGCAGCATCCAAAACATGATCGTGGATCAATCAGTGGATCTGTCTAGATTTCCAGATGACATAGACCCTGTACCAGATCTCAGACAGCAGAGATTCCATGCGTGTTCTGTGCCAGAATTCCATCGGCAACAACAGGAAAACTGGTACATGCCGGATGATTATAGAAACATGGATATCGCCGAACATGTGCTGTCTCTGTGCAGTTCTCAGGAACAATTACAGCGTGTAGGACAGGAATTGCTGCTTTATCAAGAGCATGGAATGTTTGATCTCTTGAGATACATGAAGTATCTCGTGGATGTCATGCAACAAAATTCCATCATCTGGGGAGTGGGCCGTGGGAGTTCTGTGGCCAGTTATGTCTTATATCTCTTGGGCGTTCACAAGATCGATAGCATGTACTATGATTTAGACCCTAGAGAATTTTTGCGTTAAATATCATCACAACAAGAGGGAATCCAATGACACGCAGAATATATCGCACCGCCCAGGGCAAAACCGTTGACATCGGTGCCCTGCAATTACGGAACGAAAATGTCCGGGCTGTGGGCAACCAAAAAGTCAACGCTCGTGGTGATCTTATCGACAGCAATAATCGTCCAGTGGCCACCCGCAATCAACAAGTAGCGCGTCAGTATCGTCGCCAGACAACCAATACCAGCGACTCCCGGGTACCAACCAGCGCCGCTGATATTGAAATCCCAACACCACCCGAGGATTTCGATGACGATTTCCAAAGGCCTATTCAAGATAAACCAGTGACTGCGGCGTCTAAACCTGTCGCACAGGGATCTACTGCGCCCGAAGCACCGGGTCAAGGCCTGGCTGCTGCCATCGCTAGAGCCCGGCAGGTAAAACAAGAACCACTGAAAACTCCACGCGAAGTGGCCCAACAAACTCCTGGTGTAAGGAAAATATGAAACCAGCATTCAGCCCCACAGTGATAAGGGAAATCCGCCCCCTCAATGATTCAGTCATAGTCAAAGACATGGAATTCAAAGGTCGACAACTGAGTTCAGGCATCATACTGCCCAGCGACAACGGCAAAAGCGATGGCATCCGTCCACGGTGGGGACAAGTCTATGCAGTGGGCCCAGAGCAGAAAGATGTGCAGGTTGGGCAATGGATCTGTGTAGCACACGGCCGGTGGACTCGCGGACTTGACATACAAGACGACACAGGCACCAAGACCATACGCCGCATCGATCCCAAAGATATCCTGCTCGTGTCGGACGAGCATCCTGGCTCCGACGACACCATATCTGACGCCGTCACTGGCTGATGGGTTTCCAAAAACCTGATCTCACCGAGGCTGCTAGAGCTATCTCGGCCAGCTTGGGTGAAATCAAATCCCCTTACAACGACGGTTGGACAAGTCGCTCTTGCAAGCATGAACTTTATCTGTTAAAATGTTGGTTAGATGATGAATATAAAAAACTCCCTACATTTTCGGAAGAAGACCAATGGGAAAAACAACGCTTGATCAAGATTTTGAAAAAGGAATAGTGTGAAAGAACTCTGGACAGAAAAGTATCGACCACGCACAGTAGCCGACTATGTGTTCCGCGATGATGCCCAACGCAAACAGGTACAATCCTGGATCGATGCCAAGGCGATTCCGCATCTGTTGTTTTCAGGTGCGCCGGGCGTGGGCAAGACCACACTAGCCAAGATCCTGATCAACGAGTTAGAGATCGACGACTATGATGTGTTGGAGATAAACGCCAGCCGTGAAAACTCTGTAGATACCATCAGAGACAAGATCACTGGATTCGTACAAACAATGCCGTTTGGATCATTCAAGGTTGTGTTACTCGACGAGGCTGATTATATCAGTCCCAATGGACAAGCAGCCCTCCGCGGCGTCATGGAGACTTATCATGCCAGTGCTAGATTTATCCTTACCTGTAACTATCCTAACCGTGTTATTCCTGCTCTACATTCGAGATGCCAGGGATTCCATATTGAAAAAGTCGATGTCACTGAGTTTACTGCTCGTATCGCTACTGTTCTCGTCACTGAGTCTGTGGAGTTTGATCTCGACACACTAGACACTTATGTCAAAGCCACTTACCCAGATCTGCGCAAATGCTTGAATACTTGCCAGATGAACTCAACTGCAGGCCGTCTTGACAAACCACACGGCGACGAAGGTGGTGTACGGGAATGGAAACTGGATGTGGTAGATCTCTTCAAACAAGGTCGTGTATTAGAGGCAAGGAAATTGATGTGTTCAGCGGTGCGACCCGAGGAGATGGAAGAAGTGTTCCGTTGGATGTATGACAATCTTGAATTATGGAGCACTGATCCTGAAAAGCAAGACCAGGCCATCGTGATCATACGCAACGGCATCGCAAACATACCCATGGTGGCCGATCAAGAGATCAATCTCGCGGCGACCATGATCGAACTGGGCTCTCTGAGAGATGTCTGATTTTTTGGTATTAGAACCTGCAATAAATCCGAATAATAGGATGACATTCCTATTAGATTGGGAATTGACATTCAAATGTAATCTGGATTGCGATTATTGCGCAGGCCACGATAATTCCACGAAACACCCGCCTCTGGATCGTTGCAAAAAGTCGGTGGATTTTATGTTGGCCTATACTGATCTGTATATGAGCAAAAAAGCCAAAGGCATAAGAGATGTGGTGATAAACGTGTATGGTGGAGAAAGTCTGCATCATCCAGATATAGTCACTATATTACAATATATCAAAGAGCGCCATGCCGATTACCAGACAAGTTGGCCCTTGACTGTGACTTGTACTACCAACGCCATTGTATCATCGAAAAAATTTGAACAGATAATTCCTTTGGTTGATGAATTCACTGTCAGTTTTCATCCACAAAATAGTAAGAAACAGCATGATCAGTTTAAAAAAAATCTGTTGGCTATACAAAAATATGGATCAAGATTGAAGTGTATAGCCATGATGCACAACAAAGGAGAGTTATTTGATCTCTCTGTAGCCATGGTCCAATGGTGTGCTGACCATGGTATTGCATGTCTCCCCAAGCAGATAGACCATCCTATCACAGCCACCAGATTCAACTATGACAATAGGCAGATCATGTTTTTCGAAAAACTCTATAACAAGCGGAGCTACAAGTCTACAGTTGATCTGTCAAGACTTGACAAAGAAACCAGTGTTAACATGGCCGCTGTCGGTCGGTCCTGCTGCGGCGGCCGCCAAGTATGTCTTGACCAGGACAGATCCTCTAGACTATCGTTCGTGCAGAATAGATTTCCAAATTGGTTCTGTAGCGTGAATGAATTTTTCCTACATGTCAAACAAATCACTGAAGAAATCTTTGTGAATAAAGATTGCAAGATGTCCTTTGATGGTAACGTGGGACCGATTGGGTCGTTGAGCAATAGCCAAGATCTGTTAGATTGGACCAAACACCATCTTGAAAAAGACAGCATGCCAGTGATCCAGTGCCAAAAGCAAGCATGCTTTTGCGGGCTGTGCGCCCCCAAAGCAAAACATTTAGATACCTATCAATCAATCATGGTCAAATATCGTAAATGAGATACTTTATAGTGAAATATATCCGAAAACCCACTGGTAAACTAGACGAAATAGTCACTGCCAGTAAAAATCTTCGAACCAGAGACATCCAAACCGCTGCTGTGATCTTGGATTTCAAAACACAGCAGGTTTTACAAAGTACCATGGACGGAGTCACTGTGCCCAAAGACTGGTGGAAGATCCGCGACTTCTACCATCAGCACTATCAAAAGATGATTGAGGATCTTGAGGCTTTCCATGGCCTCAAGATCGTTGAAATACCTCCTTCTAGTCCTGATACAGTGCCAGAACCGGTCCAATCATAGGATGGCGCTGGATGTCTCGCGCATCCAAATGACACACCGCCAGACCCTCGATACCTTGCTGTTGTAACCTTACTGCAAGATCTAGCAATCCGTTGTTGGCAGTGGTGCGATCGGCCTGCTCCACATCACCTGTTACAGCGATGCGGCTCCCTTGACCGATGCGTGTCAACAGCATCTTCATCTGGCTGGGCGTGGCATTTTGCATTTCATCCGCTACGATCCAGGCATTTTTAAAGGTGCGTCCTCTCATGAATGCCAGGGGAGAGATTTCTATGATCTGATCTTCCAGCATCTTGGCAATTTCTCGAGGGTGGTAATACTCTCTCAAAATGTCTAATAGAGGTCTAGTCCATGGCTCCATTTTGGCATTGAGATCTCCTGGTAAGAAACCATGTTTTTCATCGTCTACCCCCACGGCCGGGCGAGTGAGCACTATACGCTCGCAATCGCCTTGTTTGAGTGCCCGTATAGCAGCCAACATGGCGAGATAACTCTTGCCCGTGCCCGCTGGACCTATGGCCACAGAGATGACGTTAGAATCATCTAGCAAGCTTAGGATCAATCGTTCCTGTCCTATGCTCTTAGGGCGTAATTCTACAGGTCTGGGTCGGGGTGCCGCTTGTGGGCGGAAATTGATGGTATTTTCTAAGACTTGGTGCTGGAATTGCTGTGCCTGACGGCGTTGCGCCTTGGCTCCTCTTGCTCTGCTCAAATGCGGTTCTCCTTTGAACATAATTCGCTACCCAACGGTATTTAGGTAAGGAACAAGGGAAGTTCTCTACCAGTGTAATCTTTGTAACTGCGATATAAGTATTAGGCTTGGTTGATTATATTCAAACACAGCCATATCAACTCCGCACCATAAATAATCACATGCGTAGCAAACTAGACAGCGATATCTTTAAAAACCAAGAAGATTATTGGTTAGTAGCTGATGAGATCAAGGGAATCTATCTCAGTGAAGGAAGCCTACAGACCCTGATGGATTTTGAGCGTGTGCTAGATCAGATGGATTTGTATGCTTTCCGTAATTGGCAGTTGGGTGAATTGGTACAAGGACCCGAAGTAGGGCGGTACACTGTGGGTTGCATATTCATGTATCCGGAGAAACTCATGCCGGACCCCCGCGGAGCACGCCGTTTGTTGCCTTTTGATTGTATTGTGCGTTTCAAAAAAACAACGATCAAGATCCCCATCAAGATCGACGATCCAGATGATTTCATCGCTGGCACACACAAGGCTCGACTGGTTCGCAAACCGGTATGGCTGGTGGAGATCGTGATTCCTAAAAGCCTAATGAGTGACATCCGCACCGGTAGTATCGAATTGGCCGATCAAGAGATCGATCTCGAAGAACTCGATTCGGCCTACGAAGAAGATCTAGATCAACAAGAATACCAAAAAGATGAATCAGCCCCTGAAATCACAGCACCCACTCCTGCTTGAAGGACTAGAATACCAGGACCTTGACGGCATGCTCAAGCCTACTATTCATGTAGATGAGTTTGCCAGCAAGATGGGTGATGATGACGATATCTTGGTATTGAGTTTTTTCGTCCGGAGCAAGATGGCAGCACGAGATCTCATGACATGGTTTGAGCAAGGGTATGATTGGGTGTTAGACGCTGATATCAGCCCTGGCGAAATATCCCCTGGTCGTTATCTAGTCTATGTAGAGATGCGCCGCAGATCAGCTGCTGCTCGACAAGTGGCTGGTATGTTAGACGATCTCAACACGCTGACAGAATACCAAGCCTCAGACTGGACCATCCACAGCGATGACAAATCCATGCCCTTCAGTGAAGCGAATTTTGCCAGCATGATTCCATTGAGTCCCAAAGAGTATCGCCAGCAACACGAAAAAGATCTCAATGAGATGCGTGCCGCAGCTGGGTTGGATACTGTGCAGATCTACGAACGAGATCAAGATATCCGCGCACTACAGTCCGCATCTGGTATATAAACACACCAACACAATCTAGAATTTGATGAAACTCAAGAGTTTTGGGTGCAGTCTTATATTTGGCACCGATTTACACGATGATGGCCACGGGACTGAATTTGCTACTCCCAGCAAATTTTCTTGGCCAGCCTTGGTAGCTAAAAGTCTAGGGTACACCTACGAATGCTATGCTCGACCGGGATCAGGCAATTTACAGATATGGGAAAGGTTGATAAACGCATTATCGGCCGATCCAGAACCTGCTCTGTATGTCATTGGATGGACTTGGATAGATAGATTCGATTACATCCGAGCTGACTCTGCTCCATGGCCTGGCGGTGGTGCCCGCTGGTCGACTATTATGCCTGTCGATGTTGACACAGTTGCCAAATATTACTACCGTGATTTGCACAGCGAACACAGAGACAAACTGACTACCTTGCAATCTATCAAATCTTCTATAGACATATTGCAGTCAAAAAATCAAAAATTTATCATGACTTCAATGGATGATCTAGTGCTAGATCAACGATGGAATATTTCTCCTGGGATGATTCCTATCCAGAATGAAATCAAAGACTACTTGACTGCGTTCGATGGAAAAAATATAGTTGAATATAGCAAAGCTCGTGGTCATGAAATAAGCCCAACCATGCATCCTCTAGAATCCGCACATGAAGATGTGGCGCGGTTAGTGCTAGATAATCTCAATGATTACATCAAGTCTTAACGATGCCATTCGGCGTATAGTCTGACCACACGCCCATTGGTTTCTGTCTGTTCGTTGGTCTGGTGGAAATCAAACAGCTCAGCAAATTCTCCCAACCTCCGGTGACTCCAGGGATAGAATGGAATACCTTGGCATTTTTCACTAGCATGGTCCCTGCGTCCAGGATTGAGACGCCAGTAGACTCTGCTGTGGTCTTTGAGATGACTGACCATCTTGTATATCTGTCGACTTATCACAGCATCGTCGCCGAAGTTGAGACTGCCTAAGCAAGTGGCAACATCAAATTTCTTAGTGGCTTGGAATTCTTCGATGGTGACAAGGAAATCGGCGTCGTCGAACGCAGGATCTATGCCAACTACATTCGGTAACAATGCTTTGAAAGGATTGCGTCCACATCCCACATCCAGCACCCATTCGTGAGCTTGTATTTTTGACGCGACCTGTTCATAGCCACTATATACGAAAGCGTCCAAGTTGGGACGCCAGTGATTCCGAAAATAATCGTTCAAATATTCTTGATCATGCATACAGATAAAACTCGCTTTGTGAAATGGTTTAGTGCCAGCACAATACTTAGTGCCATGGTACTGCATGTGTTAGGAATCACCCCTTGGAATAGTATACTCCAGATGATCGGTGCAGCCGGCTGGATCTACTGCGGCCTCAAATGGCGGGAACGGGCCATAGTCTTCAATTTCCTACCACAGTTCTTCATCATCATACCAGGATTGATCTATCTCTATGTTGCCCGATAAAGTATTCCTAGTGGGCGCCCCCGGTAGCAGGTGGAGCGGCATCGCTCAAGATATCGAAAGGGCCGGCAACTTCAACACAACCGATCGAACACCGGATCGCAGTTATCAGCATCACGATTTCACAGGGCATCTGGGTGTGTATTTTGGCACAGGATGGGAACATGACATCAGCTTGGACGAAGATAACCTTGATGCGCCTTACCAGCATACCCAAGGCACACGCTTGTTGAAAAGCCATGAATGGTGCTACCATCTCGATGAGATCCGTGAACGCTATCCTGATGCTTGGATCGCCATGGTCTATAGACCCGATCTGGCTTGCTATGCTTGGTGGCACGAAGCCGGTGGGTTTGGGATCAAACATCCAGATTATCGACCCTACTATCGCGACAGTGTAAATATGTTATCGGAAATAACGCAGATGAACTCTGCAATATTCCAGTTCAGCCAAAAGCATAATCTTGCCTGGCACCACGTTTCATCTCTCTGGTTTGAGTCCACATTTGGACAAGCAATAACACCATCCAGCAGTCTCGCAGACACCCTTGTGTGTTGTTTAAAACAATAAACACTTAAAGGATAAATCATGAAGAATTTTTTTGCAGCAGCGATGTTGGCGCTGACAACCACCACCTCTCTGGCCTGGCAACCAACAAAACCCATTGATGTATTGATAGGATTTGCCCCTGGATCCGGAAATGAAATGAGTTTTCGTGCAGTTGCCCGGGAAGTAGAAAAAACCACGGGTGCCAAGTTTATCGTCATCAATCAGCCGGGAGCAGATGCAGCCATCAGTCTCAACAATCTCGTAGCGTCTCCGCCGGATGGTCACACTATCAATATCGCTAGCCAACAAGGAACCTGGGTAATGGCCGATGTGATCTCCAAAAATGTCATCAAATTCACACCCGATAGTTTTGAATACACTGTCAACATCGCAAAAAGTCCCTTGGCCTTGATTGCTCCATCAGATAGCCCTGTCAACACTCCACAAGAATTTATAAAATTGATCGAGTCAAGTTCTCATCCTGTGAGTATCGCTGTGGGTGCCAGCGCCCACAAGTTGGCCTACGAATATATGATGAATCATACTAAAGCACGCCGGAATATGGTAACTGCAGTTTCTTACAAAGGTCCTGCACCAGCGGGTAATGATGTGGCAGGCAAACACGTGGATTTTGGGATCATACCAGCAGCAGTGGCCTACGGATTGGTCAAGGCAGATAAAGTCAAATATATCGGCATTTTTGGCAATCAGAAGCTGTCTAAAATACCAGACGTGCCTTTAATGAATTCCGTGATTCCCGGCGCCAATGTCTATGCAGGATGGGGTATTTTATTACCCAAGGGAACACCTCCTGAAATAACTAAATGGTATACGGACAACTTCGTAAAAGCGATACGGAGCGAAACAGCACGCCGATTTTTCAACGAAAATCTTATGTTTGTAGAAGAACGTGAATTGACTCCAGATGGATACAAGAAAAGCATGTTGGAACTTCGACAAGTATGGTTGCCTATAGCGCAGAAGATGGACTTTAACCAAAGCAAATAACATGACGATAAAACGCATCCTTATCATGGGTCTTCCTGGGTCCGGAAAATCAACACTAGCCGAACCGTTTGCCCGACTGATCGGCGGAGTATGGCTCAATGCCGATCAGATCCGTGAAGAATACAGCGATTGGGATTTCAGCCCCGAAGGTCGTATGCGCCAAGCCATGCGAATGAAGTATCTCGCAGACGGTGTGGTCAAAGCCGGAAAGATCGCTGTAGCAGATTTCGTCTGCCCCACAGAAAAAGCCCGAGAACAGTTTAACGCTGATTATGTGATCTGGATGGACACCATCAAGGAAGGTCGATTCGAAGATACCAACCGTATGTTTGAACCTCCAGCGAAATGTGACTATCATGTTAAAGGCTGGTTCAATGATACACATGCTCAGTTAGCCCAAGTAGTGGCCAAATACATAGGAGATATCCGATGAGTTTTGACCCAAAAAAACCCACCACACAAATGCTGGGCCGTTGGCAACCGTGGCATCCGGGGCACACGGCCTTGTTCAAGAAAGCATTGTTGGAGACTGGTCAAGTCTGCATCCAGATCCGTGATGTGGGCGGTATCGTTGGTGCAGATGCTGGTGGTGGCCGTACAGCAGCACAGACCGACAATCCCTTTGATTACGATACAGTGGTTGAAAACATCAAGACAGCATTGGCCTCTGAAGGATTTGACTACGGTGAAGAGTACATCATCATGCAGGTGCCCAACATCGTGGACATCAGCTATGGTCGTGGTGTGGGCTACACCTTCACACAGCATGACCTTGGCGAAGAGATACATGCCATCAGTGCTACACAGATACGAGCACAACTAAGGGCAGAGGGTAAACTGTAGTGGATTCATCCAAGAGAAGTTGGGCCAAAGCTGTCAGCTGGCGTTTCACTGCCAGCTTGGCTACTTTTATCATCAGTTTCATTATAGCAGCAGATATCTCCATAGCCGGTACTATCGCTGCTGTACAACTCGTGGTCAACTTCATCTTGTATTTCTTGCATGAAAGAGCATGGAATCGGGTGCATTGGGGCAGAAGCTAAATACGGTTCCAATAGGAGCCAACTATGCAACTCACAGAAAACTTCAGTCTCAATGAGATGATCAAGAGCGAAACAGCTCTGCGCCACGGACTGGACAACACTCCACCAGAGGATGTGATTGAAAATCTACGCCTATTATGCGAACAAATCTTGCAACCCCTGCGCACCGCTTATGGTCGCGGAATCAAAGTCAACTCGGGCTATCGCGCGCCTGAAGTCAATGCTGCAGTGGGCGGAAGCCGCACCTCAGACCATTGCAAAGGTCAAGCTGCTGACATCGAGATCCCTGGTGTGCCCAATGCTGATCTAGCCAAATATATCGCCGAGTATTTCCAGTTCACCCAGCTGATCCTGGAGTTCTACACACCTGGCGTCCCCGATTCGGGTTGGGTTCATGTCAGCTATGATCCCAACAACCTCAAGCGTCAAGTCATGACCGCCATGAGAGAAAACGGCAAAACCGTATACAAGCAAGGACTCATTGCCTGATGTTTGGCATTGGTGCTGCCATCAAAGCCATAGTGGCCTTGGTCATCGTGGTGATCTTGGCTGCTGGTGGTTGGTATGTGATGAATCTCAAGGCCGATTTGGCCATCAGCCAGGAAAACTCGCGCCGCTTGCAAGAAGGCATACAAGAGCAACAGGCCTTGATGAAACAGATGACAGAAGACATCGCCAAAATCCAAGACATCAACAGGGAACTCACTGAAACTTCCAACAAACACCGAGCTGAAGTTGATGCCTTGAGCAAAAAGTTCAGCCAGGACGCCAAGGGACAGCCCAGAGACTTTGGTCAGTTCGCCAAGGAAAAACCCGAGTTAGTGGAGAGGCTGGTCAATCGTGGAACCAAGAATGCCATGCGCTGTTTGGAAATAGCATCAGGCGCACCTCGTACCGAGGCAGAACTCGCGGCCAAGACTGCCAGTGAGATCAACAAAGAATGTCCGGCCATAGCCAATCCCAACTACAAGGCATCGCAATGAAGAAAATCTTAGCTCTAGCATTCATGGCCGTGAGCCTGCAAGGCTGTGCTATGTTTGGGTGGAACAATGTGGAACCTATCGAGATCCGCAAAAAGGCCCAGGAACGCACACCTTTGAATCTCGCCGATCCGCAACCTCTTAAACCCAGCGTGCCACAATGGATCATCATCACGCCCGAAAATTCTGCCCAGGTCTTTTCTGATCTCAAATCAAAAAACACCGACATGGTATTGTTTGCTTTGACCGACGACGGCTATGAAGAACTGGCTGTGGACATGGCGCAGATCCGTGCATTCATCGCGCAACAGCGAGATATCATCGTGAAATATCGCGAGTATTACGAACCCAAAAAACCCACAGAAGATAAGAAATGAACGAAATAATAAATGCCATGCAACCCTCTCACGGGATGAACCTGGTGCTGGCATTTGTCGCTATCGTGTTCATCATGATCATCTGGAACATACAGCGAGACAAAGACAACCAGGTTGATATCAAAGATCTAGTTTGTACCAATGGCCGCCTCAATGAAGCCAAATTCATGCGCTTCGTTACCTTTTTGGTGTCTACCTGGGGTTTCGTTTATCTCATCGTGGACCAGAGATTTTCTGAGTGGTATTTTGCCGGTTACATGGCCGCCTGGGCTGGCAATGCCTTGGTCAACAAATGGCTCAATATCAAAGAACAATCTTCGTCCCCGCCACCCCCAAACCCGTCTTGATTGACCATTGATCAAGGTCGTGCTATAATTCCATTGTGAAGAATTATTACCAAATTCTTGGTGTGCCAAAAACAGCCACCGCCGAAGATATCAAACGGGCCTATAGGAAGTTGGCCAGTCAGCATCATCCAGACAAGGGCGGCGATAAAGCACGATTCCAGGAGATACAGGAAGCGTACAATATACTGGGAGACCCGGAACAGCGCCAACAGTACGACAATCCCATGCCGTCCGGTGTACATGTGAATTTTGCACAAGGCGGATTCGATTTCGACCAGATCTTCAACATGTTTGGTGCGAATCTACGAGGGCACAATCCCAGAGTTCCTAGGATGACACTGTGGGTGACCCTCAAAGATGTCATAGAGGGTGGACCAAGAACAGTGGCATTGCAGTTAGGCGATCAGGTCAGCCACATACAGATCGACATCCCACAGGGGGTGGCTGAAAATGATACCATACGATACCCTGGACTGGCACCAGGCGGGGCAGATCTCATCATCAATTATCGCATCAGACCCGAACCCGGATGGCAACGGGAAGGACAAGATCTAATCACAGAGATACCAGTGCCCTTGTATGATCTCATATTGGGTGGACAGATCACAGTTCGCGATGTGCGTGGTCGTGAGCTCATGCTGACTGTGCCCGCAGGTACCCAACCTGGTACCAGCCTAAGGATGCGAGCACAAGGGATTCCACCCAGCACTATCCCTGGTAAATCCACCAATCGAGTGGGAGATATTATGGTACGATTATCCGTAAAAATTCCGGATAGATTCAGCGATCATTTTCTAGATGCTGTCAGGAAAGAGCGCGGCCAATAAATATTTCAATGAAGCTGACCAAAAGAGTCCTGTACAAAAAGGCCAAAACCGTCGACTTTGTCTGGCCGCATAAAAATCAAAGTCTAGTCAAACAAATGATCCAATTCATGCAGCAACATAGGGCCATTGGACTGGCAGCTCCACAGATAGGGCACAGTCTTAGATTGTTTGTCATGGAAGTTGAAGATAGGGCCCGTGTGTGTTTCAACCCGGAGATCATCCAAAGTAGCACCGTATTAACCAAATATGCAGAAGGTTGCTTGAGTTTTCCCGGAGAATCATGTACAATAACACGACCCGATGCCATAAGTGTCCGCTATCAAGATGCCCAAGGGCTGTGGATAGAGGAAGATCTCGTGGGATTAGAAGCAAGATGTTTCCAGCATGAACTGGATCATTTGGATGGCGTAACCATGTATGATAGACAAAAGGAAAAGCATGCAGAATAATCCTGAAATCGAGCACATCATTGAAAATGCTATGAAGTTGGCCAAAGAACGCGGCCATCGTTATGTGCTCACAGAGCACCTCATGCTCAGTCTTTTGCAACATCAACCATTTGCAACTGTTTTGGAAAAATTTGGTGCTGATCTTGGTACCATGATACAAGATGTTGAAAATTATCTTGGCTCTTTGCAAAACTTGACCACGAACGATGCCGAAGTAAATCCCAGGAAAACCAATTCGCTGGAAAGGGTGTTCAATCGCGCCCTGACACAAGTGCTGTTCACTGGCAGACGGACCATGACCACTGCGGATCTGTTCCTGGCCATGATGAGCGAAACCAACAGCCATGCACATTACTTCTTTTTGAAGTACGGTGTGACCAAACAAGAGTTCGTGACCTTCTGGGAAAAAAATTACAACCATACAGGGCACAAAATCACTGACCAGCAGGCCCAGGAGATCCTGGAAGAATATTGCACCAATCTCACTGAACTGGCCAAACAAGACAGACTGGAACCCATGATCGGTCGCGACACCGAAGTCGAAGAAATGGTCACGGTGTTGGCCCGACGATTCAAGGCCAATGTGCTCATGGTGGGAGACCCCGGGGTGGGCAAGACAGCCATCGTAGAAGGTTTGGCACAACGGATCGCCCAAAACGATGTGCCCAGGTTCCTCAAGAATCACGAAGTATGGAGCTTGGAGATCGGTGGCCTGTTGGCTGGATCTAAATATCGTGGCGAGTTCGAAGAAAAGCTCAAGGTAGTGATCACTGCGCTAGAATCCAAAAAGAACTGTGTTCTGTTTATCGACGAAGCGCACACCATGAAAGGCGCAGGGGCCAGTTCACAAAGCAGCCTAGACTTCGCCAACATGATCAAACCGGCTATCACCAAAGGACATCTCAAAGTGATTGCCAGCACTACATGGGAAGAATATTACGAAAGCTTTGAGCAGGATCGGGCGTTGATGCGCCGATTCCATAGACTCAGCATAGACGAACCCACTGCCGCAGTCACGGAACAGATCCTGATCGGCTTGAGCCCCAGACTAGAAACATTCCACGATGTCATGATTGAAACAGAAGCCATGACAGCAGCGGTTGAGTTGTCAGGAAGATATATCCATGACAAAAAGAATCCCGACAAGAGCATCGATCTCTTAGATGGTGCATGTGCTCGTGAGCGTGTGAAGGATGCAGGCACAGTGACCATCACACGGGACATGATCCAGGCCCAGGTCAGTAGAGTAGTAGGAGTGCCACTGGATCGATTGCGCAACGATATCACTGACCGCATCAGGGATCTAGACATCAACATCAAGCAATATCTACATGGACAAGACACCGCGGTAGATACTGTGCTGGAGCGTATATACATCAATTACGCCGGAATCGGGCCCGGCAGCCGGCCCATGGCCAGTTTCCTGTTCATAGGGCCCACCGGCACAGGAAAAACAGAACTGGCTCGCTTGCTGGAGAAGTATCTGGACATGCCATTGTTGAAATATGACATGAGTGAGTATCAGGAAAAACATACTGTCAGCAGCCTGATCGGTGCTCCCCCGGGATATGTGGGTTTCCAAGACGGTAATGTAGGTGGAGGCAAACTCATTTCCGATCTGACCAAGAATCCTTACGCCATCATCCTGTTCGACGAGATAGAAAAAGCACACCCAGATGTTTCTAACATCCTGCTACAGATGTTGGACGAAGGTAGGATCACATCCAGCAACGGCAAGACGGTTGACTGCAAAAACACCATCATCATCATGACATCTAATTTGGGTGCTCGCGACAACGAAAACAACAACATCGGTTTCGGTCAAGATCTCGAGCGTACAGGCTCAGAAGATCGTGCGCTTAAAGATTTTTTCCGTCCGGAGATGCGCAACAGGATCGACGCCACGGTGAAATTCTCCAAACTGGACATGCTGGCCATCAAGAAGATCGTGATCAAGTTCATGGATCAACTGCGCACAGGACTGGCAGACAAGAACATCCGGTTGAACCTCACCGAAGCCGCAGTGGAATATCTAGCCGACAAAGGCTATGACAGCCGCATGGGTGCTAGACCCTTGAACCGTAAGATCGATGAACTGATTCGGGTGCCACTGAGCAAGCGCATCTTGTTCGATAGGCTCAAAGATTGTTCGATCACTGTGGATATCAAAGGTGGTGAAATCGTTTTTGATACAACAGCCGACGGTGCACAACCTGTGGTAGATCCCAATGGATACATCGTTGTCAGTTAAAATATCCACAAAAAAACGCAGCACGCTGTTTTTCGGAAAGTACGAATTCTGTGCCACGATCCGACTGCGTGAAGCCTTTGTATTGCGTCATCGATCTCACGCCGTGATGGACAAGGTATTGCAAAATCGGCGAGAGTGGGGACAAAAAATGTCCCAGCAACCAGGCAGCTGGTTGTGGTCGCGGATGGATATCACAGAGGAAGAATCCCAGAATTTACACAATGTTTTGGATTATATCATGTCCCTTGGGGACAGTGTCAAGATCATGCTCCACAGTGACTGGTTGCACCTTTATACCAACGACTCGTCGGTGGGAGACCAGCTCATTGCATCGTATGGAAAAAATTCTGGACAACTATCAAAGGCTCAACTCACAGGAAATCCCGGAGCTATCAATCTCAAGCGCAGCGACTATCAACAACGCACTTATTTCCGCTGGTCCGCAGTGACTTTGTCGCAGAAAAACAATCTGCGCACTGTGTTGAGAAATCAAACTGATATCAGACTGAGCCCAAGTTTGGATGCGTGGTTGGACAGCGATACGCAACTGCATCTCAATGATCATTACTTCGTCGATCACAATGATTCCGGTGTGCTCACCCTGTTGGCCTTGGCTCTGGGACACATAGTGAGAAAAACACTGCCCATCAAAATATACTAAATAAAACACTATGGCTAAAATCCAAGAAGAAATCATAGTTGTAAAAGTAAGCAAACTGCTCAAGGATGCCGAGCAAAGCACACCCATCATGGGACCCGATGCTGTGGCCAATCTTGAAGCAGTGATCCAGGAACTGGCCGGTGCCAACACCCTGGTAGAACTGGCTATCGATAAATGAAAACCACCACGCTTGAACTGCTACCCACCACTTCCCACGGTACTCCGTCTGGCAACTACGATGGGTCCAGCTTGGATTTCGATGGGGATCGACAGCAGGCAGCCAACTACTACGGTGGATTTGGTGGCTTGCAGACCATCGCCTTTTACCTCACGAATTTTGAAGGCAAGATCCACATCCAAGCCAGTCTGGACTCGGATCCCACTGCAGAAACCGACTGGTTCCTGGTCAACGAGTTCGATACCGCCAGCACACAGGTCACCGAAAACTTCGCTAGGAACATCACCGGAAACTTCACCTGGATCCGTGCCAGGGTGTTGGATTTCACTGCGGGTACCATCAACTATGTGACCATGGCGTATTGATGCAGCAAGCAGAAATCGCTTTTTCGGTACGATCCACGGGTAGTGATCTATATCTCACTGTGATACTGGATGGACAACAAATCCAAGTAGTTCAACCCACAGCAGAAGATCAAAAAATATCTCTACAGATCAATGATGATGTGGAAACAGAACATTGCCTCACATTAGTCATGAGCGGCAAACAAATGGATCACACCAAGATCGACGACCAAGGACAGATACTGGAAGATCGTGTGATAGAAATCACCGATGTGCGCATCGATGACATAGAACTAGGATATGTTTTCACAAAAACAGCACAGTACACCCACGATCTCAATGGAACTTCGGACCTGGTCACTGTTCCTTTCTATGGAACAATGGGTTGCAACGGTCGGGTAGACTTCAATTTCACCACACCTGTATACCTCTGGTTGCTGGAAAACATGTAAACGGTAAATACTGGTATGAAAAAGATCGTGATCATGCCAGGTGGTTTCCACCCTTTCCATGCTGGGCACATGGCCCTGTACGATGCAGCACGAGCTGCATTTCCCTCGGCAGATGTTTTCGTGGCTGCCACCGACGACACTTCTGGAAGGCCATTTCCTTTCAAGACCAAGAAATTCCTGGCACAACAAGCCGGGGTGCCCGGCAACAGATTCATCCGCGTTAAATCACCTTTCAAGGCCGAAGAGATCACGCAGATGTATGATCCCGATGACACTGCCTTGATATTCGTTCGCAGTGAAAAAGACGCCCAGAAACAGCCTCAGGCCGGTGGTGTTAAAAAAGACGGATCACCGTCCTATCTACAACCTTACAAACGGAATGGCTTACAACCTTTCAGCAAACACGGTTACATGGCATACCTGCCCACAGTACAGTTTGGTCCAGGCATGACCTCTGCCACTGAGATCCGTGCCAAATGGCCTGAGATGACTCCTGAAGAAAAGATATCGCTGGTCAATGTTTTGTACCCTAGCACAGCTGGCAAAGATGCGGCTGCCGGCAAGATCGTTTCTATGCTAGATGAGATCATGGGCAGTGCAGTCGAAGAAGGCATAGGCAAAGCCCTGGCCACTGGTGCTTTGGCTGGTTCTATAGCTCTTGGTGCCATGGGTGGTAAAGCAGCAACATCGCCCACAGATCCAAGTTGGGATCGTTTGGCGCAGCAAAGTCAATCAGTTGACAGTCAACGACAAACCGTGGGTGATCAATCTGATGAAAACATATTCAGTGTGACAGGTCCCAATGCCAAAGGTGAATATCGTGTGCGATTGACAGTTGGAGATCATCTTGCACAATATGTAACAAAGACTCCGCCACAAGATCTTGCTACAGCCATGAAAGATCCCATGGCCCAACAAGCACTAAAAGAAGCAGTACTGATCAATGATCCTGACGCTGGTCACAGGATACAGCCCGAAGGTGGCATGGGCACCTGGGACGAGCAATCTATGGTATCCAATCTCGCTCGCAAGTTTGGGGACATGGTCAACATGGTCAAGAACAAAAACTACTCAGGATTGTATCATGTGCTGTACAAGGCCGGAGTGGTAGAAAATCTAGTGCGTGCCTTGGCCGAATATGAGGCCTTCCAGAAAAAACAGGGCCGCCGTCCCCTGGCCCGTGGACGAGAAATAGAAATGTCAGACTATCTCGACGAGAAACGGTCAGATGGTCAGGCATCCTAGCCCTATTCCCAACATGCCCAGACCGGGCCGTCGCAGTCCTCCCAATCCCATCAACGTTCCTGTGCGTGTTCCTTTAGGTTGAAAATATATCGGCCGTAATATGCGCCGTTAAATATCATATAATCAACCACGAGGAACACAATGTCCGAACAAACTCAAACCCAAGTACAAGTCAATGTGGATTATCTGCGTACCTGCAGACCACACATCTGCATGCCCTGCTACGGTGGCATGCTCACAGAATCCACTTTCATGAGTTACATCAAATGGGCCAACACCTGCCGCCAGTTGGGCATCGAGTGGACCATGGAGACCATGACCAACGAGTCGTTGATCAGCCGGGCTCGCAACACCCTTGTGGCCAAATTCCTTTCGAATCCCACATCAACTCATCTCATGTTCATCGATGCCGACATCGGTTGGGAACCCTGGCATCTGCTGGTCATGCTGAACCGCGATGTGGACGTCATCGGGGGACTTTATCCCATGAAGACCCTGCCCATCAAGTGGGTAGTCAATGGATTCGATGGTGCCGAGACCGGGCCCGACGGATTGCAAGAAGTATCCAAGACTGGAACAGGTTTTATGTTGGTCAAGCGTCATGTGTTTGAAAAACTCAACGACCACCCAGCTGTGAAACCATTCAACAACGACATTGGCCTACCCAAAGAACTGGATCAATATCTTCGCACTTATTACGATACAGCAGTGCGCGAAAATCGTTATTACTCAGAAGATTGGACATTCTGTGAGAACTGGCGAGATCTCGGTGGAAAAGTCTGGGTAGACAAGCGTGTGTTGCTGCGTCACACCGGAACCTATGTGTTTGATTTCAACGCACAGGAACCCTTGTACCGACAGCTGCATGAGATCGCCCTGCAAAACGGCACAGCAGGGGCGGTCAATGTGCCTAATCCGCCTGCCAGTGTTGCTCCTCCCACCAAGCCCAGGGTGCTGGGTAGCAATCAACCCACCCCTGTGGCAGCGGCTGAACCTACAGAGGCTAAAACAGCCTAGCGGTAAATACACTCATGGACCTCCGTGAGTTAGAAACCTATCGTCTTTCCGACGCTGTAAAATTCAATGATAATCTGAACCCCCGACTGTGGGGTTCAGATGAACATCTCTTGCCCGAAGTGCGGCAAAAGCTTCTACAGATAGCAGATGATTTCCGCGAAAGCCTGGGCATCACCGATCTCGAGATCAAAGATATAACGATCTCTGGATCAAACGCTGCTTACACATATACACCACATTCGGACATCGATTTGCATCTGGTGGTAGACCTACCTCGAGCTGATGCCAGCGATGTCTACCGCGAGCTTTTTGATGCCAAAAAGTACCAATATAACGATCAGCACGACTACAAGATCGGCGGCTACGATGTAGAGCTGTATGTGCAAAACGCCAACCAGCCGCATGTGAGCCAAGGCATCTACTCGGTCCTCAACAATGACTGGATCAAGGTCCCTGCACGCCGCCGGCCCACAGTGGATGATATCTCTGTCCGGAGCAAATACGAAGACATAGGGCAACGCATAGAACAAGCCATCAAGAGTGGTGATCTTGGCCGGATGGACGCAATGGCTGCCAAGATCCGAGAGATGCGGCAGGCTGGATTGGAGACCACTGGCGAGTTTGGCCCGGAGAATCTAGCATTCAAAATACTTCGTGGCAACGGTACACTAGAAAAACTACGTGATGCCAGAAAAGAAGCCAAAGACTCGATGATGAGCCTTGACGAGCGCAAAACCAAAAAGAAGAAAACCCGTTACGGCTATGGTGCTTACTGGTTCCCAGGCTATCATTATTATGGTGGTAGTGATGCTGCCACAGATGGCGGTGGTGATGGTGGTGGCGAAAGCACGAAAGAAGATTATGATCCCAATGCTGAACCACCTGGACCTGAGTTCAAACCCGAGATGCCAGCAGGTACAATATTGGTCAATGTAAGTGATGTTTATGATTGGTACAAACTGGGACAGGATATCAGCGATCTCAAACATGCTGACCCCAAGGCCTATGGCAAAGGTGCTCCGCAAACTGTGCTGAGTTTTGGTAGCGAGCCTATCGAACACATGTACAAGAAGGATCTAGACCGCTTGGGCATGAAGACCCTGGATATAGATCGCCGAGCCAAGAACAAAGATCCTGAAGCGGAATACCGGATGGACGAGCAGCAGAGCTCGGCGTCTATCTTGCAAAAATTCACAGAATATGTTTGTGATAAACTAGGAATCGAATCGTGTCCCAAAATCAAAATACGCCGAGATCCACAATGGAGCCAAGTCAATGGCACATTCGGTCATTATGATCCTGACAATAATACATTAGAAGTCAGTGTGGCTGGACGACACATGGCCGATGTCATGCGTACATTAGCACACGAACTGGTGCATCATCACCAAGAAGAGCGCGAAGGTATTCCAGCCGATGGTGGTGAGACTGGCAGCAGATTCGAAGACGAGGCCAACGCTCTAGCCGGTCGCATCATGCGTGACTTCCGCGAGCATCATCCTGAGATATTTGCCGGTGAACTAGACGAAGCCATCCAGACTCCTGTAAGCCAAGATCCCCGGCACATCAAACAGTACTATGACTTCTTACAGGGCAAAGCCCGCATGGGTCGTCCTCTCTCCAAAGCCGAACAGCAGTTCCTGACTAGCTTTGCGGCAGTGATGAAGATGAAGGGCCAAGTGGCCGAAGGTGCAGTGTCCAAAGCCTTGTTGACCGCTGTGTTCGCTGCTGCTGCCAGTTTCGTACAGGCACAAGAGCCTACAGCACAACCACAAGAGCCTGTGACTGCTGCCAAGATCTTGAATGCCGCTCGCTGGATCTATGGTGCCAGTCAACTTCGTTCTCCTGATGTCAAGGCTGAATTTGCGCAAGAGTTCCATAACTGGCTGCGTCGTCAAGGTGGTCACACTGATCAACCCACACGCTTGCCCATACCCGACATCCGTGCTGCTGGTGAACAGCCTGTGAACGAAGCCACCGGCTACATTCCCATCGACGACCGAGAAGCGCGAGATCCAAGATATAGCATGGCCATCACGCAGGATATAAAACCAGGTGAGATCCAACGCCAGGCTCGGAAGATGGGATTCAAGACCGACGCCGCTGGTGTTCCTCCGCTGCTGATGAAGAAGTTGAACAATCTATTAGAGAGCGTCAAGACCGACGAAGATTGCTGGTCAGGATACAAACAACAAGGTATGAAACGGAAGGGCGACCGCCAGGTTCCCAACTGTGTGAAAGTGTCGGAAGGATCTGGCCTGGATCAAACTGCAGGTATTGGTATTGATGGCGAATCATTCCGTTTCAACATAAAAGATTTAGTAGATTTTGCTGCAAAATATCCAACTGAAAAAGTCGATCCTACGCAGTTCCACGACCAAATTGTTGGTCGCGAAGAAGACCCTGCACAATCGCAATCTCGAGTGGCAAAAGCCGATCTCAAGTATCCCATTATCGTGGTTCGACGGAAGAATGGTAGTTTATGGATCGCTGACGGAACGCATAGGGCACATAAAGCCATCCTGACCAAACAACCTGCCATCACAGCCAAAATTATTCCAGTAGAAGATATGAGTCCATTCAGTGTAGAAAGCCTTGCTGAAGATGAAGATCTCATGGAAGTAGAGATGAGTCCATCGGCGTTCAAAAAATTCCTCAACAGTGATGCTGCCAAGGGTATCCGTGCTGGCTTCGAGGCCGAACTCATATTCCGCGACACCCAGCACGACGGCGACGGTGGCGAGAGCGAGCCCGACTGGGACATGGACGAGCGTGCATCCAGCATCCAAGAAATCATCGACTTCTTCCGTGGCGGCGACAATGGTATTTCGGCCCGAGCGGCCGATCGCTTGTCGCAAGATTTGACTGAACAGTTCTATGACTGGGTCAACGACAGTTTCATCGAAAACTACTTTGACATGGATCGATACATGAGTTGGGTCGATGACAACATCTGGCCCGAAGTCGACGACGAATATCGAGAGCAGGCCCGTGATGCCCTGGGCGACGAAGAAATCTCAGATGAAGAACTGGAAAAGCAGGCCGTTCAACTGTTCCGTGACGATGCCGAGCGTGATTGGGATCGCAGTGGCGACTGGTATGACCGTGCTAGGGAAGAACTCTATGACGAATATGCTGCCGAAGCCGACCAAGCCGATTGGCTAGATAGTTCGGGCATGCGCTACATGAGTGATGTCAGCAACGAGTGGAGCCTGGAATGGCCCTACTGGACCGAAGGCGGTGGCAATGGTGGCGAGCGTGAATGGCGGGACATCGCCAACAGCCTGGAGCGTGCCACTGGCCTGGATGTGCGTGTGAGCTCGGGCTATCACGGCACCCGTCGTGGCGATTATTATGTGATCGAACCCGATGGCAGCCTGGATGCCGATGACTCGGAAGACTACGGCTTGGAGATCGTATCACCTCCCATGCCCTTGCCTGAAGCCATCGAGCAACTGAACAAGGTCATAGACTGGGCCAATGGCTCCGGTGATGCTTATACCAACAGCAGTACCGGCCTGCACATGGGCGTGAGTCTGCCGTTCAAGGGCGGAGATGTGGATCCCATCAAACTGATCCTGTTCATGGGCGACCGGGACCTGCTGGACAAGTTCGACCGGGCCAGCAACTACTACACCCGGTCCGCCTACGAACGACTGCAAAACAAGATCTCCAGCATGAAAAGAGCCGGTCCCAAGCAGATCGCGGGTGTTATGGAACTGATGAAGAAAAATCTCATCGAGTTGGCCGACCGTGAACTCCAGCGTGGTGTGCTGGGCGAAAAGTATGTGAGCGTGAATCCACACGATGGCTACATCGAGTTCCGCGGTCCTGGCGGAGACTATCTCTCTAAAGAAAGCGAGATCGAAGGCACCTTGGAAAACACCATGTTACGCTTGGCCTATGCCATGAGCATAGCCGGCAGTCCCGAACTGCACCGTAAAGAATATGCCAAGAAACTCTACAAAATGCTGTCGGGCTACAAAGGTGCCGAGATAGCCAAAGGTGCCAAGGATACCAGATTCCAGACCCGTATCGAGACCGAAGACGAGGATCCTTTCATGCGATTGTTCGCTGACTACTCCACCGGTTACATCTCGGGTGATGAACTCAAGCGCCAGTGGGCTGAAACTGTGCTGCGAGCCGAACAGGATGCAGAGCAAGAAGAGGATATTCCTCCCTTCATCGACAAAGACTATGATGTCTACGACCCAGAATCTGGCAACGTGATCAGTGTATTCCACGCCGAAGATGACGAAGCAGCGATCAAATATTTCAATTCGAACTTCAGACCACAGAATCCAACGTGGAAAGTGCGTGTGCACCAAGAACCAAAAAAACCCAAAGCACCCCCCAGCCGTAGAGCCGAGTTGGCCAAGCGTGTGACTCGCAGCACCCGGGATGTGGGCGAGCAACTGTGGCGTGTGAACTTTCACAGCAAGATAAAGAACATCGTGGCCCGTAGTCAAGCCGAAGCCATCCAAAAAGCCGCCATGATAGACAGCGACTTTGGTCATGAGGATGCCAGAGCCAGGCTGGCCGATCAACAAGAGATCGAGACCTATCGCATGGATCAGGAACGCATACGCCAACAGAACCAACAGCAGAGAGATGACAATCAAGACGCTGACGATGTGCGTGCCAGGCTTGATGTGCCACCGGGCGAGTGGACCGGCCACTGGATCGTGCGAGATGCTGAAGGGCGTGAACTTACCAGATTCCACGGCATAGGCAATTCGCAAAGTGATGCCAACAGATATGCTGCTCGCTGGTTGGCACAACAAGGTTATAGACAAGGCACGCTGGGCAACGAAGCAGAAGTAGTGCCGGAGATGAGATAATGAGAGTACAAGAAATACTTACAGAAGCACCACTGACAGATCGAGCCATGGCTGCTCTCACGCAGATCAAACAGGCCATGAATCAGCCCGGCGAACAAGTGGCACAGATATCAGTGGCTCCTGTGCCTGCTGCCCCTGGCAAGGACTTGGCCACATTACAAGCAGAGATCCGCAGGCTGGAAAAAATCCTGGCAGTGGCCAACATGATAGAGAAAACGGCCGAACGCATCGGCCGCACAAGACTGGGCATGGATCCCGGCATCGAAGCAGACTTGGATGTGATCCGTGCTTGGCCCGTGCCCCGGACCGATAGTGAGATGGCCGAGATGCTGGCCAAGTATGAATCAACCCTGGAACAGTTCAAACAGTTCCTGGCCTACAAGAAGAAAGTGTGGAAGAGATGAGAATCAACGAGATATTAGTAGAACAAGGTGTGGCGGAAGGCCAAGACAACACCATATATCAGGTCAGCAGAGCCATGCTGGACAACAATCCTGGTAAAAGTTATCTGAAGGCCTCGGAAGATGACATACTCAGTGATGCTGCTCGTGAACTCCTACGCATGGGCATGAGCGACATCCGGGTGCGTGCCATCATGAGAGACCCCGATTTTGGGGGTGAACTCATAGATACCTTGCGTGGACCAATCAAACCTGTGCAGGAAGGTCATGCCGATCAACAACGCAAGATCGTCAAACACAAAGGCCAGCCCGTGGGCGAAGTCGGTATCGACAGAGAATCCAGTGCCGGTGTTGGTCAATACTACATGCGGCACTATGCTTCGGGCAAGGACAACAGTGGCTATGACACTGAAGAAGAGGCCTTGGGCGATCTCCGACACATCATCAAGCAAGGCATGCATGGTGGATAACATGAGAGACATAATCAACCTATTGGAAGCCATCGAAAAAGGCTGCCCACCCGCCACGCAGAACATCGATCTCAATCTGGAGAATCGCCAGAAGGCCATAGACGAATATCATTATGGTCCTCTCAATCCCAACGAACCCAACGAAGAATACTGGCAGAAGTTGGCCGACAAGTGGAACACCGACGATATCGAATCAGTGAAACAGAATCGCTGCGGCAACTGTGCGGCCTTTGACATCAGCCCCGACATGCTGGATTGCATAGCCAAGGGCATCGGCAGTGAACCTGGAAGTGATCCCCACGACACCATCGACGCTGGACAGTTGGGCTACTGCAAGTTCCTGAAATTCAAGTGTGCTGCCAAGCGCACCTGTGATGCTTGGGTCGAAGGCGGACCTGTCTCCAAGGATTAGCATGCGAGAACAATTCAAGCAGTTCCTGGCCTACAAGAACAAAGTTTGGAAGAGATGAGAATTAATGAGATATTATCAGAGAGAGTTAAATGACATACGAAGAGCTTGAAAGAGGCATGTTGTTCAACAGCCTTGCTAATATGGGAGAATATTTTAAATTAAAAATGTTTGTTAATCCCATTAAGTTAGAAAAGGATCTTGCACAATTTGAAAATAACTGGTGCCCTTACAGTCCGTCCTGGGGACAGCGGCCCCCAGGTCAAAATGAAGACACACATAGTACCAGATGGGGACTCCCAATAACTAGTCATACAGGAGATGTAATGGATAACTATCATCTTAAGAGTTTTGGGGGTATGCAACAATACCACAACATTGAGATGAAGGAAGAGAACTTTGCAACACCTACGCAGGTATATCACGCATTGCCGCAGATACAACCCGTAGTTGATATGTTTCAGCCTGACATAGGTAGAGTACATTTTCTAAAATTAGACGCTGGCGGATACTTTCCGCCACACGTTGACTTTGTAGGTGCTTGTCCGGAATATATTAGATTAATTACAGTATTTGGAAAATGCAAACCTGAAAACTTTGTTCAAATGTTAGGGGGAGTTCCTACATACTTTGATCCGGGATATTTTTATTTTGTTAACTTTCAAAGAGAACATTCTGTTTTTAGTTTTACTAATCATGTTTATTCTATGATTCTTACAGTTAAATTAAACCAAAGAACACATGACCTTATTGTACAGAACCAGATTAACTCGTGATAGAGCAACCCGGGGTGAAGAGGTTGGTGAAAGGCGGACCTATACATAACTGATATGCGAGCACAGGAATTCATCACCGAGCGTAAGGCGGCCAGCATCCGTGGACAGATACAGGATGCCGTGCGTCAACACGGTGGTGATCCCCGGGACTACTTCGTGCGTTTCACCGAAGTAGATAAAATAGGTTTCAGCGATCGGCAGAAGTTCAAGCGGCATGTGGAAATCGATGATCCCAGTTTCTCAGTCTCGAGCATAGGTACAAGCAGTCGTGGAGGTGGCCGCAGGGCTTTGTGGTTCTATCCCTTGCGAACCTATCTCAGCATGATGTCACAGGGCGAATATGCCATGGACTTTCCCTATGTGTGGTTGGTCAAGAAACGACCCGATGCTTGGTTACAGCCCATCGGGCATAGAGATCCTCGAGAGGTCCGAGACGCACCCCCAGGCAAGCGTCGTGTGGGCATACTCAAAGGTGGGCTCACACCACAAGCAGTGTTCTTTGAGCCTGCGTTTGATGTGGTGGGTCGCTATTATGACTATGCTGGACAACATAAACGACATGGCGAGGTCAAGGGTGCACCCAACCCCACATTCTTTGATCGTGTGAGGGGTACGCTGAACGAGATAGGTGACTCACCCAGCGAGTATGAGCCCAATCGTCGCAGGCGGCGTAGCCTGTTTCATGCCACAGTAGACAGCCAATGGGTGGATGTGTTCTTTGACCGCAGCCCTATCAATGACAGCCTACAGATCACATTCACAGTGAATCAAAACTACGAAGCACCACCCCGGCCCACAAAGGCCAGTGGATCGGTGATACGCATCCTCAGCACTGTGCTGAACATCGTCCGCGAACAGTTACCCCAGTACATGAAGTCAGCACGCCCACCCCGGGTCACATTTACAGCCAAAGGTGCCAGCCGCATCGAGCTGTACAAGCGATATTTCGTGCCAGTGATCCAAGACATCCTGGGCGATCAGTGGCAGTTGACGATCGTGCCCGGAGACATGACCGTATTTGTTTGGGAACGCAAGCGATCAGGTATCACAGAAGTGCAGCGTGGTGTCATGGACATCCTGCGAGATGAATTACCAGGTTGGCCCGACTATGTGCTAAAAGATATGGTGATATCCAAGATCAAGTCACCACAGGATCTCGAACTGAAACTGGATCATGTGCGTGAGTTGGCTACCATGGCGGATCAATGGCGGTTGGTGCAGCGGATGCCTTTGACTTTCGATATGCTGGATCCTACTACTAGATATCGCATGAAGATCAAACGAGACTTTGGCAATAAAAATCCCTTCATGATACCCAGAGATCGTGAACGCTTGGAGCAGGCCATAGAATTAGTCAAGGCCAAGGGCATGGAGAATCTCCCCCCAGTGATCATGTTGCAACACCCCAACGGATTAGAACTGGTGGAAGGTTGGCACAGGACTATGGCTGCTTTCCGGCTGAATCCCGAAGGATTCAAGATCAACGCCTGGATCGGAGCGGCCGCATGAGAGCCCGAGATTTCATCTCCGAAGTCAATGCCGCCGGTGAACTCACGGTGGATCCTGATCTCATCGAAAGATTCACCGATCGGGGCTGGGAGATCGACGGCGAAGGTCGCGATCAGATCGTGATGTCCAAGCCCGGCAGCCGCACCGTGTTGAAGATAGTGGGACAGGGCAGCGATGTGAGACAAGATGTGGTGCGTAGATATGTCAACTTCTTCCGTGAGCATCAACGCAATCCACACTTTCCCCGAGTGGGTGTAGACAAGACCCTGCGTTGGAACGGCAAAACCTACTATATGTACACACAAGAACGACTGTATTCCTTGCCCGGTGACCAAGCAGTACTAGACTATCTGGAACAGGCCATGGCCAAGATGGGTCGCGGTGAATATCCCGACTTGGATCAGGTGCCCGCAGGACTGACAGCACAACAAGTGGATGGCTTGGTCCAGGCCGTGGATCAACTGTATGGCAGTGGCCGAGCAGACAAATATGAGTACGATCTCGGCAATGTGGCCAACATCATGCAGCGTGCCAACGGACAACTCGTGATAGTGGATCCCTTGAGCGATTTCATGGACGAGCCTGTGGTTGCGGAAGCCCGAGCCAGCCAAGATGGTCTCAACATCCAGTACGAATATTCTGATGATGGTAAAACCCTGTATGTCACTGCCATGGATGGCACGGGCGAACGCGAGTTAGGCAGCGGTTACTTCACTGACACTGGTCATGGTTGGGAAGGCGAAGAACTCCAGGTGGATGAACGCTATCGTGGCCAAGGCATCGCCCGTGTGATGTATGATTTCGCCAAGTCTCAACTGGGCCGGATCGTGCCCAACGCTAATCAGACTGATGCGGGCCGCCGGCACTGGAAAGGCAAGGAGGTCTGGGAGGCAGAAATGGGCGAAAACTTCGCCGATGGTCGGGTCAAAGAAATGGCACCCCCACCAATTTCGGTCCAATCCTCTACACTTTATCACGGAACTCCTAGTTTGAGCAATGCTCAAGGAATCATGAGAAATGGGTTGAAGTTTGATCCCGAACTAATTGCACAAAAATACAAAGGAAGTAAAAACTTTTCTCCGTTGCCAGGAGTGTATCTGTCAAAAGAGTTTGGCAACGCTGTGAGATATAGTTTTATGAGCGATGTTCCAGATGAACAATATGCTGATTATATCAAACAAGAACCCTATGGTTATGTGTTTGAATTTTCAGGTAAGAGTCTTTCACAAACATCGCCAGATGAGGATGAATTAGGAAGACTGCTAGAAAAATTTGTTAAGGCAAAAAATCTTCCGCTTAACTTGTCGGCATTGATTCAAGGCATACCCGAGGATCTTAAAGCAGAGTTATCTAAACCCAATGTAAGTTTTGAAACCATAGCCATGGCTGGCAAATGGTTGATCAGTAAACTTAAACCACAGACACTACAATATCTCATGCAAAGATATATGAATGTTGTTAACTATGGCGTGATGAAACCCATTGCTGTGTGGAAAATACCCAAGCCCGAACAACGATTCTTACGAGATCGTCAAGGAACCTTTGATACTTTCAATGGTTATACAAATTGGGCCAATCGTTATGCTAAAAAACAATCATTGGATGAAAATTTCGCAGATGGCAAGAAACCTGGCCGCAAGGGTCTGAGTCGCAGAGTGGGCATACCCAAGAAAGCCACGCTGGGCCAACTGGAAAAGATAGCCAAGAGCAGCACAGGCGAGCGTCGCAGGATGGCACAATGGCAACTCAACATGCGGCGTGGCAAAGCAAGGAAGGATAAATAATAGACTATGAAAACACTTCGCGAATACATCAATCTTATCGAATCCGCCGAGCAAGGTGTGGCGGAAGGTATCATCGGTTCATTCTTGAAAAATCGTGTCAACGCAGGCACTACTCCAAAAGAGGTCGCTGCTTCCACCATCAGGCAGTTGAATCAAAAATCACCAGGTACAAAGATGGAAGGGCATCCCAACTTCCCCAAATTCAAACAAGAAGTTTATGACTATATTGCTTCGGCTGAAAACAGCATGGAAGCCATCCGAAGAGCCAACGATGACCATGTGGTATCTCTCGGCAAAAAATATTTCAAGTCGGAAGCCGCCTTGGAAGAAACTGCGGAAGAAGATCCTATCGCTCGGATAAATCGCTTGTTCCGCGATAAGTAATAGTGCGGGTCGCGAGGCGGCAACCTCCACCCACTCTAACATGAAAGGACCATGTCAGCCGTGTATTTACAAAACAAATACAGCCGTTGGTATAATAACATCGTTGATCGAGCAAGATCAAGAACCATCGCAGGCTATACTGAACGACATCACATCATCCCTCGCAGTTTAGGCGGCGATAATAGTCCATCCAATCTTGTAGATCTCACAGCCAGAGAACACTTTGTTTGCCATCTCTTGCTTACCCGTATGACCACAAATGAAGCCCGTAAAAAGATGGTGATGTCTGTGTTCTATCTTACAGGTCGAGGCAAAGCAGATAGACACAATGTCATCAAACAATCTCGTTTTTATGAAAAACTACGGCAAGAGTTAGCACAGATAGTGAGCCAGAAGAAAAAAGGTTGCCAACAACCTCCTCGCAGCGAACTGGCCAAACAGAGATATTCTCAATCAAAGACGGGGAGAAATAATCCCAATGCTCGTGGATACTTTCTCACGCCGTGGGGACAATATGAATCATCGAGATTAGCGGCCAAGCATTGTCCAGTATCGATCACTGGCAACTATATCATAAAACTCTGTACTACTAACAATCATGTTCCAATAAATCTTTTGAGCGTATGTAGAAGCAAAGCGTATCTCGAAGAGAAACACATTGGAAAAACACCATTTGAGATGGGATTTAGATTCCTTCCGTATGATAAGTAGGATTATAGGAAAAAAGAAAAAATGAAAAAGATACTCGTCATAGCTATGGTCATGACCTTGACTGGTTGTGCCAACATGTACAAATATATTCCCAGTTTCTGGGACGACAATCAGAGTGCGAAAATCATTGATGTGCGGCAAAAGATACACAACATAGACTGTACGAAAGCACAGGCCGCCCAGGCCGATGCCATCGTCCAGGACATACAATGGTTCCGACTGTATTCCGACAGCAAGGGCCGTAGCCAACAAGATGTATTAAAATTAGTAGAACCCATGGAGCAGACGGCTGTTGATTGGGCCAAGAGATCTGCCACCCAAGAAGGGTCACGGACCTATTGCGAGATCAAGAAGAAAGTTCTCGTAGGACAGATAGACAGAGCCGCTGGTTCTGTCTTAGGGAGATGGTAAATGTTTGAACAACTACAACAATTGGCGGCCTGTGGTCGTCCTTGGGCAGAACAGCGTGCCCAGATGGCCCTGCAACTGGCTGAATCCTATGCTGCTCGTGAGATATCTACAAGCGAATACAAAGAACTCATGGAAGATCTCGTGCGTGCTGATCGCCTTGACAGCGAAGCCGACGACCTCGATGTCAAGTCGGCTTTGGTGTCGGCCGTGATGGTGGCCAGCAGTATCGCGTAAAAATACTCTTACACAGAAAACACTGCACAAAACTTACTAGTCGGTTCCTTGTAAATAAACTTGAGTTAGCCTAAGGAGCTAGACTGTAAAATGAAAAAAATAATTATAAGCGGTATCCTGGCCCTGGTGGCCAGTTCGGCGTTGGCACAGGCCATCGTCACGGAATCAACTTCCAATTCAACTTCCAACAGCACTTCCAAGAGCGAGACCACGGTCAAATCGCCACCACCGTCGGCTGTGGCACCTGCTGTCACGAGCATGAACAATGACCTGTGTGCTGTGGGCGTATCGGGTGCTGCCCAGACACAGATCCTGGGCATAGCCATCGGATCTACATTCGTAGACAAGAACTGCGAACGCTTGAAACTCAGCAAGAATCTCTATGACATGGGCATGAAAGTGGCTGCTGTTGCCACACTTTGCCAAGACGAGCGTGTGTTCACTGCCATGCTCAACGCTGGTACACCCTGTCCTGTAGAAGGCAAGATCGGTGCTGAAGCCCGTGCCATCTGGGACGAGCGTGGTGTCAAACCTGATTCTGCACAGAAGGAAAATGTAGGTTTCTACAACATACCCAACCCGCCCAAGCGGGAAGAGAAACCCGAGGATGTCAGGCCCGGAGCCAAGGCCGCTTGCGGTGATTATCGTGGTGAAGATCTTTTAGTCAGGGAGCGGATGGGCTGTGCGTCGCCTGCTGTCGCTGCTCCTACTCGTTAGTTCCATAGCCTGGGCTGACACCACTGCCAATCTGATCACCAATCAGCCCGGCATCGCCGGTACGGGCGTGTGGACTGGGATCGGGGGTTACAGCCAACTCAATGGTACCCCGCCTGGGCAATTATGGGGATGTTGTACTTCCTATTCAGGGTCGGCACCCTTCTTGGACACATCGGGTAGCAGCAATGGTCAATCAGGCAAGATACACTGGAGTTATGGCCAGACCACTGTGGCACAAGTCATAGCCATCAATCAAGCCTTGGCCGGAGTAAATGCTGGTGTACAAATCAACGGTTACAACTGGGGTTATGAAGTCCGTAACATGAACGGCGGTCTGGGTGGTCAACCCGCCTACAATGATGTGCTCACAGCCACCACATTCATGACCAACTCCGGAGGTACCAGGATACTGTCTGACACTCGCACCTACACTGGGCCCAGCGAATGGAACTGGTATGGTGGCACCAAGTCTTTGGCCACACCTTTGGAAATCGCCAACGCTGGCACGCTTGGTGTAGAATTCACCGGCAGTGACGCTGGCTCTTGGAACGGTTATTATGGCCCGCAGGTGCGTAATGTCAGTCTGCAGCTCAACTATACAGCAGCACCAGTGGATCCTTGCGTGGCCAATCCACAGAGCAATCCCTCCTGTCCAGGTTACAAGACCTACTACAACATGAGCGACGATGGCTATGCCATAGTGAACTTGCCGTTTATATTTCCCTTCTACGGTCAACTGTTCACCACATCGGTGATGTACACCAACGGTGTAGTGGGCTTCTTGGATCCCAACCCTGGTGGTTTCTGTTGTTCAGGAACTGATCTCAACGGTCAAGTATTATCGCCTAACTCTCCCTGGCGTTATGCCATCTATGCACTCAACACAGATCTCATCCCCGGTGCCAACAGCACTTTCTACACAGAGCAGACTGATGCTGGCACTGGCATCAAATACACTTGGAATCGTGTGAATGAGATCGGCACCAACAACGAAAACACCTTCAGCGTCAACATCAAAGATTCCGGCTACATCGGCATCAACTACAGCCAAATCAATCTGTCGGCCAACGCAACACCTTTGATCGGTATCGCCGGTGACATCAGCCAGGGTCAATACTATCAGAAACATTTTGGACCAGCCGCTACTATGACTGCCACTGCCGGTACTGCCTACACATTCTCAGGCACAGAGACCACGGATGTGTGTGCCCAGAATCCTTTGTTTTCTCCCAATTGTCCTGGTTATGCTCAAGCCTATTTCAATCAGCAGTGCTCGATCAATGCTCTCTATGACAGCACCTGTCCTGGCTATGCTGTTGCCTATCATGCCCAGCAGTGCAGCATCAATTCCTTGTATGCTGTGACCTGTCCCGGTTACGCCCAGGCCTACTACAGCCAGCAGTGCAGCCTCAACCCTTTCTATGATTCAGGTTGTACTGGATATACTGCAGCAGTGGAACAATGTTCAGCCAATCCCTTGAGCCATACCTATTGTCCTGCCTATCAGACAGCATCAGCAGAATGCTCAGTGAATCAACTGTTGTACACCTATTGCCCTAGTTATCAGACCACGCTGGCGGCCTGCAGCACCAACAGCCAGAGCAATACATTGTGTCCCAACTATTCCACGACCTCTACATCATCTACTGCCACAGCATCTACTTCTGAACCCGCCATAGACATCAAATCCAACGGCACTATAAACACTACAGTGGCCTTGGTGTCAGACAGCACAGTGAACTCGGTACTGACTACCAAAAGCGATGCCGCTGATCCCACTGCTGTGGTCAAGACCACTGGTGGTTCCGACAACCGAGACATTCAACCCCAGCAGCCCACACCTGCGGCAGCGCCCACACAGCAACAAACACAGGCAGCACAGGCCGAACAAAAGCAGACGGCTGCCGCTGTAGAGGCCGTAGTAAATACAGTGGAGAAACGGGAGACAGCCAGTGCTGATACTAAAAAGGACACCAAGGAAACATCCGGAGACTCAAAAGAGAAAACCTCGTCATCCGATGCCAAATCAGACAAAAAGTCCGACACCAACTCACAGGCCCAACGACGAGAAGCAGTAAAGAAGGCTGCCACAGAAAAAGCCCGAGAGCTGGCCAATGACATATCACGGGCCGCCACCATCGAAGCCCAGACTGCCAGCCAAGCAGTGGTCCTGGGACTCATGAACTATACTCCGGGATTTGACAGCTACAACAATGCCATAGTGCCCGACATCAACGCCAGAGCCATGGCACGGCAATACAACAAAGACAATGTGGACAATCGCAGCCTGCTACGTCAACTCAACGGAGCCAGCGATAGGATGCACCAAGACATGATAGATCAACAGTATCAGTTGAGGAGATAACAAGAAAAATAATCATGTCATTGATAATGGAATCATTTTTTGTGTTCGTGATACTGGAGTGTTTTGCGGTACTGTATTACATACTGTACTTCCATTACGAACCGAAAAAGGTAGAAAAAAAGAAAATATGGGATCCACTGGGTCTTAAACAAATAAAGGAGCAGGAAAATGGGTGAAGAAATCAAAGATGTAAACAAGCACATCGATGCCATGGATGCAGCGGTCAAGAAGTATGCCAGCAAGGACACAGTGATCTCTATAGGTGGCTACGAGTTCACGCCGGCCAAACTCATGGTGGCAGCCACCATCATAAGTTCCATCTTGGGCGGCTTGTATGGTGCTTTTGAAGTCTACAAAGACTACACCAGCATGAAGAAGCGTATCGCCGAGTATGTGGCACCAGATCTCAGTGAATTTGACAAGCGGCTGGCTGTGATAACCAAGCAGGCCGAGCAGGCCACTGAGTACACCAACAACATCAAGAACGATCTCAAAGGCGATATACGCAGGCTGGAAAACACAGTGGATTCAGTGGAGCGTGGTGCCAAGCAGACACAGCGAGAGACCATGCAAGATGTCAAAGAAGTCCGCAATGAGCTGCGTGAAGTCAGGAAAGAAGTGGATGACAAGATCAAGAAAGCCTTGGACAATCCCTTGGCCAACAAATAAAGTACGCCTATTTGCGTAACAAGCCCGTCACTTTGGCGGGCTTTGTTTTGGCTAAATATTGGCATAGGAGCACCTAACGCAATGAACGATAAAAAACTATTCAAATGGTTGGGCCTGCTGATTTTCGTACCGCTGATGTTGGCCATCTTCGGCGGTGACAGTTTCCGCTACCCTTGCCAGGATCCAGCCAACTGGGACAGCCCACAATGCCAAAAACCCTTGTGTGATGTCACTCGCACCTGCCCCGAGCACATATTCAAGGGTCAACGAGACCCGAGACTGGGACCACCCAGTGACACACCAGCCTCGGCTGCAGCGAAACCAGCCGTGCCAACCCCTTCTACCACAGGAGTCGCTTGTAAATGAACCTACCCAACCCTTTCGACAAAGACAAACAACCCGAACCGTTTTTCATGTACACCGAAGAACAGTTGATGGCTCGCCTCAAGTTTTTCATAGGCATCTGTCTGGCACTGACCTTGGTGGGCATCGTGTTTGTTGTTCTGTACAGCATCATCTTCGTCACACAGCCTCTCAACGCTATCAGCCCCATCGACCAGAAGTTCTTTGAGCTGATCATACCCATAGCCACATTCTTGACTGGTACCCTGTCGGGCATCATGTTGGCCGGCAACGACAAAGATCTCAAAGCCAAGGCCTTGGATGCTGCTGCTGGTGCTGTGCCCAACGCTAGACCTGTGTCTCCCGCACCCACATCCACTGCATCTGTGGCACCACCTGCATTCAAACCTGCTGCACCAGCTGCACCTGTTGGGATGCCTCCTCCGCCTCCCCCACCAGGAGTGGCACCAGTGAGTTCTGCTCCCCCGGGACCTCCCAACTTGCCCCCTCCCCCGGTGTTCTAGTATGCGAGCTCAGGAATTCCAAACTCGTCCACCTCTCAAGACCTACCGAGTGAGGCTTAAACTGCAGCAAAAAGGATATACACAGCAGATGGACACTACTGTGATGGCCCGCAATGCCGAAATGGCAAGGCGGGTGATCCGGGCACAGTATCTCAATCCCAATGTGCTGGTAGGACAACCCAAAGAAGTCAAGTAAACAGTACATAAATACTGGATGGAACCAGTATTCGTCAGGGCTGTATTCAATCTAGATTGCAAGTGGGAAGGACTAGATCCGGTATATCGCATCTATGTCAATGACGAAATGTTTGCCGAACGCACCTACCGTTGGCCTGATTGTTATCTAGAAGAACACTTGCAGATTTCAGCACCCCCGGGACAATATCAGATCAGAGTGGAACCAGTGGGTCCACAGATCGCCAAATTTACCATAGGTGGACATCGTATAGACCGTGGTCCTGCTGCCTGGTTGGACAAAAAGACTTTGGAGATACGACCGTGAGAGCCCGAGAATTCATGCGTGAAGATGCGTCTGCCGGGGCCAGTGTAGCTGGCAGCATGGCGCCTGTAATCCAACCTCTGGGCACTATGATCTCGCGGCAGGGTTTGAGCGGGCCTGCTAAATATATGAATAGTTTTAAATCAGGAAAGAAACGGAAACGCAATGCTGGTAGATGATCTCAAAACATTTTTAGGCACAAGTTATGCCTATTTCACCAAGGCCTGGGGATTCCATTGGAATGTGGAGGGCAGTAACTTTGGTGAATTACACAAATTCCTGTCTAAGGTCTACGAAGACACTCAAGACAGCATCGACAAGACTGCTGAATTCATCCGCACCACCGGTGAATATGCACCGGGTAGCCTGCAGCGTTTCCAAGAACTCAGCTTGATCACTGAACAAATCAAAGTTCCCCGGGCACGGCTTATGCTCACAGAACTTTTGGCGGATACACAGACCATGATCGATCTCAGCAAACAATTGTTTGATGCTGCCAGCCAAGAAGGTCGTGAAGACATCGCTAATTTCGCCGCCGAGCGTCAAGAGAGCCATGGCAAATATGCCTGGCAGATGAAAGCTTACCTCAAAGAGAACAGAGAATGAGCGATCACGACATCTATCGCATCCTAGAAAATCTTGACGCTGCACAGAAGTCGGTCAAGCAGTTGCCGGCCCTGTTCCGACCCGCCGATACCTCTCCTCAGTTAGCAGGACCATATCCCGGAAAAAATGCCACGCTGGGATATCTCGTGGGTGAAGATGAGATGCAAGAAGGCGATGTCGTCTCTTTCAATCGAAGCGGGTACAATGTCATCAAAGACAAAAAAGATTACCTCGACAAGCGTGATATTTTGTTCCGCATGTTGAGTCAACCCGGATTGGACACAGAAAGCAAAGCTGCAGCCAAAGAAAGATTAGCCACACTAGATTTAGCCGCAAGAAATGCTGGCATCATCAAAGAAGACCAGGATGCCAATCCCATGGCGCAGGCTGTCACCCGCAGGATCGTTAATCAGCATCCCGAATGGATCGTCAAATATGGCGTAGAAGCATTGATGCAGGCCATCGATGATGTCACCGAAGGTGAAGGCGATTTCGAAGAAATTGGGTCCTCTGATATCTCAGCTTATGTTCAGTATGTGAAAGATGCCTTGGATGATCGCATGGGCAGCCGAGAAGAGATGGACGACCGCAGGCCATTCGCAGAGTCAGCTGCCACCACAGAAGATGTGATTTCCTCAGTTAAAAAGAAACTGGGCGACTATCTTTCGGATCTTACTAAAGAGATAAAGAAGGATCCAGACCTCAAAGATAAACTGGAACGAGACATCGACCAGATCGGTCCTGCTGTAAAAACTCTCAAGACCGATGACGGTCACGAGATCAAGATCCACGGCAACGAAGACGATGGATTCCGTATCACTATCAAGAACCAAGAATCTAAAGCAAAGTTCAAGAATCTTGATGAAGCAACAATGGCTGTTGAAATGTATTGTGCCCGGCGCCGTGGGCAGATGGAAAATGCAGATTATATAGAAGAAAAAAATCATGATCCTCGACGAAATTTTTGAAGCACTCAAACCCAGCGACATGCCCACTTATCTCCGTAGGCAGCAAGGCAAGCCCGATATCACCATGCGTGATGTAGAAAAAGAGCGCCCCCAGGGTGCCTTCCGCTTCCAAGTGGGCAACAGCCAGTTCATGGATCGCGCTGCTGCTGATGCATATGCGCGGAGCACAGGCGGTCAAGTCGAGCCTCTTTCGCAACAGCCGCAAGGTAATCAACCCAAACTTACACACCGGGTCGTCGATCCCAGGCCCAATCGGCCGACCGCTGCTTTCCAAGATCAAGCGTCGGCTGAAAAATATGCCCGTACTGTCAATGGACGGGTCGAGCCTATATCAGAAGAAATTCTTGACGAACAAGAGGTTGATGTTCCTGCCTCAATGAACCCAGAAAATCGCGGCGCGTTGATACTGACAGTACTGCAAAAAGACAAAGAGTTTGCACGCATGAGCCGTAGGCCTTTGCGTTTCAACATGAGCAACGAGCAGTTTTTGATTTACGATCCTGAAGTTAAAAACCGAATACTGCAGATGGCGGCTGGTTATCAGAAAAAAGGTGCTTTACCACAATTTTTGCTCAACCTAGGACAGCCCGATAGCTTACATTATCTACTGAACCAACTCGAAGGCCAATCCGGAGATGTGGCCCTAGGCGGACAAAGCAGCCGCACCCAGGCACCACGGTACACCCGAGAAGCCAGCGAAGTAAAAAAAAAGAGTGAAGTAGCTGCTGGGTCGATCGGCGGTGCCGATGCCACTGCTCGTACCCAAAAAATGATCGCCCGGATACGGGCACGCCAGCCTCAGGCCACCAGTGACATCGAAGCCTTGGCCTACGATATAGAAGACAAACGCAAACGAGATCAGCAAGATATAGACAAGCTTGAGCGTGAAATCGACGATCTCGAAACCGATGTCAAAGCTGATCTCCGGAAAAGCCTGGCACAACTGCAAGGGCGTAAAGGTGCCAGTAGCACCATGGTCAAACAAATACAGGCCACTAATCAAGCTCAAAGCGATGCGATAAAAAAGATCCTTGATGTTGATCGTGATCAACAAAAAGCCATCAATGATCTCAAACAAGCAAGCAAGATCGAACCTGCTGTTGAACCACGATCAGATGTGACTGCTGCACCAGCAGGACCTTCTGTAGGAGGACAACCAGCGGCACAAATCACAGCACCAGCAGTCAAAAAAACATCGCTGAAAAAAACAGCCACGAAAAAATCTTCTGTCAAGAGCAGAGATCAACTGCCTTTGGACCAGCCTCAATTGGATATCGCTCCAGCTGCCACGGTCACTCCATCAACCGAACCCACTGCACTATCTGTGCCTACTGCCGAACCAGTGCCATCTAATGTGATAGATATCCGTCGGCGCAGCCGAGGACCGCAGAAAGAGCTTCCCCTGGACGGAGAAGAGCCATTCCAACCACAGGCCAAGACCGGCACTCTGGGAGAGACCCGGAGTTTGGCTGTCAGACGCGACGAAAATGAAAATATAATCCTCGACGAGGCTGGCAAAGATGCCTGCTATCACAAAGTGCGTAGCCGGTACAAAGTATGGCCCAGCGCTTACGCATCGGGTGCTTTGGTTCAATGCCGTAAAAAAGGTGCTGCAAACTGGGGCACCGGCGGAAAGAAAAAATGAGAGCTGAGGAATTCATCACCGAAGACCTAAAAAAATGGTTCCGTGAAAAATGGGTACGATTCAATCCCCAAGGCAAGATCATGGGTCCTTGCGCCCGTGGCAGCAGCAAGGAAGGTAAACCCAAGTGTCTGCCGCAAAGCAAAGCGCATGCCTTGGGCAAAAAAGGCCGAGCATCCGCAGCAGCAAGGAAGCGTAGACAAGATCCCAATCCAGAAAGAAAAGGAGCAGCCATCAACGTGGCGACGAAGAAAAAATGAAAAACTATACCTTCACTGTTGGAGAAACTGTGTATCAGATCATGGCAGAATCATTGACTGCAGCTCTCAATGAACTGAAAAAGAGATTGGCATTGGCATGAGAGCCAAAGAGTTTGTATCAGAAAAGTGGTCCGAAAAATACAAACGGTCGATCAACTGTGCCCGGCCTCGTGGCTTTAGCCAGCGTGCTCATTGCCAAGGCAGGAAGAAACACAACGAAGATGAGCAACTAGACGAATTATCTTTCCACGGCAGCCCTTGCACCAAGGATTGTTCAGGACATCGAGCTGGCTATGCCTGGTACAAACGCAAAAGAAAGAATCCCAACTCTTGGAGCCAAAGTTTCAACAATGGAGCGGCCATAGCCGCGTCGGGTGTATGAACGAATATCCTGTATGGCCCGAGGATGACGGCACAGACAGCGCCCGGTACCCCTTCAGCCCGGTATGAAGATCCGAGATCTCACTGAAAGCAGCGGATACAGCCTCCCGGGCAGTTTTACGCATGATCTTACCAAGAGCAAACTTTGGTTGCTACAAGAACTTTCTAAAATAAAAGATCGTGTGAGCACTGTGTACATTCTAGGATCATGGTTTGGCAATCTCAGCCTATATATGAAGCTGCATCCTGCAGTCAAGACCGAGCGCATCATCAATGTGGAAACCAATCCCAAATTTCTGAAACAGAGTAAACGCATGCTGGATCATATCGGTGCCGCCTGCGTGGATCACATGCGAGCAGATGCTAATGATCTGGATTATAGACAGTTAGATCGGAACGGTCTAGTGGTCAACACCAGCCTCACTGACATGCCAGGACGTGAATGGTTTGACAATGTACCCGAGGGTACTCTAGTAGCACTACAAGCCCGAGACCACGACCCCGGCCAACAATTTCACAGCACTCAGGATATCTTAGATAAATTCCCTATGCAGGAAGTTTTGTATCAAGGAGAATTGGATCTCCAAGATCCCGAAACCCCTTATACCAGATTCATGGTCATAGGATGCAAGTGAACCAAACACAAGAAAAATACATCTACGAAAGTCCTGACGGCGGGGAAACAGTCTATCGGCGCAGACCGGGCTCGACAGAAAAAACACTCCATTCCATATCCGACAAAAAAAGACAGGAGATGGAGGATGAAAGGCTTTGGTTCAAATGGATTGAAATACTGAGAGCCAGTCGTAACGATCCCCGGCTGAGAGAATTACTAGAACAAGCAGAAGTATATCATTCATTGAAATCTCAACCTTAGGACCGCTAGGGTTATGAGTGGGCGGCTGCTGCCCCAGTCCTGGATTCGCTACCCTTGGATTGAAAGTGAGCAAAATTCTTTTGACAACCCAAACATATTTGTTATATAATTGTCCAGCAAAGGAGAAATCAATGGATAACCGAAATTTTTCAGCAGAACAAAAAGCCAAACTCACCCAGATCATCAACGAAGGCATGCAGGTCATGCACGAGATCGAAACCCTCAACGGTGGACTTTCTGACACCATCAAGGCAGTGGCCGAAGAATTAGAAATCAAGCCCAACATCTTGAAAAAAGCCATCCGAATCGCTCACAAAGCTGAGTTTGGCAAAGAGCAGCAGGATCATTCATTGTTGGAAAATATTCTGACCACTGTGGGCAAGACTCTATAATTACTGTTATTATCAACAGCGATTCGCCCACGACACGGGCATGTAGAACGGTGCAGGCAGGCCATAAACTGCCAGGAGACAGATGAGTTACATCGACGCATTATTTGATCGTGATCACGATCGCATCCATATCGTAGGTCGCCGAGACGGCGAACGGTACTACGAAGAATTTCCTGCCAACTACATCTTTTATTATGACGATCCTCGGGGCAAGTTCCGATCGATCTACGGCACACCTGTGGCCCGTTTTTCCACCCGTAACTCAAAAGAGTTCCGCAAAGAAATGGCCATACAGAAAGGCAAGAATCTCTACGAGGGCGATATCAATCCCATATTCCGATGTTTGGAAGAAAACTACAAAGGACAAGATGCACCGCGTCTCCACACAGCGTTTTTTGACATCGAAGTAGATTTTGATCCTGTGCGAGGCTTCAGCCGCCCAGACGATCCATTCAATGCCATCACTGCTATTTCTGTGTATCTCGATTGGCTGGATCAACTGGTGTCCTTGGTCATGCCGCCGCGCCACATGAGCAAAGAAACAGCCGATGAGATCGCTGCCGAATTCCCCAACACCTTTGTGTTCTGGGAAGAGCGAGACTTGCTGGACACCTTCCTCAATCTCATACAAGATGCTGATGTGTTGAGCGGTTGGAACTCCGAGGGTTATGATATTCCTTACACCGTGATGCGTACCACGCGGGTGCTCAGTAAAGATGACACACGCAGATTTTGCCTGTGGGATCAAATGCCCAAGCAACGGACCTTTGAACGCTTTGGTGCTGAGAATCTCACATTCGATCTCATAGGTCGTGTGCATCTAGACTACATGCAACTGTATCGCAAATACACCTATGAAGAGCGGCATAGTTACAGTTTGGATGCCATAGGTGAATACGAAGAGCTGGGCTCCAAGACAGCGTTCGAAGGTACCTTGGACCAGCTTTACAATCAGAACTGGAAGACATTTATCGAATACAACCGGCAGGACGTTAAATTGCTGGCCAACATAGATAAAAAACTCAAGTTCTTAGATCTCGCCAACACTCTTGCACACGAAAACACAGTATTGCTACCCACTACCATGGGTGCAGTGGCCGTGACAGAGCAGGCCATTATCAACGAAGCACACGAACGAGGCATGGTAGTGCCCGTAAGGAAAGAAAGGTTCACAGATGAAGACACGCAAGCCGCAGGTGCCTATGTTGCTTATCCCAAGAAAGGCATGCACGACTGGGTTGGTAGCATCGACATCAACAGTCTGTATCCCTCAGCGATCCGTGCTCTTAACATGGGCCCAGAAACCATCGTGGGGCAACTCCGCCCGGTAATGACCGATCATTATATCCAGGACAAGCAGCGCAATGGGTCCAGTTTCGCTGCGGCCTGGGAAGGCCTGTTTGGTACCTTAGAGTACACTGCTGTGATGGAACAACAGCGTGGCACAGAGATCACCGTCGACTGGAAGGACGGTGATGAGAGTGTGCATAGTGCCGCTGAAATATGGAAGATGATCTTTGACTCAAACCAACCTTGGATGCTCAGTGCCAACGGTACCATATTCACATATGAAACAGAGGCTGTGATTCCGGGACTGCTCAAACGGTGGTACGCAGAACGGAAAGAGATGCAGGCCGAGTTGAAAGAGTGTACCACCAAAGAAGATGAGGAGTACTGGGACAAACGGCAGTTGGTAAAGAAGATCAACTTGAACAGTCTGTATGGGGCGATCTTGAATCCTGGCTGTAGATTTTTTGACAAACGCATCGGACAGAGCACCACACTGACGGGTCGGGCTATCGCACACCACATGGATGCCTATGTCAACGAATGCATCACGGGCAAATATGACCATGTGGGCGAATGCATCATCTATGGAGACACAGATTCTTGTTACTTTTCTGCATGGCCAGTGCTGAAAAAGGAAGTAGAAGAAGGCCGCATGGAATGGTCCAAAGAAACCTGCATCGCCTTATACGATGGCATCGCTGATCAAGTCAATCAGAGTTTTCCAGCATTCATGGAACGAGCTTTCCATGTGCCCAGAGAAATGGGTTCGGTCATCCGAGGTGGCCGTGAAGTGGTAGCCAGCCGTGGACTGTTCATCACAAAGAAACGCTATGCGGTGATGATCATAGACAAAGAAGGCAAGCGCATAGATGTCAACGGCAAGCCTGGCAAGGTCAAGGCCATGGGACTGGATCTCAAACGCAGCGATACTCCCAAGATCATCCAAGACTTTCTCAGCGATGTGCTCAATGATGTCTTGACCGGCAGTGACAGAGACACAGTGGTAGAAAAAATCAAACAATTTAAATTCGCGTTTAAAGAAAGACCAGGCTGGGAAAAAGGCACACCCAAGCGTGTGAACAATCTCACCAAATTCCAGAAAGAAGAAGAGCGACTGGGGCGTGCCAACATGCCCGGACATGTGCGGGCAGCTTTGAATTGGAACAGTCTACGCAAGATGAACGGGGACAACTACAGCATGCAGATAGTAGACGGTATGAAGACCATCGTGTGCAAACTCAAACCCAACGTGCTAGACTGGACCAGCATCGGGTATCCTACTGATGAGTTGCATCTGCCGCAATGGTTCCGTGAGTTGCCTTTTGATGACAGCGAGATGGAAGCCACTGTGATCGACAGCAAGATTGAAAACCTATTGGGAGTGCTAGAGTGGGATCTCGAATCATCTACCAATACCGATAACACATTCCAATCATTGTTTGAATATTAAAATGATCCTATCTGAACTCGTGGCCTACCGCAGACACCTCCAGGAGATCACCCACGATGGCAGTGTAAATTATCTACGGCAAGAGATCGATCCAGTGATTTACTCAGTGGCCAACTGTAAAAATCCCAATGCCGTTCATGTCACAGCACTCGAACAAGCCAAGAACAAGATAGTAGAAGGTTTGCAGCAATTCCAAACATCCTTGGATCGCATCAAACAAGATATTGTAAGTGAAATAGAAAAGAATCAGCCAGCATACCTATCTAGGAGCTACAGTCTTTATCAAGATATGTGCCGCGGTGATTCTCCTGAGTATATACTGGGTCGTCGCATACACATCACAGAACAAACTAGAGATTTCGTGCTGTCCAGGATCCGCCGTAGAGATTCCTGGCAATTTCCTGCGGCAATCATGCGACCGGGGCTGGAAGAATGGATCGATCACATGGTGTCATTTGATCCTTTGTATGTGGTTGATCATCATGTGGATCTATTGGTTCCTGCACAGTCAAGATTCAATGAAGTCTACAACAACCGAGTGCGGTGGATCACCATAGCAGAAAAAGACGATCAAGAGATGCTGGCCTCACTGCCCGACGATCAGATGGGCTTCGTGATTGCGTGGAATTTTTTCCATTACAAGCCATTTGAAGTGATCAAACAATACATCACCGAAGTCTATACAAAATTACGGCCGGGTGGAGTGTTTGCCTTCAGCATCAACGATGGAGATCTATCAGGTGGTGTGGCCAATGCCGAAAGGATGTTCATGTGTTACACACCCGGATCGATGATAATGTCCATCAGTGAACATATAGGATTTGAAGTGGTATTCAGACAGGAATTAGATCGGGCAGTGACATGGATAGAACTGCAGAAGCCGGGCAAGCGGCGTAGTCTGCGAGCCGGGCAGGCCTTGGCCAAGATCATACCCAAAAACACTGTTCCGGTGCCGGTAGCACAGGTTGACAACAAGCCTAAAAACCTGTACAGTGATCAAGATGAGAGAAGAATTTTAGTACAGAAAGCCATAGATCTAAATATCGATACCCCGGATCGATTAGAACATCATTATAGCCTTAAACAACTGAAGAAAGCCATTAAACAAAGGAAACCACAATGAGAGACCATTTATTAGACCTAGTAGAACACACTTACGACCTTGGCTGTATCGATCTGATCAAGATCACCGGCACAGACAAAGAGACCGTGATCGACGGCATCGCCGAAGACAAATCAGTGGTAGTGCAAGGGCGATTCCTTGCTCCTGTACCTGAGTTCATTGGAACCTTTGGCATGCCTAATCTCAGTAAACTCAAGATTTTGTTGAATCTCGGCGAGTATCGAGAGAATGCCGACATCTCAGTCACACAACAAGATCGCAATGGCGCACCTACTCCGGTGGGACTGCATTTCAAGAACTCGTCGGGGGATTTCAAGAACGACTATCGTTTCATGACTTCTGAGATCATCGCAGAAAAGCTCAAGACTGCCAAGTTCCGTGGTGCTAACTGGCACATTGAGTTCGAGCCTACCATAGCCGGCATCCAGCGGCTGAAAATGCAAGCCCAGGCCAACGCCGAAGAAAACAACTTCCAGGCCAAGACAGACAAAGATACATTGAAGTTTTTCTTTGGTGATCACTCCACACACGCTGGAGAGTTCGTGTTCCATGCTGGCATCACAGGTTCTCTCAAGCGTGCTTGGGCATGGCCTGTCAAACAAGTGATCTCGATCTTGGATCTCACTGGCGACAAGACCGTTAAGATTTCAGATGATGGTGCTGCCATGATCACAGTGAATTCAGGCATCGCCGAGTACAACTATATCCTTCCAGCACAGAGCAAGTGATACCTGCATTGATCTCTCGAGGGTTTGGACATGGATCAGGGGTGATCAATCCCGGGCACGATCAGTTTATCGTCAACATACCTAAGAACGCCAGCAGTTACATGCTTGACTGGGCCTCACGGCATGGATGGCGAGCTGCCCAGTCTGCAGATTATCATAGGATTAATGAAATGATTGTGATATTGAGAGATCCAGTGGATAGGTGGATCAGTGGCATCTCTCAGTATATCTGCACCTATATACAGAGTGTCCATGGCCCCAATGGGCCCGTGTTTGATGGCATGGCTGTTACCGACAGAGATTATTTTTTGTCTGCAGATCTTTTTGTTGATCAATACACGGATCTCGTAGAACGATTGTTTATCGATGTAGCCAGCAGATTTGATGACCATGTCTGGCCTCAATCGGAACTGATAAATGATGTGCTACCCGGAACACCACGCACTTATTTTTTCCTCGATCAAAATCTTAATAAAAATATAGCAATCTATCTTGGATTCCAGGATCAAGACGATCTCGATCGTAATCAAGGGTCCTCCAATCCAGAACAAAAGAAGATACAGGAATTTTTCCGGAATAGACTACAAATACGCCCGGAGTTAAAACAACGATTGATGCGACACTATCAAGACGACTACGATTTGATTGCATCTGTGGAATTTTATGGATCAAAATAACGCACAAGACGATCTCACAGCCAAGCAGAATGATTATGCTATATTCCTGCCGGCCATCAGTTCATTCTACGCCAGCTACATCGGTCGGCAGAGGACCACTACCTATGTAGAACCCAGTCGCATGCCCTCGGCCATGCCAGACATGGAGCAGATGAACTGGCTCAATCCACAACAAGGATTGTTCCCGTATCGCTGGAGCCTTTACTCAGCTGGTCATGCCAACTTAGACCTCAACAAGCCAGATCCCAAAGAGGACATGGTACGCAATAGAGATGCTAACACTATCATGCTGGCCGACTCTGGAGGATTCCAGATCGCCAAGGGTGTGTGGCCAGGTCGTTGGGCAGACTTCACTGATAAAAAAGCCGAAGCACAACGCGAAAAGGTATTGAAGTGGCAGATGGGTATTGCTACCTATGGCATGACCATGGATATTCCCACATGGACCTTCCGTGATCCAATTGCTGCCCAGGCCTGCGGTATCTTCAGTTATGAAGATGCTGTGCGAGCCACGCAGCACAATAACGAATACTGGATGTCCAATCGCTACGGTGAGACCAAGATACTAAATGTGTTGCAAGGCGGTAACCACGCCGAAGCCGACCACTGGTACGATCTAATGAAAGATTATTGTGATCCTGCAAAACACAAGAATCATTTCAATGGGTGGGGCATGGGAGGCCAGAACATGTGTGATGTGCATCTTGTGCTGAAACGATTGGTTCATCTCATCCACGATGGCTTGTTGGAAAAAGGTGCGCATGACTGGATGCACTTCTTGGGCACATCAAAACTGGAATGGGCAGTGTTGCTCACTGACATCCAACGTGCTGTTCGCAAGTATCACAACTCCAACTTCACCATCAGTTTTGACTGTGCCAGTCCGTTCCTGGCCACGGCCAATGGGCAGATCTATCATAGCATTTTGGCAGACAATCGAAGCAAATGGTCATACCAGATGAGTCCCACAGCCGATGACAAAAAATATGCCACTGACAATAGATCCTTCCGTGATGCAGTGATGGCAGATGGCATCCATGCAGAATTTGAAGACAGTCCTATCTCGTCTCGATTGAAGATCCGAGATGTCTGCGTGTACAAGCCCGGTGATGTCAACAAGATCGGTAAAGAAGGCAAAACATCTTGGGACAGCTTTAGTTACGCCCTGATGATGGGTCACAACGTTTGGATGCACATCGAATCTGTGCAGCGCGCCAATCGCTTGTACGACCAAGGGATCTGTCCGGACATGATGGTGCATCCCACTAACAGCGACTATGATGTTCGAAAAGTCATCGATCGGATATTCGCGGCTCGCGATCGCCAAAAGAGCTTGGCCATAATCGATGATCATGCTAAAGTATGGGAAAGGGTTGTGGGCACACGCGGCTTTACCGGAAAACGGGCAGTGAACGCACATACCATGTTTGCCAACCTGTTTGATGTAGAAGAAGAATTTGAACCCCAAGAAGAATTAGATCAACACAAACTAGACGACCTAGAGGAGAGCGTAGATGTATGAGAATCGTATCCGTCACCTGGAGATGATGCACGAGACCTTGGACAAAAAGATCCGTGGACTGGAATCAACAGGTAGATTCGACGACGCTACTATGCAGACGCTAAAGAAACAGAAACTGGCACTCAAAGACCAACTGTCTGAGTTGCGTCGCAAACAGTACGAACACGATCAAGAAGTTGGCCACGATGAATAGATCTGGACACGAATCAGCAGAGTTCTTCTTCGGTAATGAAGTAGAACACACGCCAGCCCATAGTATGAAGACCTTGTTCGTGATCGGCTATCATCAGCAGGATGAAATCGATGCGATCCTTGATGATCCCTTTGCCAGCGTAGGTGGGGCAGTCAAGCACATCTTCTTTGGTGCCAACGATTCATATCATCCCAAGACCCGCGATGATTATGTCAAATGGGAGAACATGATCGCGACATTCCTGATGCGTGGTTATTTCTGTAGCTTGGACATTCCTTTTGAATATGTGGAAGAGTTCCACGAAGGTGGGTTGAACGAATACGACAGATTCATCCCCATCATCAAGGTACCCGTGCCTTACATCCGACTGTGGAACTACAACACCTGTGTCAAGATCGACGATCGAGACTTCGCAGCCACCAACCCTGGCGTGTGGGTTCACAGCCTGCACAGCCTGCAACGAAGATCAGTATTCACTGATTGGTCTAAATATGATGAGGACAAAGTGGTATGAACCAAGAACAAAGAGAAACAGCAGAACGCATCAAGGATCATGCTCGAAGGATGATCTGGGTCACTTTCCAGCGGGAAGGCATCCACAAGTATCCTGGTGCTGATACAGATCCCAAACTGGCCACAGGTGACTGGGATGATGTCGCATTCCTGGGTGTAGCCCATCGCCATATCTTCCATTTCCGAGTCGGCATCCAAGTGTTCCACAATGATCGCGACATCGAGTTCATCCAGTTCAAACGCTGGTTGGAGCGTCTCTATCAAGGCACACTACAGCTCGACTACAAAAGTTGTGAGATGATTGCCGACGACCTATATATACACATAGCCGATCGTTATCCAGGCCGAGATGTCACTATCTCAGTGGCCGAAGACAACGAAAACGGCTGTGTAATTGAATATAATACAACCCGTCCTTCACAAAACCTAGTCATCTAAGGAGACTATCGTGGCTCGACCCACATTCAAACCCAACCATCGCGTGACCCAAGTTTTTGATGATCTCGAACAATACTTGCGATTCTGCCAGGACTATGGCTACAAATATGACGAGAAAGATCTCTATAACTGGAAGAGCTACGCTTACCAACAGTTCAACAAAAAGATCCAGGGCAAACACGCCAAGGACATGTGGCAGCAAGACGCCCGGAGGTAATAGCCATGCGTAAGTTGTTCTACATGGGCCTCGAATCATATGAGGCTCGCTATACCCTTCAACTCACAGAATGGAATCGGCGTGTGTTTGATCGTCGTGGGCTAGATGTTGTATATGTGCCCGGTTCGACCATCGACAACACACAATCGATCTCTGTGGGCCAAGTGTTAGACGCACATGGTCGCAGTTATTTCTCCATGAGTCAGATGATGAACCTAGTGCAGATGATGCGCAACGGAGAGGTCACCAATGAAGATGTTATCTACTTTGAAGACATGTTTCAGCCCGGTATCGAGAGCCTACCTTATATTCTTGATCAAGTGCCTGAGTCTCAGCGTCCTCGCATTTTTGTCCGTTGTCTTGCTCAAGCCATTGATCCGGATGATTTCGTTCATGTCTGGGGCATGGCAGGCTGGATGTCGACTTATGAAAAGATGGTAAACCAGATCCCCGGTGTGCATGTGCTGGCTACCAACGAAGAGATGGTGGCACATATGCGCATCGCTGGCTGGACCGCTCCCATCTACAACATCTCGGGCTTGGCGTTTGGCAAACAGGAAGTACAGGAACGCATCGGCGGCGCTGGCCGTATCAGACCATTTGACGGTCGCACAATGCGTGTGGGGTTCGCTGCCCGATTCGATCAAGAAAAACAACCTGGATTCTTTATGGATCTCATCGAGATGTATCACACACAAGGCAGATACCGAGACGTTGAGTTCGCTGTGTTTTCTGGTGGGCCTTTGCGTAGCAACAATCCTGACTATCTGCAGCGTGCTGAGCAGATGCAAAGAGACGGTAAACTAAAAATCTATGATGGCCTGAAGAAAAATGATTATTACGATCTGCTTAATGATACTCGCGTATTATTTAATTGCGCTCTACAGGACTGGGTCTCAAACACCGTCTCGGAGGCCGACACTCTTGGTTGTAATGTTCTATATCCTGCTTATCGTAGTTTTCCTGAAACTTTTGCTAATGATCCTGATAGGCTCTATATTCCTTGGAGCATGGATGATGCCTTTATTAAATTAGAATTGTTGTTGGATGAACCCCATCACAACATGGGTCGGATCTCTGACTGGAACGATGGTACAATAGATAGGATCGTGGACATAATCACCGGGGCCGGTGAGCAGTGGAATCGCGCAGGCAATAGATATCGTGATCATGTATCCGGGGACAAATACCAACGGAGACAGCCATGAGCACCATCATCGTCACAGGAGCTGCCGGATATATCGGTGGCGAGACCATGTTGCGTCTCAAAGATCAAGAGCACACAGTCATTGGTGTAGATACTGTAGTCTGCCCGAGACATCTAGGATCCGTGGCCGATAGATTCTATCAAGAAGATTTTAGTAGTTCATATGGGCTGGATCTCCTGCAACAATTTGAGCCAGCGGCTATTGTGCATTGTGCCGGTTCCAGTCTGGTAGGACCTAGCCTGGGAAGACCTGCCGACTATTATCATAATAATTTTGTCAAAACAAAAAAATTATTAGATTACATCGTGGACAATAAAATCAATACCCGTGTGATCTTCAGCAGTTCGGCTGCCTGTTATGGAGAGCCAGTCATGGTTCCTTGTAGCGAAGTTGATCCCTGTGAGCCTATCAGCCCCTACGGCGAAAGCAAACTCATGATCGAGTGGATGCTGCAGAGCTATCGCCAGGCCTATGGACTGGATTTCGTGGCTTTCCGTTATTTCAATGCCTGCGGCGCAGACAGCCAGGCACGCCATGGACAAAAACCTGGTGCCACACACATCATCGCTAGAGTCTTGGAGAGCTTGAGAGACAACCGCGAGTTTGTACTCAATGGTGATGATTATCCCACAGATGACGGTACTTGTGTGAGAGATTATGTGCATGTAGAAGACATAGCCGACGCCCATGTGCAGGCCATAGATAGGCAATATGCCGCGGGTGTTTTCAATCTTGGCACAAAGAATGGATTCAGTAATCGCCAGATTATCTCAGCCGCGGAACGCATAACAGGCAAACAATGTGACATCAGCATAGGTCCAAAGAGATCTGGAGATCCTGCCATTCTCACCGCATCAGCTGACAGATGGAATGCAATCTCTGGGTGGACTCCGAAATTTGGGTTGGATGACATCATCTCTCATGCCTGGCGATGGTATACCCGGTGACCTCAATAAGGCAGCCCCAGACAGTGAGTCCAAAATCAAAAGAGATGATCTCAGCCAATGACTTTTGATGCCATACTAGAATTTGAGCGCTCGTTGGCCGAGTACACTGGTGCGCCATATGCCATCATGACCGATTGTTGTACACATGCAATCGAATTGTGTTTGCGTCATGAGCGCCCAAAACATCTGTCATTCACTGCCTATACCTATCTATCGATTCCCATGCTGATGCACAAACTGGGCATAGAATATCAGCTCATCCCCGAAGAGTGGACCGGCGAATATCGATTCCACGGTAGCCGAGTCTGGGACAGTGCCCGCAGACTAGAGCGTGACATGTACAAACCTGGACAGATGCAGTGTTTGAGTTTTGGACCCGGAAAGCCTTTACAGATAGGTCGAGGTGGTGCTATACTGTTGGATGATGCCAAGGCTTACAGGATTTTATTGGAACAACGCTATGATGGCAGGGATCTCGCCATCGCCCCTTGGTCGGAACAGAAAGTGTTTAGAGTTGGTTACCATTACCGACCAACTATAGAAGAAGCAGAACTAGGTCTTGAATTGTTGCCCAAAGTCAATGAAAAACCTAAATACATCCCATACCCGGACTGCAGAGACATCCGGATCATTGATTAACATGACTGGTCATCCTCGACCCTAACTCGGAGAAAATAGAATGGAAAAAGGAAAATACCTCAGCGATATCATCCGCAAAAACATGCGTGACAACAACAAAAGATTCTGGGCCGGAGACAACATCTCGGACTATGTGCGCGACACCGATAAACAGTTTCTAATCGACGAAGCCACCGAAGCCTTTGAACTGGTGCTGGATCGGCTCCTGATCGATAGGGAGACCGATCCCAACTCAAAGGGCACAGCACGCCGTTTGGCCAAGATGTACTTCAATGAAATCATGGGAGGTCGATATGATCCAGCACCCGATTGCACAGCGTTTCCAAACGATTCAGAAGACCGTTACGAGGGCATGCTCGTGGTTCGTAGTGAACTTCGTAGTATGTGTAGCCATCATCATCAACCCGTTGTTGGGGTTGCTTATATTGGCATCCTTGCCGCACAGAAACTGATCGGACTCAGCAAGTATACTCGTATCGCACAATGGTGTGCTCGTAGAGGAACCCTACAAGAAGAACTCTGCAATGACATCGCTAGAGAAATCATGCGGGCCACTGACTCCAAGGATGTGGGTGTGTATATCCAAGCTACTCATGGCTGTTGCGAGAACCGTGGTATCATGGCGCATAGTAGTCTCACCCAGACCACTGTGCTACACGGTGCGTTCCGGACGGATCCTGCAGTGAAAAAAGAGTTCACCGACAACATCAAACTCCAGCAAGACTACGCTCCGCGCTAGGTTAGTAGGCACTAACCCTGCGATTGACCAAAAAATCGCTCTTAGAGTAAAATAGTATCAATGCTATTACCCTAGGAGCGATCGTGCGTTTTGCAAAGACATCACTGGCTGTTTCAGTCAGCCTGGCTCTTACTGCCTGTGGTGGAGGCGGTGGAGGCGGTGCGCTCGGCAGCAGTTCTGGATCCTCATATTCGCAATTTACTCGAGTAGGTTCGATCAAACCTTTGAGCGGCACAGGGGCAGTTGCCACGGAGACCGCTCTGATATCTCATGACATCGATTCCACTGCAGGCGACGAGTTGATATTGATCGGCCGGCAGAATCCCAGTGGAGCCACAGCAGCCACTTGGCAAAATTTTGATATTTCCATCTGGGGTTGGTCTGGTGGCACACTGATAGACAAAACTGATCAATGGTTTGGTACTGGAGTGAGTCGTAGAGTCACAGGTGTCGAAGAAGAAGTCAAATTTGGTGACTTTGACGGTGATGGCCACACTGACATGTACGCAGGGCCTTACACCGACGATATAACCTTGCGCGGCGGTTACGAGTTGTCCAGCACCGGAGCAGTGTTCTTTAACAGTGGTAGTTCCAGTTTCAATCATCGAACAGACATCGTGCTCGAAGCCACTACACATGCACATGCCTCGGCCATCGCGGATCTCAATGGTGATGGCCGAGATGACGTTTGGAGTACTGCAGGAGGGAGTTCCACGGTTTTGCTCGGCAACGCCAACAGGACATTTACCAGGCTCGCAGTGGCAGGCAATCCCCAAGCCGGCGGAGCAGGCATCGCTATCGCCGATTTTACAGCGGTGGGCACCAAGGGTGTGATCTTCACTGACCAAGGCAGCGCCAAGGCAACCACTGGCAGCATCAACAATCTCTATTCTTATGTGATCGATCTTGCTAATAATAGGGTAGATGTCACACATGTCAGTGCATTGCCTACTCCAAGATTCGAACTGCCGAAATGGGCAGTTCAAGCACCCAACGGTGGGCACGAGGTGCGCGTGTTGGCTGATATCGAACTTTCAACCGGCAAGAAGGCATCTAGCCAGGGCGTGGTCAGCGATGCTGTGATCATCAGCCGAGCCAATCAAGTCGGCGGACAGTGGCCGGATCTCAGTGAAGTGCAGTTCTTGAAGAACGGCGGAACAGGTAACTTCACAGATATCACAGACACTGTGCTCAAAGGATACGACACCGGCACTGTGGCCAGTTACAATGCCTCGTTCAAAGACATCAATGGTGACGGTCGACTGGATATCGTGCTGCCTGGCAACTCTTGGTCCAGCAACTCCGGTGCTCAAGTGCTGATCTGGAACAGTTCCACTAACATTTACGGCTTTGAGTATCAGTCTAGTTATGCCACGGTGTTGAAGGCCTTCCAAGATGGTGCCAAATCACTGGAAAGCAATACCAGTTTCGTGGCTACAGGTGTTGCTTTGATACAAGATGCCAGCGGCACCATGTATATCGCCACAGCAGTAGGTACCGATCCAAACAATCTAGGCCATGCCACGCACAGGACTATCTACATCACGCCACTGAATGGTATGACTTACAACCAAACCCGGGCGACCATAACCGCCAACTGGCCTTGGTTGAGTTCCAGCCAGATTGACACCATCATGAGCCAAAGCACCAGGACATATCTGGGCCTGAGCTTGCTGGATCCCAGTTTGGCTCTGTCGCCCACAGGAAACATCGCCATGCCCACGGTATCGGGATTCCGGCCCTTGTCTGGTTCTATCAGTGGCGTGAAATTGGGCGGCCTGGCTGCCTCTCTCCGGGTGCAAGATGATCATGGTCGTGCCTGGGAAATGGACTATTCGTCGACTAGCACGAACATGCTCAATGCTTGGTCCTCTAGACTTGATGAAAAAGATGACAGCGCACGAACATTGGCCATGGCTACCGATCTGCAATACGGACAAAGCGATGGATTCCGATATGGAGCCAGCGCGGATAATCGTAGCCGTGTGTTTGGGATGCCGGATTACAGGTTAGGAAAACACACCTGGGCCACATGGCAATTCACCGCCTTGCCTTATTCGCCTTGGATGAACATCAGTGGTAGTTGGGGCACAGTGAAATCTACGATGACCGCAGAAGCCACTGTGGCGTGGCGGCAGGATCACTGGCGACTGCGTGGTGGTAGCATGTATACTACCACGCAGATCGATCCTGGACTGGTAACGCGAGTCAATCCCATCACAGCGGCTTGGGGAGATGTGACTTACATGATTGGAGACTGGCAGATCGGTGCCGGTACTTTGCCAAAGATCATCAGTGGATCGGTTGACCTTACCTTGCCCACAGGTGTTGACAATCGCGGTCAGATCCAATATACTAGTGTCAAGACCGGATTTGATAATCCCTTGACAGCCTTCGCTAGGATGGGTTATCAAACATCGATCACCCGGCACACGACATTCAATGCAGTAGGCATGGTATCAACACAAAGTTCACATGCTATAAAAATGGAGATCAAATCAACATGGTAATCAAAACACATCTAGAGCAAGCGCAAGAACAAGGAGTGGCTCCTTGGACGGAGATAGTAAAAGAGCTGCCTAACTTGGTGATATATCGAGACAAATATCCAGTGACACAAGGACATCTATTGTTTGTGCCCAAGATGGTCAATGTCAGCGATATCGGTGCTGCCATGAGCGTGGCATTAAGTTGGGGCGAGGCCCTGAAACAACAGGGCGATTGTGATGGCTACAACATAGGTATCAACATGGGCCCCAGTGCCGGACAGACTGTGATGTATCCGCATGTGCATCTCATTCCGCGTAGGACCGGCGATACCCAAGATCCAGTGGGCGGTGTGCGCGGAGTGATCCCGGGACAGGCCAACTATAAAAACCCTGGATATAAAAATCCCACTGATAAATAATTTTTCCCAGCGGTCTTGGCGTCATCCCCGCTCTATAAACTCTGCCGCCTATGCTAACATATGATAGGAGATCAAGCATGAGCAATCAAACCCGTGTGTACAAATACACATCAACCAAAGAGTATCACGACGCATTTCCCTGTGCTTATCGCCAATGGCGTGCCGACAGCCATTGCAATCTGATCCATGGTTACAGTTTTTCCATGAAGTTCTACTTCGGCACCGACGATCTTGATGTGCGTAACTGGGCCGCCGACTATGGCGGGCTCAAGGAACTGAAAAAGATCCTAGAAGATCAGTTCGACCATACCTTGATCGTGGCACAAGACGATCCTGAGATGGAGACTTTCAAGTTGTTGCAATCCCGGAACATGGCCAAGATCGTAGTGCTGCCACGCTTGGGCTGTGAAGGTCTTGCTGACATGCTGTACAAGTATGTGAATGGCGTCTATATCCCCGACATGTGGGGTCCTAGCGAGGCCGAGCGTCTATGGTGCTATAGAGTGGAAGTGCGTGAAACACAATCAAACATGGCATTCCGCGAGGGACACCGTGAGTGGAATGAAGACCTACTGTCGTAAAAATACTCAGGCGTGCGATAGCTACAGATAATTAAGGTATGAACGATAAACCTGTAGCTATCAGCATGCTCCTGCCCACTCGAGGGCGCACTCACAGTCTCAAAACAGCTTTGCTGACACTGGCCGAATTGGCCGATGATCCACACAGCATCGAAATGCTGTTGGCTTTCGACGACGATGACACAGCCAGTTATGACTGGTTTGTGGCCAATATAGCCCCGAGATTGACAGAACTGGGTGTGCGATACACCGCCATGGGATTTCAGCGTTTGGGGTATCTACGCTTGAACGAATACCTCAACGAGCTGGCAAAGTCGGCTCAGGGCGATTGGTTTTTTTTCTGGGGCGACGATGCTGTGATGCGCAGCCAGGGCTGGGATAGCCGTATCCGCGAGCAGACAGGACGATTCCGTGTGTTGCGCATGCCCACACACAACGGACACCCTTATGCTATTTTCCCCATAGTGCCTCACCAGTGGTTTGAAATGTTCGGTTATCTAAGTCCGCATCAACTCACTGATACATGGTGCAGTTATCTGGGCTACATGCTGGACATCATGCAAGACATCGATGTGGATGTGTTGCATGATCGTGCTGATCTCACTGGAAACAACAATGATGAGACCTTTGCCAATCGTCCCATGCTAGAGGGCAATCCTTATGATCCTAGAGATTTTTATCATGCTGCATGGAATGATCGTAGAATCAAGGATGCCCAACAGTTGGCCGATACCTTGAGAGACCAAGGTGAAGACATGTCATGGTGGGATCGGGCCAGAGAAGGCAAACAAGATCCTTTTGAGAAAATGGCTGCGCTGAGGCGTGGCGAAAAAATACGACTGGGACGATAGATGACCGTGACCATCCAACAAGTGCAGGAGTTTTGGGACGCAAGACCTTGCAACGTCAGGCACAGTAACAAACCCATAGGGTCAAAAGAATATTTTGATGAAGTAGAACAGAAAAAACTCACAGCAGAACCCCACATCCCGGCCTTTTGTGAGTTCGATCGGTGGCAAGGTAAAAAGGTGCTGGAGATTGGTTCGGGCATCGGTACCATGGCAATCAATTTCGCCCGAGCTGGCGCCGATTACACAGGTATAGAACTTAGCAAAGAAAGTCTTGCACTGACCCAACAAAGATTTGATGTCTATGGCCATCAGGGTCGATTCTATCAAGGCAATGCTGAACAGATGACGGATTTCGTACCCGTGCAGGAATATGATCTTGTGTTTACCTGGGGAGTCATACATCACAGCCCCAATCCTGCAGAGATATTGCGACAAGCACAGTCTTACATGCGTCCGGGCACTGTTCTCAAAGTCATGGTTTATGCAGCCAATTCTTGGAAAAACTTCATGATCGAAGCAGGGCACGATCAACCAGAAGCTCAATATGGTTGTCCCATCGCGTACACTTACACCGAAGACCAGTTGATCAGCATGATCGGTTCGGGATTCCGCATTGTTTCTGTTGAGCAAGATCATATATTTCCTTTTCAGATTGAACCTTACAAGGCCGGCCAATATTTGAAACAGCCTTGGTTCGAACACATGCCTCCAGAAATCTTCCGCGTGCTGGAGAAGAGGTTGGGCTGGCATCTCATGATCACAGCGGAGAAACTATGAACATTGGAGTTATCGGAGTAGGCAGACTCGGCATCTGTTTCGCACTGCTGTTGGATCGAGGTGGACATCGCGTGATCGGCAGTGACATCAGGACCAACTATGTGGCCGGACTCAACGATCGTCGCATCACCACCACCGAACCCGGTGTGGCTGAAATGTTGCCAGATTGCAATATCGATTTCACTACCGACACACGGGCCGTGATACAACAAAGCGATATCATCTATGTCATGGTGGCCACACCCAGCCGCGCCGACGGTAGCTATGACATCACTGCAGTAGAGCGTGTGGTGCAGGATGTGGCAGAATCTGCGTTTGATATCTCTGGAAAAGTATTAGTGATCGGATGTACTACCAATCCCGGCGATTGCCAGAAGATACAGGATCAGTTGCGCGACCGTGGTGTGCATGTTTTGTACAATCCCGAATTTATCGCCCAGGGATCCATCATCCGCGATCTCGAGCATGCTGACATGGTGTTGATCGGCGGCGAAGATCAAGAAGTCATGGATCGATACAAACTGGTTTATGACAAGATCCAATCCGAGAAATCTCCCAATGTGCATACCATGAGCCTCACGGCTGCCGAACTGGTCAAGATCGGGACCAACTGTTTCCTCACTACCAAGATCAGTTATGCCAACATGGTGGGCGAAGTGCTGGTAAGATCAGGACTGGAAGAGGATGTAGATCGCGCCCTGCGGGCCATCGGTGCGGACAGCAGGATTGGTAACAAATATCTTCGTTATGGATTTGGCTATGGTGGACCATGCTTACCGCGAGACAATCGTGCATTCGCTCACTACGCTCGCAAGATAGGATTGGACTTTCCTTTGGGCACCATAGTAGACCAGTTCAACCGAGATCACACTGCTTTCTTGGCCAACTACTTTATATCGCTTAACCCAGATCGCAAGCCATTCTACATGAGATCTATCAGTTACAAGCCCGATACTGACATCTACGAAGAAAGCCAACAGTTGGCACTGTGCAAACAACTGCTTGATCAAGGATATTCAATGATTATAGAACCCTGTGTCAAGATGCCAGAGTCTGTGCGCCAAACACTAGCCCTGCGATATGCCGGATATGTGAATTTCCAAACACTGGCCCAGGCCGGAGATGTAATCGAGATCCCAACATGAAAAAGAAAACCACTAGCAACAACAAACCCTATGTCAGCGTGGTCATAGTGGGCCGCAATGATGGCTATGGTGACGATTTTGTCGGCCGTATCAATACTTTCGTGCGCAGCTTGGATCATCAGACCGCTGGTTATCCCGGAGTGTTCGAACTGATTGTCGTGGAATGGAACCCCTTGGATGGTTACGCCCCTTTGGCTGATGTGGTAGATGATACGCATCATCTACCAGTGAGAGTCGTAACAGTGTCTGCAGAGTTACATAATACCATTGGCACTGAACATCCTGTGTTGGAATTTCACGGTAAAAATGTGGGTATCCGTCGTGCTCGGGGAGAATTTGTGCTGGTGACCAACCCAGATATCATTTTCACTCAAGAACTTATTGACGAGATCGCAAAACAACGCCTGCGGGCAGACACCGTTTATCGCACAGATCGTTATGACTTTCATACTGAGGGCATCTGCGATGTAGACAGCAAAGATCTGCAGGATTTCGCTGTCAAGAATACTTTTGTGGTGCATGCCATGGCCGATGCTACCAGCGTGAGCGAACCCGTGCATGAAAATGAACGAACCTTAGATCTCTTGCCCCGTTCGGGAATCGCGGCAGATGCTTGGCATACCAATGGCTGCGGCGATTTTATGTTGGCGGCCAGAGAAGTCTTCTTCACCGTACGCGGCATGTATGAAACCATCCAACACAGATGGCACGTCGACAGCATCAGCCTCATGCGCTTTGGCTCAGCTCAGATCAAACAGCAGGTCTGGGTCAGCCCTTTGTGCGTGTTCCATCAGCATCACGATCGACGCCCGCAGGATGTGGCGTTTGGCAGTCTAGATATCAAGGGTCTGGCCGCCCAGCCCGGAACCACCGACTGGGGGTTCAAAGATCAGGACCTGCCAGAAATCATTAAGGACATCAAATGAGATCAGAAATCTATCAATATCTCCTCAACAAGGTAAAACACGGCCAAGAAGACAGCGATCGCCATGTATTAACTTGCTTCAGCATTGCCATGCAGATCCATGCGAGAAAGATATTGGAATTAGGGGTGCGCACCGGCAACACAACTTTGCCATTTCTCTGTGCCGCCAAAGAATTGGGTGGATCCGTGCATTCTGTTGATCTCGATCAGACAACATTCCGGTGTCCAGAAGATCTCAAACTTTATTGGAAATTTTTCCAAAGCGATGCTCATGCATGGCTAGAACAAAATATAGATCCTGCTCGACCCGGCCAATACGATCTCATCTACATCGACGATTGGCACAGTTATCCTCATGTCAAACGTGAATTGGAACTACTAGCGCCAATCTGCACGCCTTCTACTGTTATCCTCCTGCATGACCTAATGCATTCATTTGGGCATCCCAACTATAGATCAGATCCAGACACCACTGATGCCCAATGGGCCGGTGGCGGTCCTTATCGTGCTGTGGCTGAACTAGATTCCGCTGTGTGGGAGTGGAGCACCATTCCGGTCAATCATGGATTGACCATATTGCGCAAAAAAGGCCAGATCATCCGATGAAATATCTAGTGTTGGGATCCAAAGGACAGATAGGGCTCAGCCTGTGCCAGTATCTCCGTGCCCAAGGACATCAAGTGGTAGAATTTGATATCGCGGACGGTGGTCGATATGATCTTCGTCGCTTGTATAATCCCGGACTGCGCCGGGCGCTGGACGACTGTGATTTTGTATACTTCCTAGCATGGGACGTGGGCGGTAGTACCTATCTGGCCCGATACCAAGACACCTATGAATTCATGATGAACAACGTGGCCATCATGCACAATGTGTTTGAATGCCTGCGAGAAGCCAAAAAACCATTTATTTTTGCTTCCAGCCAGATGGCCAGTATGAGCTATAGTTCGTACGGACTGACCAAAAGTTTGGCCGAAAAGATCACTCGCACATTGGATGGCCTTGTAGTGAAATTTTGGAATGTCTATGGCATAGAACTTGATCCAGAAAAAACCCATGTGGTCACTGACTTTATCAACAAGGCGCGTGACAAAAAAGTCATTGACATGCGGACCGATGGAACCGAAAGCCGACAGATGTTGCACGCCGATGACTGCAGCAGGGCTTTGTATGTGCTGGCTCAACGATATCAAACTTTGCCAAAAGATAAAGAATATCATATCACCAACTTCCAATGGTCGACCATGCTAGAGGTCGCTGCTATCATAGCAGAACATTTCCCAGGGACTGTGATACGGCCTGCAGAGGGAAAAGACACTGTGCAAAAAGATGCGAAGAATGAACCTGATCCACATATTCTGCAGTACTGGCAACCGGAAATAGGCCTACGACAAGGTATAGCCCGCATAGTGGAACAGATGCTAGGATCCGGCCAATGAGCATCAAAGAGTTCTGGGAAGATCAGCACACCCAAAATACCAGAACATGGCTTACGGGCACCAGCCTAGACCAGATCCTTAAGGCCTATGATTTGACCAAGGAAAGTCTAGCAAATATCAAATGTCTAGAGATAGGTGTGGGGCTAGTCACAGTGACCGAACCTCTGTCTAAACTGGTGGCGACTTTGTATTGTACAGATATCAGCGACAAAGCCTTGACCAAAGCCGGACCTTACACATCTGGTGCATGGCACACCCAACAAATTGACCAGATCCCGCCTGTAGACATGGCGATATGCCACCTGGTCATGATACACTGCGATGACAAAGAGTGCGAGCGTATTTTGCGGTCGATAAATCTTTTGCCCGGCGGTAAGATCTATTGTCAGTTTAGTTGTCTCAAAAGTGCCGACGCCTTGGAAAATGTTAGCCATAAAATCCGCCATCAACTCATCGACAGCGGCATGCATTTTTTCCGAACCGAAGAGGAGATTCAACACTTGTGTGATGTTGCAGGATTGCAAATCGTGAAGTCTAAATATTTTGATCCCGGATCATATCACGGATGGAATGGACAGTACTGGCAATTTTACCAGTTAGAACGAGCATAGATATTTTAAAGGAAAATAAAATGCAGAAAAAAGTCTTGGTATGTGGAGCAGGTGGTTTTATAGGCGGGCATCTCGTGACCGATCTCAAACGCAAAGGTTATTATGTGATTGGTGCTGACATCAAACAGCACGAGTATAAAAAAAGCGATGCCGACGAATTCTATCTCATGGATCTGCGCGAGCAGCGGAATGTACGACAACTGGTGACTCCAGATATCGACACTATCTATCAGCTGGCTGCGGACATGGGCGGTGCTGGCTACATCTTCACTGGTGAAAACGATGCCAACATCATGCACAACTCGGCCATGATCAATCTCAACATCGCAGAAGAGATGGTGAAGAAGGGCGTCAAAAATGTGTTCTATTCCAGCTCGGCCTGCATGTATCCCAGCCATAATCAAGAAGATCCTGACAATCCTCTCTTGAGCGAGGAGTCGGCCTATCCTGCCAATCCCGACAGTGAATATGGTTGGGAGAAACTGTTTTCCGAACGCCTGTTCATGGCCTTCGCCAAGAACTATGGAATCCGTGCCAGGATCGCCCGTTTCCACAACATCTTTGGGCCATTGGGCAGTTGGAACAACGGCAAAGAAAAGGCGCCGGCTGCCTTGTGCCGGAAAGTTGCTGCCAGCACCAATGGTGAAGTAGAGGTATGGGGTCCTGGTATCCAGACGAGATCGTTCCTGTACATCGACGAGTGCATCCAAGGCATCCATCGCATCATGGAATCTGATTGTGATATCCCCCTGAATTTGGGATCAGAACGGATGATTTCTATCAACGGATTGGTCCAACTGATATCGACCATCGCAGGCAAACCTGTTACAATCAAAAATATACCAGGTCCAATGGGCGTGATGGGTCGTAACAGCCACAACAAGCTGATACGAGAGACCATAGGTTGGAGTCCTGACGAGAATCTCGAGTATGGTATCGAGAAGACCTATGCCTGGATCTCGGAACAGCTGTCTAACAATGTAGAAGATCGAAAGGCTGCATGAAAAAAGTCTATGTGAGTTGGAATGATGTACAGCGCCAGGTGCAGGAACTGGTGCGCCAGATGTGGGCAGATCGTTGGGTACCTGACTATGTGGTGGGTATCACTCGTGGTGGACTTACTCCAGCCAATCTCATCAGCCAGTATCTCAATGTGCCCATGCATACTCTCAAAGTCAGCCTGCGTGATGATGACACGGATTGCGAGAGCAATCTCTGGATGCAAGGCGATGCTGTCGATTCACTCAACATCCTGATTGTGGATGACATCAACGACTCGGGTGCTACACTCAACTGGATACAGGATGATTGGGGTCCAGAAGTGGATTGGGGCAGGAATGTGCGTGTGGCTGTACTGTACGACAACGAAGCCAGCGATAGCATACACACGCCGGATTACTCAGCAGAATCCATCAACAAAGTGTCAGATCCACAATGGATCGTTTTCCCTTGGGAAGAGTGGTGGAGACGCTGGAACCCAGAAGAACAACATAACTAAAGGAGAATCACATGTTGGCTAAGATTTTAAATGGTATTGATCGGGCTTTGGCCTACAAACTCATGATCGCGCATGTGATCATCATCGCTGTCAGCAACTATCTGGTGCAGTTCAAGATCGACATCGCTGGCAACCCATTGGCTGTAGCAGCGTTCACTTTCCCCTTGGTGGTGGTCTTGACCGACCTCACAGTTAGGTTGTTGGGCAAGGAACTGGGACGAGCAGTGATCGGTCTGGCGTTCATCCCAGCCATCATCGTTTCGGTCTTGGTAGTAGGCTTTGGTGGAGCTCCTTGGAGCACCGCCTTCCGTATCGGCCTAGGCTCCGGTGTGGCTTACTTGATCAGCAATTTGCTTGATGTGTATGTGTTCCAGTATTTCCGTGAACGCTACAAGACCTGGTGGATCGCACCTAGCCTAAGCGCAGTGGTGTCTACATTCATTGACACCTATGTGTTCTTTTTCACAGCATTCTACCAGGGTGCCAACGAGTTCATGGCAGCGAACTGGCATGTGGTGGCTACCAATAACAGCATCAGCAAGATCATCGTCAGTCTAGTAGTGATCTTACCAGCGTATGGTCTACTACTGAGTTATCTGCAACGCCGCATCCAGAAAGACTTAAATGAGTGATGTATTCAACGATCAGCGCAAATTCATGCAGGCCTGTGGTCAGACCACGGATCAGTTGAATTTGGAACAATATCAACTGTATTGCAATCTCATTAAGGAAGAATTTGATGAACTTTGCGCCAGCGACAATGTCGTGGACGATCTTGACGCCCTGATCGATATTTTAGTCGTCACTGTGGGTGCCCTACATAGTCTAGGGGTGAATCCCGAAGGCGCTTGGAAAGAAGTCATGCGATCAAACTTTGACAAAGTAGATCCCAAGACCGGACGCGTCACTAAACGCGAAGATGGCAAAGTACTCAAGCCCGAAGGCTGGGAACCTCCTAAACTAGCACCTTTTGTGTACGACCGATGATCCAGCCCCTACGCGATGATCTCATGGTCCAGCAACAGTTGCCATCCCGTGATCCCTGGGTCCGGCGGTGGCAGCATATGGTGGCTGTCATCATGCTGAACCAGACCGGTCGCAAGCCTGTGAAACGTGTGTTCCCAGAATTCATGTCTCGCTGGCCCGTACCGGCTTTTTTCTCCCTAGCCGACCCTGAGATAGTCAAAGAGGTTATAAAACCCTTGGGAATGGTCAATGTGAGGACCAAGAGATTGTTTGGAATGACCAGAGATTACTTGACCTGGGATGGCGACGATGCTACACTGTTGTATGGTATTGGAAAGTATGGCTCGGACAGTTATGAGATATTTTTCAAACAGCATTACGATGTTGAGCCCACTGACAAAGAATTAAAACGATATTTACAAGAAGAAATTTTTGAGTCTGTCTAAATAAGATCATGGAAAAAATCACATACACAGAAGTATTCTACAGCTTGCAAGGCGAAGGCAAATGGGCCGGTGTGCCCAGTGTGTTCTTCCGGACTTATGGTTGCAACTTCCGATGCCGGAAGTTTGGTCGCACCGACGACTTCGAAGGCCACAACCCCGAAGTGGTAGACATCATCGAGATGGTCAAAGCCAATCCTGACAAATACAAAAAGTTTGAAGACTTGCCATTGGTCACATCGGGCTGTGACACTTATGCGTCGATCTATCCTGAGTTCAAGAGCTTCAATGAGCAGGACGAACCTGATGTGATCGTGGACAAGATGCAGGCCTTGATCCCCAACGGACGATGGAGCGGTGACTGGTCCAACGATGATGTACACTTGGTGATCACCGGCGGAGAACCTTTGCTGGGCTACCAGCGGTTGTATCCCCAGATGATTGACCGGTGCAAGGACAACGGACTACGCAATCTCACATTCGAGACCAATGGTAGCCAAGCCCTGTACCCCGAAGTGCGAGAGTATCTTTATCAAGAGTTTACACGCAACGGTCGTGATTATGACAAGCTGACATTCTCAGTGAGCCCAAAGCTGCCTTGCTCAGGTGAAGCATGGGACAAAGCTATCAACCCCAAGATCGTCAAGAGCTATGAGATGATTGGTTATACCTACCTCAAGTTCGTCGTGGCCACTCGCAAGGATGTAGAAGATGCGGATCGTGCTGTGGCCGAGTTCCGCGAAGCTGGTTTTGGTGGACCTATATATCTCATGCCATTGGGCGGAGTTCCACAAGTATACAATTTGAACACACAGGAAGTGGCCCGATTGGCCATGGAGCGTGGGTGGCGTTATAGCCCACGCTTGCAAGTGGATATCTGGCGCAATGCCTGGGGAACCTAAGGAAAAAATATGAGTTATTTGTTTACAAGTGAATCAGTAGCTGAAGGACATCCTGACAAGGTAGCGGACGCTATATCAGATACTGTGGTAGATTATTTCATGGAGCAAGGCGGCACCGCTGTTCGTTGCGCATGTGAGACCTTGGTCACAACTAATCGTGTCATCATCGCCGGTGAGTACAAGGGCGAATTTGATGCCGGTATAATCGAGGACCGTATTCGTAAAGTAGTAGATCGTATTGGGTATCATCAAGATGGGTTTGATGCTGACAATTTCACCTTTACTAATCTCATGCACGGACAAAGTGCCGATATCGCGCTTGGAACTGATGCATTTGGTGCTGGTGATCAGGGCCTGATGTTTGGGTATGCCTGTGTCGAGACTGAAGCATTGATGCCGTCGGCTATCTACTGGAGTCACCGCATTGTTGAAGCACTGTCGAGGCATCGTCGAACCCCCGCAGGAGTTTGGTTGGGGCCCGACGCCAAGAGCCAAGTGACATTTGAGTATAACGATGATGGCACACCGGCTAGGATCGACAAAGTAGTATGCTCCACACAACACTCAGAATCTATTACTATCCATGAAGTCCGAGTAGCAGTTGAACACTTGATCCGAGCTGTTCTTCCTGGCAAGTATATTGACGAACGGACGGAGTTCCATATCAATCCCACTGGTAGATTCGTCATTGGTGGACCCGATGGCGATTGTGGTATCACTGGCCGTAAGATCATCGTTGATACATATGGTGGGTACGCACCCCATGGTGGAGGTGCATTCTCCGGCAAAGACCCAACGAAAGTGGATCGATCGGCTGCTTATATGATGCGCTACATTGCCAAGAACATAGTGGCAGCTGGCCGTGCCACAGAGGTCACTTGCCAGATCAGTTATGCCATCGGTCTTGCTCAGCCCATGAGTTTCTATATCAAAAGCGACGGTGATGATGCAGCACTGACACGCTGGGTCAAAGACAACGTGGATCTCACTCCGTTGGGCATCATCAAACACTTTGACATGTTCCGTCCTATCTATAGCGAAACCGTGGCCTATGGGCACTTTGGCAAAGCTGGATTGCCATGGGAACGAGTAGATCTATTCTAAGGAGAAATCATGGGACTGTTTGATAGATTCAAGAAAAAACCAGAGAAACCAGCTGAACCCAAAGAAAAACCAGAAAAAGCAAAGAAATCAGCCAAAGACATCGCTACAGAAAAGGGTGAACCTTATGTGGCCATACTCAGCATAGATGTCAATCCTGACAGCATGCATGAAGGCAGTTTCGAACTTGACTGGAACACATTGTTCGTGACCAGGTTGATCAAGGCTGGCTACATGCTGAAAAAAGACGACACAGATGCAGAAATAGTGGATCGTTGGTTCCAGAATGTGTGTAGGCACGTGGTCATGGAGACTTGGGAACAGGAACAGGCCATGAATCCCACGGTACGCTATACACAGAGCCGAGATATCGGCGGTGGTCGAAGAGAGGTTTCGTGAAAGATATCGATTGTCTGATAGTCAATGGTGACAGTTATTCGGCTCCCGATGTCAAATTTCCAGTTTACGCAGAATATCTAGCTAATCATTTCGACGTGCCATTATTCAATATCGCCGTTACTGGCAGTCCCAACGACCGAATCCTGCGGAGCACTGTACATACAATCAACAAGTTGAAATCACAATATAAAAATCCACTGGTGATTATTGGATGGAGTTTTTTACATAGAATCGAAGTTTGGTATCATGGCAGCAATGAAAAAGTCATCTCTCGTGCGCCCGATCAATTTAGTAACGGCAGTCAATTGAGATTTTTATCGATGAATTGGATACCAGATGATGAAATATCACCCAATACCAAAGACTTCCTGACTGCAGTTGATACTATAGATAAAAAAATTATCGATTGGTATCTACATCTTTTTCTTTTATCTACCCTGTTTAAGTATGAGAAGATATCTTATCTATTTTTTTCCGCAGCCAACAATCAAGACTTTCCTATACAAGGTTTTCCGGCCTTGCGTGATTTTTCTTTTGTGCAACAAGTGATAGCCGATCCTAACATATACAATCTCGACTCATTCTGTATACCTCAATGGGCAGGAATCAATGATACAGAATGCGATCAAAAAACAGGGCATTTGTCAAACAAAGGTCACCAAAAATTTGCGAATTTTTTATTGGATAAAATTAAATGATATTCAATCACATCAAGCAACTCAAAGCCGAGGGAAAAAAGATCGGCATCACTTTCAGTACCTTTGACATGCTGCATGCCGGTCACATCGCCATGCTATCGGAAGCCAAGAATCATTGCGACTATCTCATCTGTGGTTTACAGACTGATCCCACCATTGATAGACCTGATACCAAGAACAAGCCTGTGCAAAGCATCGTGGAACGCCAGATACAGTTGGCCGCTTGCCGCTATGTAGATGAAGTGGTAGTGTATCAAACTGAACAGGACTTGGTGGACCTGTTGCTGATACTTCCACTTGATGTTCGTGTGTTGGGCGTGGAATACGAAGGCAAGCATTTCACTGGCAGGCAGGAATGTGACACCCGAGATATCGAGATAGTGTTCAATGGTAGAGATCACAGTTTCTCAAGTTCGAGCTTACGCAAGCGAGTGGTGCAGGCCGAGATCGAAAAGGGACTGCGTTTAGATGATACTGTACGTTAATGGCGACAGCCATACTGCTGCTGCCGAAGCAGTCAACCAGTATGCCTTTGCTGAAGATGATCCTGCTCTGAATTATCTACACAGATTACCCCATCCAGACAATCTCGCAGTGAGTTGGGGCAAGAGAGTGTCTGATGCACTGAAATGCACCTTTAAATGCGATGCAGAATCTGCGGCCAGCAATGCCAGGATCATGCGCACCACTCGCCACTGGATCGAACAACACCCTCGAGATCTTGGTCGCACATTCATGATCATACAGTGGAGCACTTGGGAACGCGAAGAATGGGTGATCGATGGTGATTACTATCAGGTCAATGCATCGGGCATAGACATGGTGCCAGAATCTCATCAACTGCAGTACAAAGAATGGATCGCAGATATTGATTGGAACCAAGTGCAGACACGAGCCCACGACGAGATCTGGTCTTTCCATCAGGAACTGGCCGGTCACGGGATCAAACATGTGTTTTTCAATGGCAACAATCATTTTGGTAAAATACCCGAAAATCAGCGCAAACAGTGGGGAACCAGTTATATCGGACCCTATGATGGAACTAGCACATATGATCAGTGGCTGAAAGACAACGGACATGATACAGTTTCTCCCAAATCTTGGCATTTTGGTGAATCTGCGCATGGTGCTTGGAGTCGGTTTATGTTACAATATATTGTCGCTAACAAACTGATATGATCCATGCGCTACCTGCTGATCGATACTGCTAATACCTTTTTCCGAGCCCGACATGTGGCTTTCCGCGCTTCGGACTTGTCTGAAAAGGTGGGCTATGCACTGCACATTACCTTGAGTGCGGTGAACAAAGTAGCCCGCAAATTCAACGCTGATCATGTGATATTTGCCCTGGAGGGCAGAAGCTGGCGCAAAGACTTTTACGAACCTTATAAAAAGAATCGTGCTGTTGCTCGTGCTGCTCTCACAGAAAGTGAGCAAGAAGAAGATCGGGTATTTTGGGAGACTTATGACGAGTTTACTAAATACTTGGCTGAACAGACCAACTGCTCAGTGATCCGGCACCCGGCCGCAGAAGCCGATGATATCATAGCCCGCTGGATCGCTTTACATCCCCAAGATCAGCACACCATAGTTTCCAGCGACACTGACTTCGTCCAACTGCTGGCAGATAATGTGGACCAGTACAATGGAATCACTGATGAGCTGATAACAGTCAAAGGTATATTCGATGCCAAAGGAAAAGAAGTCATCGACAAGAAAACCAAACAGCCTAAGACCATTCCTGATCCGGAGTGGCTGCTTTTTGAGAAATGCATGCGCGGCGATGCCAGTGATAATGTTTTTTCCGCTTACCCGGGCGTACGAACCAAGGGTACTAAGAACAAAGTGGGCCTTCAAGAAGCTTATGCAGACCGCGCCGCCAAAGGATACGCATGGAACAACTTGATGCTACAACGGTGGACCGATCACAACGGAGTAGAGCATCGAGTGTTGGATGACTACAACAGGAATCGTGCCTTGGTCGATCTCCGTGCCCAGCCGGACGAAGTAAAGACCTATGTAGATGATGCGATCAAGACGCAAATCAGCCACAAGGACATCGGTCAAGTGGGGGTGAGATTCATGAAGTTCTGCGGTCGTCACGAACTGACTCGTGTGAGTGATCAAGCCGAACAGTACAGTCGCTGGCTGAATCAAACCTATCAAGGAGTATTGAATGATCGTAGCTAAACCAGTGGTACCCAATCAGTACTGGATACTGAAAGATGGAGATCGCAAGATCGGCAACATCCAGGCAGAACCCGGCGGCTTCGCAGTCAAGATCAATAATCATATAGAGCGATACAAAAACATATCCACTATCAAGCGCAAAGTGGCCATTGATTTTGAGAAGACCGTGCGACAAGAACCTGTCACGGAACCCGGCAATGAGATCTATGGTTATCCCACCACACATCGACCTTACAATGCCATCTATGATGTGCGGCATCAGGTCCCGCTGTGGACCCGAGAGAGCCGCAGCAAGTCGTGGTTGGCCGCAGGTTGGTATCGCGTGCGCCAGGGCCGGGCGTGGACAGTGGTAGAGTGTCCCAAACTGATCATGCTGGAACGATATCCTTACCAAGGGCCGTTCCGCACGCAAGCCGAAGCCCAATCGGTATGACACAGCACATCAATCGCTTCATCGATCGATTGCGTCAGGCGGAAAATCGACAGCAGAGAGATCTTGTGCTGTCTATCAATGATGCTCGAGATCTACAAGCCGACATCACTCGATTGTTATTGAGTCTGGAACAGTCCCGTCACAAACCTCAGGCAGTTTCTGAAGAAGTGCAAGAGATACAGGTATCGGGAGGTACCTTCTAAAAACTACCTACTTTATGAGATAAATAAAAGTAGGAGTTTAATGATGTCAAGACCCAAACCTCAAGTATTGGTTGAAACCACAGATCGAGCCACCTATAAGACCGAACAGGTCCTAGCCGCTGAGGGTATATACGCGGTGTTCTTCGATGGACGACCGATCAACTTCAAAACGGCCAATCTTCTTGTGCAGTATCCCGGTCCCAAATATAAAAAAGTATCTTTCAGCAATCCTGGTCATGCCATCAATCTGGCCAAAAAACTCAACACGCAGTTCAAGACAGACAAGTTTTCTGTGGTGTTGCTCAAGCAAGGGGACACCATATTCCCCAATGCCAAATCGAAAGCTTGAAATAGTCCAGCGCCTGCTGGCTGATATACCTGATCCCTTTAGAGAAACAGCCGAACAGGCCATGATAACCTGGTGGGCCAACATCCGCAGTGAAGGCGGCATGCGGCTGACACACCATGGTTATAATATCATGCATGATGTATTGAAACTGGAGTCATGGCAGCTGGATCTTTCCGAAACTGATGATGCCAAAATGTTCCGTAGTCGCGTGACCAAACGAGCCATACTGGCCATGGATCGCAAGTTACAGTGGCCTTATTATTTGGATTTCAATGCCCGTAAGAAAACTCGGCGCATCATTTTCTTTGGAAGTCGCGAAGCAATGATGGCCACCATGTATGGCGATTTGCAAAAGTGGCTGGACAGCCTAGGTTGACCAGAAAATTCTTTTTCTCTAAAATAATTCTACAGTGTTGTTTTTATGCAACACCCCAAACTCCCTAGGTAAGTGCTTACTAACTAACATATCTGCCCTACTTGACCAATAAAGGCCATTTTGGCTATAATATGTGTATGGACAGTAAGAAAACAACACGGAAAAAGCGAACTGATCGTACCCACATCATCTACAAGATCATGTCGGGCACAGACTTCTACATTGGCGTCACTGCCAAGACTGAAAGCACCGTGCAAAAAAGCGTCCGCACTCGCATGAACAAGCATCTGTATCGTAGCCGTAGTGAAGACAAGAGCTGGGCACTTTACGAGGCTCTGCGCGAGCGTGGCCCAGAATGCTTCTGCTACACTATCGTGGCAGTGGTGCGTGGCAAGACTGAAGCACATCAATTGGAGCGGGCACTGATCCGTGAGATGCGTCCCAACCTAAATACAGACATCAGAGAGCGAGCAATATGACCAAGATAAAAAATAGGCTCAAGGCCCGTAACTGGGTGGCCAAGAACAATCGCATGAAGAGTGCCAGGCATCGCAGTGCCCGTGATTATCAGCGTCGACCCAAACATCCTAGTCAGGAGGTTGTATGCTGAACCCCGGAGACTTGCCCCTGCAATCACCATGGATCATCTATGTGGTAGCGTTGGTGTTGGGAATCATATCTTTGATCAGCAGGGGCAAATAGCACAGTTTATAAAAAATGCCTGTCAACTGCACGGTTGACCAATAAAGGCGATTTCGGCTATAATATAAGCATACAGTAAGAAAACGGAGCCAAAATGAAGATCCTGATCACCACACAATATCGTGAAAACTACGGCACAGCGGCGGAGCCCTACTGGAAGTTCAAGGGCGGCGAAGACTACTTCATCCTGAATGTAGATCCCTGTACCCAGGCTCCTGGCTTGTTGGTCGAGCAGGTGCGTGGCCAGATCGAATACTCGGGCGAGTTCACCGAAGAGTACATCCTGGACTGGGAGTTGGTGGCCGATGACTATGTCACAGACTTCGAGCGTAGCCAACTGGAATACGAAGGTTCCATCCAGTACCCCGCCCGGGTCCTTGAACTGGAGGCAGCATGAACGAACGACTACAAGAACTTGCCCGACAGGCTGGGTTCTATGCCAACCCAGATGTTGAAAAATTCGAAAAGTTCGCCGAGTTGATTGTCAGGGAATGTGCCCGCATCGTTCCTAATACTGATTTGGAAGATGTTGAAGGCGGTGATAGTGCTGTTCTCATGGCAGCATCGAAGCAGATCAAGAAACATTTCGGAGTTGAATCGTGACCGCACCCGAACTGCTGAAACGGGAGATGCCCTTGTATCGTGAATGCGAGGCCAATGTCAGGGCGTTTGGATACCAGCCCGGCACACAGGAGTTCTGTCGGGCCATGGAGATTGAAATCGCTTTTTATCGTAAATTCGTAGGAGAAGTGAAATGATGACAGCAAAAGAATGGCAAGAGTGGCTGGCCCGGACTTGGAAAGAATGTCAAGATCGAGCATGGAAGGAAGCAGAATGAGCATGACTAAAACACAATTTGACACCCGCCATGGCAGTGCCTACGATCGCGGTTCAGCCGACGCTTGGTATGGTCGCCCTTTTCGCCCACACTATTTCTTAGGTGCCACTTACCAGAGTGCCGAAGTCACGATCACTGATGAGTTCAGCCCGGAGTTCGAAGCCTACTGTGCCGGCTACGAAGAAACACCGTTTGGCCAGAAGGACTGGGGTTGAAAATGGAAGTGTACCAACGCCAGGCCCGGTTTACTGAACTCCGGCCCTACGATCACACCGCCAAGGACAATGACTTCATGGAAGTGTCAGAGTGGCACAACGGTGAAGGTTTTGATGTGACCATCAACGACAGAGTCTTGTCATTTACCTGGGGCCAGTGGGAGTGCCTGCAAGCCCTGGTCGCTTACCGAGGATAGAAGATGAGGATACAGAACTGGCATCGCTGGATTGAGGAAAGCCGGACCACGGGCGAGACCCTGCGTCGTTTCAGTAAAGTAGTGGAACAGACTCGTGGCTATGCCTACGAAGCGGGTTGGCTATCCAGTTCCTATGTCCGTGTGCTCATGAGCCTGCCCCGTGCCCAACGCGAGCAAGAGTTGGCGCTGATCGAATCTGAAATCAAGCGACTGGAAGCCGAACAGATCGTTTCCGCATTGACCAACCGGGAGACAGCATGAAATCCGAACTCATGTTAGAATCAGCAGTGAACTTCATGATCAACAGCATGTTCGCCTGCATCGGCGCCTTGATCATAGCAGTGACCATCCTGGTGATCAACAATCTGTTCCACCGGTATTGGAAGACTGTGGATTTCTTCCCTATGCCAAAGTCGTCTAGCCGACGGACATCAAAATCGGCTAGAATTGATCAATGAAGCACTGGTATCGTTGATACACAGAGGAGAATAGCATGATCCAATTACAAGGACTTACTCCGCTACAGGTCGAACTCTGCGACAAGATCTGGGGCATGGAAACTCAAGAAGAAATACTGGAATGGTTTGGTACTCTACCCCGTAGCCTGCAGATCCAGGCCTATGCCATGTTGCAGATGATCACTGCTGAACTCCTGGATCAGGAAGAGTTCACAGCTGAAAATCTTGCATCTGTACGCAACATATTGGAGCAATATCGATGATGAATAACGAAAATGTCAAGGTTTATAACCAGGCTTGGGAGCGGTTTAGTCGACGCAACTATGGTTGGCACAACGACCATCATACCAAGGATAGCGACCGGCTGGTGATGTTCACCACTGAGAGTCAGGCCCAAGAAGAAAGTACATGCAATCTCGAGCGCCTTAAAATTATGGGTCGGGCATACAACCAGCGATATTTGGTTATCAACAGGCAGAAGTTTCAGTTCTTAGGGTCTGACCATCTGGAACCTATTAGACATGCTATTTCTCGAGATCCATGGTATGAGCGATATGCAAAAGAACACAATGATAGAGCACCGGACATGATTACTGATGTCAGTGGGCAAGGAGGCGTGCTCCATGTCCGCGCCTATAATCATGCCTTGGTGCTGAAATCGCACTATGGAGTTTATGATCTCGAATCTGGCCAACGCATCCGGAATAGAAAAGATATCATCCAGCGGTTCTGGGAATATGGCTTCGCTACCTGGCGTGGTCGTCCGCCCACAGTGGCCAGCCTGCGTTGGTCGGGTCCTAGACCTCATCTTGAACATCTCGCCCAGTTGGCCAACCAATATTTTTATGTCGATTCCAGCAAGAGTGAAGTGGCCCGGAAACTTGTTAGTGTGTATTCAAGCATCAACCGTTATGCTGCTTGGCCTGGTGCATGGTAG